ATTAGGATCAACAGGTATTGGAGGAGCTGCACCAGGTGTATTCGGTTCACAAACCGGAATTACTATTATAAGAGGGTTATCTTGCGGTCCAAGAGGTCAATGGCCAACTGCTGGTAATGTCTTTATAGTACCTCAAAGCACTTCAACAGCATCATTTGAAACTTCAGCATTTCAAGATGTGACCCTCATTACATCTTTATCAGATGGTATAGTGCCGCCTGTAAGCTCTGTAAGACTAGGAACAAGATATAATTTAAATGACTATACAGGTACTTGCGCTGTACCTTCTATAATTTCAGCACTACAAGGAGTAGCTGTAGATAATTCTACAGGTATTGCAGCACTACAACCACAAACAGTTTGGAGTGTTCAGACAAGCGCTATAAATACAAATTCATTAGGAGGGAGGTTAAAAGAATCAGCAACAGTTCAAAGTTTTGGACAATTGTTGACAGCTTTTAATGCGTAGTTATGGCTAATGTATGGGCAACAAAAAATGGCGTTTGGTCAGATGTTACAGTTTGGAATACTGGAGCATTACCTACTATAGCGGATGATGTATATGCTGACGGTAGAATAGTTTATATTGATATCAACACCCAAGTTCTTTCTATTAGTAACGGAAGAAGATCAGGAGGCACCATTAACGGGTATTTCATAGGTAATGATAATATTTCATTATCTGCAAATGTTCTTTGTCGAGATGGTAGTGGTGGTTCTGTTACAGCTTGTTTAGAACTTTTAAGTGCTACCCCAAGTCTTTTTACAGTATACGGAAATGTTGTGGGTGCTGCTGCTTCAAATGGTAGAGCAATTCGGTGCACATCTTCTGGAACTTTAACTGTTTATGGTAATGTTTCGGGAGGGACAGGTTCCGGTACCGCGTGGGGCATAGATAATCAGTCAACAGGCATTATAAATGTTATAGGGAATATAAGAGCATTTAATGTTTTAAATGCTGGTGCTATCAATAATAATTCAACAGGTACTGTAAATGTTACTGGAAATGTATTTGGAAGTTCAACAGCAGGGGCTTCAAACTGCAGGGGTATAACAAATATAGATGGTATAGTAAATGTTTTAGGAAATGTTACAGCAACTACAGGTTCTAATAATCATGGTATTTTAAATAGTACAGGTAGTAGCAACCCTAGGGTAAATGTTATTGGTGTTATTTTTGGAGGTACCAACGGTGCAGTTAATAACAGCGGGACCGGTACGGTAAGTATAACTGGGAATGTTTTTGGAACTAACGGGTTAGGGGTAGCTAATACTGGTGGTAGTGCAGGAACTATAAATATCCGAGGTAATGTAACAGGTATTCTTGGTATTGGTTGCCAAAATACCGGAAGTGGTACTGTAAATGTTGTAGGTAATATAGAGGGTGGAATAGCATCAGCAGTAGTAGGTATAAGCAACTTCTCAACAGGTACAGTTAATGTAACAGGTAATTCAACTGCTGGTATCACTACAAATACACACGGTACTGCTAATAATTCAATAGGGGTAGTAAATTTATTTGGTGATGCTTATGGAGGATCAAGTGGAACTATCGGTGGTGTAGCAAATACTGGAGCAGGTACGTGTAATATTATAGGGAATGCATATTCAGGTACGCCAGGGTCATCTTCTCATGGTATTATTAATACCAATTCGTCAACTGGTGTAATAAATCTCACCGGAAACGCTTACGCAAATTTTGCTACTGCTATTCAAAATGGCACAGGTCCGAGTAGCATAAATATAAACGGATCAGTGTTCGGAGGAAGTGTGACTAACGCTCATGGAGTACAGAATGCTAGTTCGACTGGTACTGTAGTAGTTGCTGGGTCTGCTGTTGGAGGTACTGTTTCTACTGCATACGGAGCATTTAATGGCAGTACAGGGATATTAAGAGTTAAAAGAGCTGTAGGTAACAACTGGGGGTTAGGGTTTACAACAGTACTAGCAGGTACGCCGGGTGTTTTTTCTAGTTTATCTGGTTCCCAAACTTTTGTAGAAGAATTAGAATGCGGTCCAAGAGGTCAGTGGCCCACAGGTGGTGTTATATTCTTTACACCAAATCCAAAAGCTACATCTCAATTTGAAACAGATACTTTTCAGAATTATACTTTAATAAAATCAAATTCTGCTGATAATCTCTTACCACCAGTAAGTTCAGTAAGACAGGGAACTGTTTATGATCTAGAAACAGATACAGGAACTTGTATAATACCTCCTGCAAGTTCAGTGGGTTTTGGTGTACCAGTAGATAATACAACAGGTACAGCAACTTTAGTATCAACAAATGTTTGGAATATTTCATCCCAAGAAATAACCGATAATCAAAGCATTGGAGGAAGACTTAAAAATACTTTGACAGCTAATGCAGCAGAAAAATTAGTAAACTCATTTAATTTGAATTAAAAAACGTTTCCTTTAATATACTCTGTATGATCGAGTATTTTAAGGATTGTGCAGGTTCTCCAGAAGAAGAACGTAATGACTGTACAGTGAGAGCTTTAGCTATCTCAACAGGCATGCCCTATCATGACTGTTATATGTATCTAGCTAATTTTGGTCGCAAACCTAATAAAGGAACCAATATTCGAAAGTTCTTTAAAAATAATAAAACAGTTTTTCGTTATAGCTTCACTAAATTAAAATTCCGTAAATCAATTACTCTTAATAAATTTGTTAAAAAATATCCAGAAGGCACTTTTTATGTTAGAAAGTCTAAACATGTCTTTGTAGTTAAAGACGGGGTAGCAATTGATATGTCAAAACCTAGTACATATTGTAGAATTACTGATGCCTGGGAAGTTACCTCTTTAGATAAATGGACATAAATATACTCGTTATTATCTTTATAGTGAGCACATAAAAGTGTTTGCTAAAGAGATAATAATATGATAACATTAGGAACAATAGTGACTGCTTTCGGCTTTAAGCTTATGCTTTTAGGATATGCAGCAATGATTACAGAATTTTTTCGTAGCCCCACTCAGTAGTAATAGGGTTAAGAAAATATTCTGGGATAAGAGCAAGGAAACTTGCTCTTATTTTTTTTTATAAAGAAGGTTCAGACTGGAAATTTTGTAGGGTTATAATATTATTAGTGCATGGGACCAACCTCAGTTGCACCGGATGAAATTTTACATTTAAAACCTTCTATGAATAAACAATACTACTCTTGGGATCACTTTCACACATTAGTTGGAGAGATTAAGAAGAAGGTTAAAACAGCACCTAATATCATTGTTTCTATAGGTAAAGGCGGGTCTATCCCTGGGGTTATCTTAGCAGAACACTTTGAGTGTAATAACCTCAATCTCGGTCTGAAGTCCTATAAGGGCCAATCTCGAGGAGAAATTCATGAATATCAAGGTATTAAATGTTACGATGGTCTAAGAGATGTTAATATTCTTATCGTTGATGACATTGCCGATTCAGGAGAGACGTTCAAATACGCTGTCAAGAAATTTAAAGGTAACGGGTGTGAAAGAATTGAAACAGCTTCTGTATTTTACAAGCCTTGTTCAAAATTTAAACCAGATTGCTTTGCAGAAGAGGTAGAAGAGACAACCTGGATTGTTCAGCCCTGGGAAGCCTTTGATTAAAGGTCTTTAAGAAACTTTTTATACAAGCCCCAATAAGCCTGAAAGACTTTTGTGAGTTTTTCAGGTTTTATTTTTTTGTAGTCTGCCCAAGCATAGTCTTTATGCTCCCAAGATAATGTCGGTTTAAATTCCTTTTTAATAGCTTTGAAAAATGAATAAACAGGCCGTTTAACTTCTTCTTTAGTAATTTTTAATTTACCAATCATTTCCCCATCAGGGTTCATTCCCAGCTCTTCAAAACATTCTCTTTGAGCTGTCTGAAAAGGTTCTTCACCAGGCTCCCGATGCCCTCCCGGGAATGTCCACTTACCGTTTTCTTTTTTAAGAAGGAGAATTTTTTTACCTGGAGCTACAAAAACTATTCCCGCACCAATGTAATCATCTTTTACATACTCACGAAATTTCATTGATTTAGTATTTATCTAGTGTATAATACTAAGCAAATGGAAAACGTAGCAGTATATCTACAAAAGGGTGAGTTTTCTGGACGCGAACATATTGATCGCGCTCTCAAAAGACTCAAAAATAAAGTCGACAACGAAGGTATTATCGAGACTGTTCGCATTAAGCGAGCTTTCGAAACCCCGGCAGAACGCAAAATTCGCAAACGCCGGAAGCTTCAAAAGTCTATTAAAATGCTTAAGCTTAAAAGGCAGCAACAGCCGCGCAATTAAGCTGCTTTACCAGCTTTGCGCGAGTTCTTCTCTTCTTGGATAGCTTTACGCTCAGATTTGGTATATTTACCAATCTCTTGAAGAGCTTTACGGGCACGAGCACCAGCAGCATTATTACCACCGTAGAACTTTTCAGCTTCAACGGCAAAGGTTTCAACGAGTTGTTTCAGTGTTTCGGATGTGTTAGGCATAATATAGATAGTTAAACAATATACCTGAAAATATCAACTACTTGATTTTATTAGAAATGATATTAAATTTATACTGTATGAAATACATCTTACTCGCAGTTTTGGTAGTCTCTGCTGTTATGACTACTGCTTGTGCCTCGAAAAAAGAGTGCAAGCCGTCCGGTAAAACCGTTGTTACTTGTAATAAATAATAACGATGTTTTATTACATACAAAACGAATATAGAATACTTACCCGTAAGGGCTGAGTTCTAGAACGTTTTGTTTTAAGACCCGGCCCTCGCAAGAAGGCCGGGTTCTTTTTTTTCGATCTTTGACAGTTTATAACAAGTTTAAGAAGGCCATACGGTTATTCTCCATGTTTGCTATATGGATCCTATAAGATCTTTTAAAAGATCTCCAGAACCTTCTTACGTAGTATCTCATATAACGAAATACTAAATAGGATGTTTCTGGATCCATGTAACAGCAACCAGGATAACCTACACCACCATACATTGAATAAACCAATCCAAGATCGACTTTTGGTCGATTTTTTTTCATGGCATAGATATTTATTCTATATCAGCTTAACAATATACGAATTTTAGTTTAAGATTTCTTAAATTTTCAATAAAAATTTTACGGGTAGATCGCATAGTGGCAATTGCCGAAGACTGTAAATCTTCTCTCTTTTGAGTTCGTAGGTTCGAGTCCTACTCTACCCATTTTATTTTTAGATTACCTCGTGGTGTAATGGTAGCACAAGAGTTTTTGGCACTCTTTGTCATAGTTCGAGTCTATGCGAGGTAGTTTTTAGTTGCATGTTCTAGCGAGTTCCGGTATATTATGAATCATGAAATTAGATACAGCTATTCTCTTACTTCTTGCTTTTGGACTTATTGCCGGAAGCATTGTCTCAGAACTTCAGCATCGTCGAATTAAAGATTTGCAAACACAAGTTGACGAGCTTAGAATCGTAGTTAATGAGAAATTTCTATCTTCTATGATTTTTGACAAATATAATTTAACTGTTCGATAATATGGAAGATTTTGACGGTTTAGGACTTTAATGATTTTCAGCTCTTATAGTTCAAAGGTTAGAACGGTCTGTTTATAACGGACGAATCTTGGTTCAAGTCCAAGTAGGAGCAGTTCTTAGGTAGCGCACCAATTTCCGAAAATGAACATCTGCAGCAAACTCAGGAGTACCTAATTTATGTTCAATAATAACATAATTGATATAACCACACTCTTCAATTGCTTTATACCTTAAATTGTCCCGATGTTTAATTTTATTAAGTAAACTAACACCAGCTATAGGTTTCCAGTGCCATGCACCGTTCCAATGTATAGCTATTTTATAATCTGGTAAAATTATATCTGCATCAAAGCCATTAAACATTTTTTTATTTGTAATAATTTTTAATCCGTGATTGATAAGTTTTTGAGATAATATTTTTTCGCCTTTACTTCGACTATTTCTTCTTTGCCATAAACCACCAAGTCGTTTTTCAGTCTCAATATTCACTCTTCTCTTTAATTCATTTCTACACTCTATACCACACATTGATACTCTAGAATATTTTTCATGATAAAATTTTTTATTGCAAATTTTACAAGTTTTAACAAAGACGTCGTTCTCTTTTGGAAATTTTCGCCCAATAAGATCAGCTCTTTTTTTAAGTGTTTCACTCTTTTTTAATTTAGTTAGTAAGGTTTGCGGACCTCTTTTAAGATTATTAAATATAGCAGAACAAGTTTGAGAGCAAAATTTCTTACCATATTTACTGGCAATAATTTTATTGCAATTTATACAATTCATATTATTATTTAATGAGGCCATATAAAGGTTCAAGTACGTTCTTTGATAAAAATTTAATGGGGTGGTAGCTCAATGGTTAGAGCAGTTAAAGCTGGCTGCTTTGTATCGTGAGATACATTGTTTACAATATTAAAGTTGCGGCTCATAATATTGTGACTTTATAGAGGGATCTATAATGAAAACTGGATGAATTCAGTGAAAGCCTAATAGGTCAACACTGAGCCAAGCTAAAGATACATCTTTAGAAGGTGCAGAGACTACTGGAGAGGTTTAGTCCTCTTAATAACCAGAATTAGCGTCCGGCAACTCAAGTAGTTGAAGATATAGTCCACGGAGTTTGGTAACAAACACAAACGTAAATCGATTGGTTGTCGGTTCGAATCCGACCCGCCCCACCACTTTTCGGAATGGTAGCTCAACGGTAGAGCAGTACCCTTTTAAGGTATTGGTTCTGGGTTCGAGTCCCAGCCATTCCAAATTAAATAAACTTTATTGACAAGTAGCTCAACGGTAGAGCAGAGAGCTGTTAACTCTCCGGTTGTAGGTTCGAATCCTACCTTGTCAGCCACTTTTCGTCTCGTTCGTTCAACGGATAGGACAAGGCTCTTCTAAAGCCTCAATGTAGGTTCGATTCCTACACGAGACACCATTTCTATTTGCCAGTTCCTGCAATTTCCTCTAAATTAAAAATCTATGCTTACTACACTACCGTTCGTTCTTTATATCGCCACTACAATGCTTCTTTTTGGCTTTGTTTGTTATGCCATGGGGTATCTCAAAGGTCGTGATTACGAAACTATTGAGATCACTCGGGATAAAAAGACTAAATAAATTTAACGTCGCCATCGTCTAACGGTTAGGACACATGGTTTTCATCCATGCAATCGGGGTTCGATTCCCCGTGGCGATGCTTTACCAAAACCAAATTTCATGAGAAGTCTCGTAATAAGGTGGCTTATCTCTATTAACAGGATCAAAATTAATCTTGTTATAAACTTTATAATCGTAATCTTTTATTTTTGTAGTATATGTAAAGACCGTTTCATTACGATGGGTTTCTGAAATTCCTTCTTTTTGATAACGATAATTGCCAGAAATTTGACAACTGCATAAAAACAGAGTTGCCAGCACGATAAAACACTTTATACTCACAGCATTATTTATTATACAGTCGTATGTCTAAAATTCAATTACCAAAAAATATCGGTCAAGGAACGCCTGCTAAAATTCGTCAAGACGTTCAATACTTTGATACTTCCCATCACGGTTCGTTTTTTCCCTTTGGAATATATTTTACATCGACATACGGGGTAATGCCTTCTACAGTACATATTAATAAAACCTATACAGAAGACTTAGTTTTCTTTTTGAGAGAGAAGGGTGAAATCTTTCAAGACTTAGTTTCTATATCTGCAGGGTCTCCTCGTTCTATGACACTCAGTATGTACCAAGACGATTTTGAACTTGATGAACCGGAGTATAAAGGCACTTTTCTTTATAAAGACTGTGTTATAAATTTTACAAGAACAACGTCTCGGAAGCATAAAAAAGCTACTGATACTCCACCGCTTTTTAATATTTCCATTTACTACAAGCCAGGTACAAAACCACCTGTGAAAGACTTTGATAAGTTCTTGTACGAAGAAAAACTTAATAGTGTTATTCATACTATTTTTAGAGACGAGCATGGAGGAATTGTTTTTGAGCCTTTCGAAACTGTTGTCCCTGAAGGATATACAGTAGAGAAATATTATACAAAAGACTTTCAACCTATGCACAAGCATATTGTTGAAACACTTAAAAAGAACGAATCTGGGTTGTATCTCTTTCATGGTGAACCAGGTACAGGTAAGACTACGTATATTAAACATTTGGCTAGTCTCATTAACCGGGACATGATTTACGTTCCTGTAGCATTTATTGACTCTCTAGTTGATCCATCTTTCTTGCCAGCATTACTTAAAAAGCGTCATTCAATTCTTGTTATTGAAGATGCCGAAAAAGCTCTATTAGCTCGAGAGCCAGGTGATTCATCCTCCCTAGTTTCTGCTATTCTTAATATCACAGACGGTATTATGGGAAATGTGTTCTCGATTTCAGTCATTGCTACTTACAATTCACCGAGAGCTGGAATTGATAAAGCTCTTCTTCGTAAGGGCAGATTAAAAGGTGAGCACAAATTTGATAAACTTCCTATCGAACAAGTTCAGCAAATTATTGATGATAATAAGATTAATTTTACTGCTAAAGAACCAATGTCTCTAGCAGAAATATTCAACACTCAAGAACCTGATACTCTTACTACTAAGGAGCTGGTCGAGGAAAAAAGAATGGGATTCTTTTAAAAAATAGTTGAAATGTCAAAAACCGCATTTAATATTAAACACGTTATGAAAAACACAAACACAAGCATCACGACGATGGGTCTTGACGAAATTGCTAACTTCTACATTCCGGCTAATGCGCCTAAGAATGTTAAGTCCTGCATTGTTGAGAACTATCTCGATACTACCCGCTATGAGTTCCTCGGGTTTGTTGATCGCTCGAATACGGCTATTCTTCGCCAACGCTTCCATAGCGTTCGTGATAACAACGGTCGTTTCGCTAAGATCCGCAACACTCGCCGTGCTCGCTAATCGGTAAGTAGTAGAACATCATGAACCCGGTTTTGGGCTTGACTCAGAACCGGGTTCCTGTTATACTGACATCATGAAAAAATTAGAAACTAAATTTAGTAAAAAAGGCTTTAACTACTCTCAAGTTACTCGTAAAGGTAATTTTGCAATTTACGAGCAGCAAAACGATAAAATTAAAAATGGGTCAAAAAATTATGAGGTAGTTGAGATTAAATCTCACAATGGTTATGAGATTGGTGGATCGAAGATTGCGGCTGCGGAAGTTTACCCAGGTTCTTCTCAGTGGGGCCTGTTGGGATGGACCTACTCAGATTTAAAATCAGCTGAGAATCGTTTCAACAAGCTCGTCAAAGGAAAGTGATTCTTTCTTAAGAAACTTTTTAATCTCTTTTTTAGGCATTTCTTTAGCAACTTTTTTAGCTGCACCGGAAACACCCTTTTGACCTTTCTTAGCTCCCATCACAGCACCAAAGAACTTTTTTTGTTTTTCTGATTTTGCTGGCATATTATGATTAATTAAGCAATATATTACAAAATGGCTGCAGTAAAACAAAAACGTCAAAAGCGAGTAGATCTTGTTTGCATACTAACAGGGGAAGTAATTCCTAAGCAACCAAGAGCACGAATTGATAAACAGGCTAAAAAGCTTAAGTTCGATGACTCTGAGGATTACATTAATTACTTTATTTCCCGGGATGCTCGTAAATTACTATCTAAAGGTAGTTCAGAGTTAGAAATTCGTAAACAGTACAAATGTAAGGAAACAAAACCAATTCCTTTTCACATACTGAAGTGTTACGTTAAGAAATTTAAATCAAAGGACGCTGTAGATCGCAAGAGACAAAAGAAGATAGCTGAAGAGTATAAAAATAAACCTATTATAATGCAGTGGAAAGGCTCTGAACCTGTTAGCCTATTGAAAAATAAAGAAATGTGTGAAAAGGTTACACAGTTTGCCTGCTGGCGTCCAGATATCTATCTGGATTTAGGTTGTGAGGCCTGTATACTAAAAGACAATTGCGCTTGTCCAATTAAAAATCTCAAACGAAAGCCTCATGCTAGAAGATCTCAAAAAGCTAAAAGTATTTGACCGAATCACCTTTTACGACGATAAACACTCGTATAAAATTGACGGTCAACCTTCTGCTAAGGTATCCGTTACTGGTTTAGTTAGCTCTGTTAAAGAGCCATTTGACGAAGAAAAGTGGTCTAAAATTAAAGCTAAAGAATTCGGTTTTTCTCCTGAAGAGATGAAACTCGTTTGGAAGAAAAATAACCAAATGGCTACGTATCAAGGCTCAACTCTTCACAACTATATTGATAACTTTTATCAGAACAAAGTTAAACCTTACGATAAAAATTTAGCTAAAGCTATTCTTGGAGATGTTTTGCATGATAAGATGTATGGAAATCTTAAAGTTCTTGTTAAGCAGTTTGATAGTTTTTATCAGGCTACAAAAGATGAAATTCTACCTATTAAAAACGAATTTGTAGTAGGAGATTTAACAGATACTCGCGTTTGTGGTATGCTTGATATGTTGTCGTATAACACAAAAACTAATAAGTTTGAAATTTACGATTTTAAAACTAATAAGAGATTTAGTATGGCTTCTGAATTTGAAAAGAACTTCTTGCCACCTCTTGAGCATCTCGACGAGTGTGAGTTTAATACTTACTCACTTCAATTATCTTTATATAAAATCTTTATTCAGAAATATACAGATATAGAGATTGATAAGCTTAAAGTAGTTTGGTTTTCAGTTAATAATGAAGACTACAAAATTGTAGAGTTAAATTATCTTCCAGAAGAATGTAAAACTCTATTGAAGTATTTTTAACCAATAACACGCTCTATTAAGAAGTAGGTGATTAATACTGTGAGGTACAATACCGGTATTAATGTCCAGTGTGTAAATACACAAGATGCAATAATACATAGCCAAAAAGCTATGCATAAAGGGCAGCTTATTAAAGCAACTATGAATTTACAGATAGAGCATTTTAAAACTAGTTTGCTTTTTATATAGAGGTGTTGAGGAAAAGTTAATCCTTCTGATCCATCGTTATAATTTAAAAGTAAGTTTCGTAAACCAAAAAGTTTTGCGTACTCTACAAATGCACTTGATTTAAACCAAACTACCATAATAGTTACAATAAGACAAACTACTTTAATAAAAACCAGCAAATCCTCCATAAATATATATAATATAATTATATGAAATTTGATAGTCTTTTTAAAACCGTATTTCTTACCGAACAAGACGAAGTAGCTTTACCGGAAGATGATTTAGCACCTGTAGCAGACGAAACACCGGCTCCAGAATCTGATGGAGTTCCAATGCCTGACAATTATGATGTTGAACCAGCTCCTGTTGCTCAACCTGCTGGTGATGCCGGTTCAATTAAAAACTATATTATGAAATTAGATGAATTTGCTGATTCTTTAAACGGAGTTGATTCCGGTTCACTTCAGCAAATGGTAACCGACATGGACAGAGCTGGTTCATTGTTCCAAGGTATTTCTAGAGAAACTTCCTCCGATATTATTAAGCTTGCCGAACAGGCCAGACAATTAGCAGAAATCCTTAAGGGGTTTGTTATTAACTCTGCTAAACGTCAGAGAGATATTGCCGCCGGCGCCTAAGCCTGTATAATATAGAGGTGGAAGGACTACCTCAAGATTATGTCATACAGGCTCTCTACTCCTACTGCAAAAGGCCTGTATACAAGAAGTATCAAAGAGTTTACAACGCAGAGTGCTGTGTATGCGGGGAAGGTAGTTCTGCTGGTCGTAAGCGTCGGCTTTTTTATTTTTCAGATGATCGGTATTTCTATTGCTTTAATTGCAGTCGGTCTTGGTCTGAGCTTAGTTGGATTCATGAGATTACTAAAAAGTCTATTCCGGAAATCTTAAGAGAGACTAAAAACTTTGTTCCTACTTCTCAAGTTCAAAATAAGATTCAAAAGCAGAACGAGGCTGTTAAGCAGGTTGAGATACCTTCTATCCCTGATGATTCAATTAATATTTGTGATTCTTCTCAAGTAGACTATTATAAGGATAATAAATTCATTAAAAGAGTAATTGAATATTGTCAGTCCCGGAGATTGTTTAGTGCTGTTAATAAACCGAAGTCTTTGTATGTTTCGTTTAAGGATAAAGTACATAAAAACAGACTTATAATTCCTTTTTATGGGGAGTCTGGTAAAATAGAATCTTATCAATCGAGAACTCTAGACGGAGACACATATCCAAAATATCTAACAAAGTACGGAGAAAAGAGCCTTTACGGCGAAAACAATATAGATAACGATATACCTTATATCTTTATCTTTGAAGGGCCAATTGATGCTATGTTTGTTAAAAATGCTGTAGCTGTTGGTGGTGCTTCAATGACTGATAAACAAGAGGCTTTTGTTAAGAAGTGTGTTGATAAAGAGGTTATATACGTTTACGACAACGATAAGAACAATAAAGAGATGTCTAAGAAAATTAAGAACCTTATTAAACAAAATAAAAAGCTTTTTGTATGGCCTAAAGAGCTTAAGAAATATAAAGATGTTAACGAGATTTGCTGTAATCTTTGCCTCGACGAATTACCTTACAAGTTTATTGTACAGAACTCCTACTCTGGAGTTGAAGCTTTAATGAAGCAAAAAATTACTTAAGATTACTTACACAGAAGTTAATAGCCTTAAGAAACTTATCTTTGTAATTACGAATCGGCTTTACTTCTGTTTCAGCCTCTGCTTCTTCGATCATTTGAAGTCTTGAAAATTCTTCTTTAAGAGATTTTAAAAACTTTTCAGAAAACTGAATTTGTTTTGGATAACGAACTCTTGTAACAACTTTCATAGTTGTCGGAAAAAAACTTTCACAGATTTGATCGAACTTTAACATTATTATCCTCCGTATAGTTTGGCTCCGCCAAAATCTGCTAAAGCTCCTAAAGCTTGTGCTGCATAACCAAGGCGGCTTTTACCTGGCTCTTTCTCGAGAGCATTAGCTACCAAGCCGTTTGTTACTTCCCACTGATTTTTATTTGTATACTTTACAATAACATCTCTTTCTTGAGCACCATTTTTGTTGACGCTTTTGTTGTTAAGAAAATCACGTAAATTTTTAGCCGGCTTCGGTGAAGCGCTTTCCCATAAATTTTTTAAAACATCTAAAATTAAAATATTTTTTCCAACTGTACGTGCATCTTGACCTGCGATATAACCTTTAGTAACAATAGGAAATATTTTATTAATATCCGATTCTGTAACTTCCCCTAAACCGAGTTCTTTATGTTTTGCTAAAATATCTTTAAACCAATCTGGAAAAACTATACCTTGTTGCGGTATTGGTGGTGTTGTCTGCGGTGGTAGCGGGGCACCAGCAGGCATGACAGTCGGTGTTGGTTTAGGCTGTTCTAGAACCAAATGTACTATTTTTGTAAAATTAAACATAGTGATAGTATTATTATTTAATACAAATCACATACCAGCTAGCAAAGAACCGTCTTCTTCATCAAAGAATTTACCAGACGGTTTAATATACAAAGGAATCTGTTCAATACGTAGATCTGGAGGACCTTCTAGAGTTATAACAGCCGGACAATCTTCTTTAGGGAAGAAAATACCTTGCTGCTTTTCATATGTTCCAACAACAGCTCTAAAGAGATTATCGATTTCTTGACGATAAACAGGGTCAATGGCGCGCCCTTTTTTAGGCACGATAGCAATTTCTTCTCTTAAAGGAACATAAAAGATAATATCAAACACACGGATTGCTTCAAAGGCGATACGCTTTGCATCCATAATAAATTCATCTGACACTTTACCTTTTTCGTTAAGCCAGAGTGAATAAACAATATTATCAATAACACACCGATCAAATACTAAAAAATCATTACCTTCTGCGGAAGCTTTTTGTGTATCATCAATAATTGCATCGAGAATAGCACGTTGAGATTCCGCAGTACCATCTTCATTATTGGTAATTTTGCCGGTTTTAATGAGTTTACGGTATGTAGACTTGACCTCTTTATACATTGGCCAACGCTTACAGAACTCTTTAATTAGTGTACTTTTTCCATTACACTGTGTACCCATGAATGCAATTTTCATGATTATACTTTAAGGGCTTTATTCCAGATTAGCAATTGCAGTCTTGGTGAAAAGTTAACATGCATAGCTTTTGCATATTCTGCTACCGCAGGTGCATTCTGTACATGCTCTTCTCTGGAACCACAACAAGGCATAAACCAGATTCGATGAAGCGGTACATTAATGCCTTTATCATCATTAACGTATTTTCGCCAAATCTCTTCAATATCTTTGTCAGAGTTGATAACAAATTTAAACCCTGAACCGTTTGTTACATGCCATTGAAGTGCTTCTGGCTTATAGGTCTTCTCTTCTGGATCTCCATTTGAGATAAGTTTAGGGGATGTAGTAAAGGTGGCTCTGAATTCATTACGCCATCTCTCAGAGGGAATCAAAGTAGCATTAGTTTCAAAATCAATACGTGATACAAAGTTATACCTCTCTTTAAAGGCTTCAATAAATTTAAGAAGCTGCTTTTCTTGAATGATGGGCTCACCACCTGTTAGTTTTAAAATTGCACCATGGCGAAGATGTTCGATATAGTTATTATCTTCCATCATCTGAAATACTTCAGCAAATGTTTTTTTGTTCTTAACAGACCAAGATACAAACGAATCACAACCATTAGGTGAATCTGGTGACGCAAATCCAATACAAGTTAAGTTACACATTGACATGCGCATAAACACAGAAGGCTGACCGACAAATTCACCTTCACCCTCAACTGTGTAAAATACTAAGTCGTCTGACAAGAACAATGTTTCTTTATTAATATCAATCATAAATTATCCTCCAATTATAAATTTATAAAGTAGGGTACAGATTACAAGAGCAACCCAACCCAGTGGATTTAAAAATAATAAAACAAATCCTGCAAAAATCAAGGACACTAATACAGTTAAAAATTCCCAAAAGCCGATTTTCTTATCTTTTGGTACAACTTTTTCAAAGCTAGCATTGATTATTTCAAGACCGTTTTTCATATATAGCACTGTTAAGTTCGTGTTCCCAAACTTCTACTTTCTCAACCCAGCAACGACCAACTGACATCTCCCGAATCATAGGATCAACAGCCTTAAAGCACCACTCAGCAGTCTTTTCAATTCCTACACCATCCATAACTTTGAGAATACATCCCCCTTTAGCATCGAGTTGTTTAAATTCCTCAAGTAACGGATCATCTTTAGCAATACAAAGAGTGTGATCGAACTGCTCTTGTAATACTCTTTTAACGTCTTTTAATCCGCCGAAATTAATAACCCAATTTTTATTATCTAAGCCAGTGCAGCCAAACCAAAACTTTGCTTTAAGCTGATAGCCATGAATGTACTTGCAGTGTGTGCCCTCAGCGCTCCACTGACGGAAGGCACAAGAGCCAAGTTCAATTATTTTAGTTGATTCGAATTTAATCATTAGGCTTGTTGTAATGGAACGACGTTAAGATTATCTTTAAAGAAGTTAAAGACAGACTGTGTCCAAGAATCTTCGTAATTCTCTTCTTGATAAAATACGATGTTTTTAAGATTAGTTGATCCGTTTAGTTGGGTTTTAAGCTTTTTGGAGAGAGATACCATCTTATTAATATCCTTCTCAGACCAGTCAGCCCCGACGTTAACAGAAGAAGCAAACAGTAAGGCTTCTAAAAGCATGTTTGCCTCGTCTTGTTTGAGTTCAAGTGTTACCGTACTACTAGTTTTCATATAGCAGTATTATACAAGCTCTAGAACTTATTTCAACTTTTTATTAAACAGGTTATAGATACTTTGATCAAATTTACCGTAAAGATCAATAATAATTTGTTTTCTCTCTTGGTCTGAAACATGCTTATACATGTCTCTTATTTGAGTAGCACCGGTGACAGTTTTACCTAACACTTTAAAAGGGTTAACAGTAGCTACTTTAACATAGCCTTTATCCTTCATAGGTAGAAGCTGATTAGCATCTTCTAACCTTTGAAAGTAGCCAGGTGAGCCGTCTTTTTTGGTGTATGAAATTCTAGAAGCGTCTTTTTCAGATAAAGCGTATACAAGACTATCTTTATCTTGATTATATTTTTCTGAAATTTCTTTAGCCACGTAAGGTGACTTTACCTTTACAATTCTATCTCCAGGTATACCTAGTTTTTGTAAAATAAATTTACGCTCTTCAAACGTAAAAGGGGATAATGCATCTACTTTCTCAGAAGTAGCAATATAAACGTCTGAATTAGGAAACTCTTGTTTTAAAGAATTATAAAGCCCGGCATGTCCCTTATGTGCGGGTTGAAACCGGCCTGGGAAAATTACTACTACTTTACCGTCTCTTGTCTGCTCTGTAAAGAAACTATTAAAAGCTATCATTTAAATTTATCCTCCTTAGAAATAGCAAAGTTAGCTCTAGAAAATTCTAATCTATCAACAAGTTTCACCATATTACCAATTTTATCAACAGCAACAAACCCTTCACCAGGGGTAACCTTAAGTGTACCGTCAGGTTGTGTTAAAAATTGTTTCGTTTTAACCGCAGAAGAATACTTGTTAAAGAATATCTTTTTAAGGTCAGCTAATTTTTTTGTTATGTTAAAAATGTTAATTACGGACATTTTGTTAGTATTAAAGAACTGAACCGTTTTATTTTTAGCATCTATTTTCTTCTGTCTACCAGCTTCAGTCTTCATCTTATCAACCTCTTTATCCATTCTAGTACTGTACCAGCTTATAAACTCATTAAAAGCTTCTTCTGGATCTTCGATAAATTTTCCTTGACGAATGAGTGTGTTAATAAAAGTGTTAGCTAAAATATAAAAGTTATTAGGTAAGGCTGTCCAATCTGTTACTCCCGAAGCTTTTTGTATCGAATTAACTGTTTCAATGACAGTTCTTTTTTCATCATCCGTTAATGTCACGGTACCAGAAACATCTTTAAATTTAGCATCATCAAACCATACTTCCGGTGTTTGATTAAACTCTGAAACATTGACATCAGCCGACTTCGAAAGCTGAGTTAAAGAAGGCCCTGTGTAACGAGTATGAAACACAACACCGATTTGAGCGTTTTGAATTCTTTTACCGAGCTCAGAGTCAGCTTCAACGGCGTATGTAATAGTGTTGGGTTTAAAGGTGATTAGTTTTTCACCTTGAAAGTCTATTTGATTGAGAGTAGACTTATCAAACATAAAGTCACATTGATATACATTAGACTTTATGACTTTTGAAAGATACAAGAGAGCCATTTTCATTTTTTCAGCTAAGCCTGGTGCTTGGCCGTAGTTAGTCTGAATATCATTAACCGTGTAGTTAATTTTTGGTGTCTTAGCCGCTATACTTTTTGTAGATACGAAAAACCTGTTATTTTCAGGGTTATAACCACAGATTATGGCAGGCGCGCCGTCGTATTTTACGGTTGTAAAAACACCAGAATCAGCGTTGCCGTTAAAAGCATCTGTAAGAGCATTAATAAAAGAGAGTGCTGTATCAAGTCCTTCCTTTTGACGAGTTAATATAAGCTCCTCTAAATGAGTGAGGTGTTTAATAATACCTTCTTGTTGTTCAATGACAAGGTATTTACTAGTACTATCTTTATAAAAGCTATTAAAAGCTTGTTCGATCATAACGCTGTATTATTTAAGCGTTAAAAGATAGCGTAGTTTATTAATAACAGCTAGAATTTCGTCTCTAATATTGAGACAATCAGTGTCCTTTACCGGGTCATGCATTTCAGCGAACGGACCAGATAGATAATCATTTAATTGAATAAGAATATCTTCAAGATCAATTTCGTCTTGATTTACTAAACCTAAATCGATTGGAGTCTCGAAAGTAATTCTACCGTATTTACCTTGATGTACTTCAACGAGGCTATCAATTAAATCGTCTAAATCATTATAAGCATTACCTAGAGCTTTATGAGCAGCATAGGAAAGTGTTTGCCAATGAAGAATTCTTAATTGGTTTTGTATTTTAAGAAGATTAACAATTGCTTTGTCCATTAAACAGCAGGTTTAGGCTGAGTTGCAACACCGTTTTGTGGATGTGTAACGCCTTGCATAATTGTTGCAAGAATATCTTTAATCTGTTTCGGATCGTTAATTTTAGATAACTGATCAGCTAATTTTTCAACTTCTTGCTGTTGAGTTGGATTGAGAACGGGTTTTGGTTGATTAGGTTGCTGCGGCGCCGCAGGAAGCTGTTCTTCTATTCTTTTTAAAACGGCATCGAATTTACTCATATATATTATTTAATCTAGAACAATAATGTTCTCAGCGTATTTGGCGAAGGCTTTAAAATTCTTTTAATTTATTTATTCAGTGTCTCAGAAAGATCAACTGTACCAAGGGAAAAAGTTTTAGATTTTTTATTTTTCTTTTGAAAATTAATAAGAGAATTCTTATTCAAAAACTTTTCCAGCTTCGAGCTCACGAGTTTACCGTTAGATAAAGCTCTTTGTACTGCGTATTCAGTATCCGGTGAATCAAATTGTTGAACTTTAACCCAAGGTACAGGTAGTACTTTGAGTACGCTCTGTAAATGCTTATCAGTAAACCCTACCTCTTTTGGTAGAGGATATACAACAAGCGCTTTTGGGTACTTAGAATTACATTTCTGATACCCATAACAGAACTTCTCGAGACAGTAATGATAAAAGAACTTTTGAATATCTTTAGATTTAAATGAGTAAGGGATCTTATATTTCTTACAGAACCCGTAAGACTCTTTGAGAGCCTCTACAAAGTAAGGATAAAAATCTATGCCGCAAACACGGGACTTTGGAAACTCTTTAAAATGCATTATTGTAATAATGCCTGAACTTGCTCTAGGGTCAAGCCATCTTTAATAGCATTATCAGTTGTTTCGTGAAGTTGGGCAAAAATATTATTAATCTTTTGCTCGTATTCTAAAAATGTTTTATGTGTTTCTTTATTGTACTCGGTCTTAGATGCATTTTCTAAGATTGCTGTCTGATTTATGAGATCTAACTTTGAACCGAGATACTTTTTAATCTTAAGAATTGTTTTTGTTTCAGGGGAGTAGGCTGCAATTTCTTGTTCTGTTACAGGTTCTTTAATTTTATTGCCTACTTCATTTATAATGCCTAGTTTATAAGCTTCAAAATCAGTAAAGTTTTTATTGAGCTGTTGAGTTAAAAATTTATTCTTAAAAGATTCATTAAACATCTTGTTGTAATCTATACCATGAAGATGGATATCGGAAAACGGATTTAAACGACAACCTTTACCATAGGATGTCGAACCACAATATGAACACTTTTTAGGATCTGAAGGATGAAAGTGTACACCGTTAGGTGCAAATCGGCAGCCTTTACCGTAAGATGTAGCATTACAATATAAGCATCTTGATACCGGCTTTAAAAGAGAAACTTTCTTTTCATCTATCAATTCCATTATGTATTATTTAAGGAGGCTCTTAGGAGGAGTCCCGATACGAACATTAATAATTCCGTTGTAGTAATCATTTCTTCGAAGAACATCCCGAGCTATTTGTTCTTTAATTTCTTCGTAACCTAGCTCCCACTTAGAACCACATACTTTTAAAATACGAAACTCGAAGTTGTCTTTGCCGTACTTTTGAATATCTTCATTTAGCTCGTTAGAAGATGAAGTATATGTCTTCCAATCTGACTCTTTGTGATCAATTCTATTACGGGTTTTACCCTTGAGCGGTTTGCGTTTAATTTTGCGGATACACTGCTTTTTACCAATATATTTTTTGCCATTAACTTTATTGGTTATCTCATAGATAAAACCAAACATGTTTTCATGCATGTAAGCATCTTCGTTAATGAGCCAATGACCTGTATCCATAAAGCAGAATTAGCGCTTCTTTTTACGCTTTTTTCTGCCTTTAATTAAGCCTCTACGAGTAACTATACCACCAAATATACTTTTAGGAATGCGTGCATCCCCGGGTGCATAGTTATCCCCCGAAAACGGTGTAGCAGTAGACTGAACACCAGGACCAAAAGCTGATGCAGCACCTCCTGCTACATTCTCCTCTTTCAATACGTCTAATACTAATTGTTCTAAGTTTATCATTTAACTTGTCCCTTTCTGCATCTAACTATATAACCTGAGGCATAGGCTGAAGGAAATACTTTGTACTTTCTTTTAGCCTTGTAATAGCACCTATCCTTCTTTTCAAGAAGCTGCTGTTTATAAAATTCTTTAAATGAGGTCATTTCTAGTACTTATTTCTTTTTAGACCATTTAATTCTCTTCGGTCCTTTTTTCTTAGCCTTTGAACCAGTGCACTGCGACAGGGTAGGACGACAAGCAGGGTAACCCTTTGAAGGGCCCTTTGTACCTTTTTCTCTGCCGCAAGGAACAATCTTACCAGGCTTTGATTTCTTGCAATTAACCCAACCCTTACCTTTATTTCTTTTAAACCACTTATGAAGAGATTCTTCATTTAATAGTTCTAGAACTGTATTAGTAAAGTTCATTTCTATTATTTAAGTTGTTTCCTCTATAAAAGAGTCTAATATATAAGGTACCAATTATGGAAGACCAAAGACAATCTCCGATTTTGTTAATTGAAAAATACAACGAAGAGATCAAAAAATACGTTACTGTTGATGAGTTTAATATGAAGCAGGTTCAAATGGATCTGCCAGCCTCTCGTCACTATTGGGTAGGTCGACTTATGTTCCATAAACAAGAAATTTTAAAACTCAAAAAGCTCAGAAAAGAAGCCCAGAAAAAAATAGCCGATAAACTCGAGCATGAGTCTCCTGTCGGGCTTAATCCTAAGACTTTAGAACAGGCTCAACAAAACCACCCTCTTATTGCTAAGATTGATGGCGAGATTGCCGAGCACGAACTTGTAGTTGAGTATCTTGGTAAGATTGAAGCTAATTTTAGATCTATTTCGTTTGACATCAAAAATCTTATAGAGATTGTTAAACTCGAAACAACGTAATGGTAAATGTAACGTTCGATTATGATACATCTCGCAAAAAAGGTATAATAGTTTCAGACTATCTTCCTAATATTCGAGAACATTTTTCGGTTGAAGATAAACAACAAGTCTTCAAGCGTCGTTACGCTATTGGTTATAGACCTCAGACAAGACAATACGCTATAACACCTCAAGGCAGATTTGAACCAAGATTATTATTTTCGATTTTAGAGTTTCTAAAAACCCAAGACATACAGTTTAATATTGAACTGACTGATAAGCTTAGAGATGTAATAGCTATACCTTCTTTAAAGGAAGAGCTTGTAAAGTTAAAACTTAACCCAAGAGACTATCAAGAGGAGTCAGTTCTAGCAGCTATTAAAAATAAGTCTGGGGTTATTGTGCTACCAACTTCAGCAGGTAAGACTCTTGTAATTGCTTTACTGGTTAAATCCATTCAAGCCCAGCATGATTGTAAGACATTAATTCTTGTGCCTGATATTCAACTTGTAGCGCAGACTTACTCTGACTTTCTTGAGTACGGGATTTCTGAAGATGAAATTACTAAGTGGACCGGATCAATTGAGCCGAATAAGAATGCCAAGATAGTAATTTCAAATGCTCAAATATTACTTTCTGAAAAACAAGACTTATCCTTACTAAAGGATATAAAATTGCTTGTTATAGATGAAGTACACAAAATTCGTTATGGAAACAAAATTAATAAAGTGGTGGAGCAAATTCCTGCGTTATTTCGTTATGGACTTACAGGAACTTTGCCAGACGATAAAATCGACCAATGGAACATATTTGGGAAGATAGGTAGAGTAATTTACTTTAAACAGTCAGCTGATCTTAGAGAACAAAAATATATTTCTCAGGTTCATGTGGCCGCCTTAAAGTTAAGCTATAGCAATACCCCTCAGTTTACTGTTCCCTCGATGCATAACCCAACAGCAGGGTATGAAGAAGAGATAACCTGGCTGCAGACAAATAAGTTTAGAAATGATATTATAACTAAGCTTGTTAACAAAGCTGATAAAAACACACTCATAATGGTTGATCGTATTGCTCATGGAGAAGAATTATTAAGAGTACTTCAAGAAAATACAGATAAAGCTGTTCATTTTGTTCATGGCGCTATTGAGATTGAAGAACGAGAAATGATTCGTAAACTTATGGAAGAACAGGATAATGTAGCCTGTATCGCTATTTCAAAGATTTTTTCAACAGGTATTAATATTAAGAATCTCCACAATATTATTTTTGCTGCTATTGGAAAAGCCCGAATAAAAATTATTCAATCCATTGGCAGAAGTTTAAGAAAACATGCTAGTAAAAAACGAGCGACTATATTTGATATTTGGGATAACCTTCGTTACGGTAACAAGCATGTAACTGAACGTTTAGCTCTCTACGATCGAGAACAAATACCTTATTCTGTTACTGAGCTAACAGAGCCTTGATTTTTATTTACTTTACTATATTATACACCTCATGATTCGTAGAAGAAAAATTAAAGACGAAGACTTTAAAAACGACCCTAATGAAGAAGATTTTAGCTCTTTATGGGACTCAGAACCAAAAGTTAAAAAGAAGAGAGTTCGCCGTACAAAAGAAGAGCTTAAACCTAACTACGTTGACCCAATTGAAATGGAGAATCTTATTATTCGTTATTACGATGAAGGTGGTATAGATATTCCTTCTGACTTAGCAGATATGATTCAAAAGATTGCCACACGACTCGGTTACGCTCAAAACTTTATCAATTATTCTTATAAGGAAGAAATGATCGGAGATGCTATTATTAAAATGATTACAGCACTCACTCGCAAGCGTTTTAAATGTAAATCAGGATATAACCCGTTCTCTTATTTTACTAAAGTTGCTTATAGGGCATTTCAAAACCGTATTAAGAAAGAAAAGAAAGAACATGACACAATTCACCGTTATCAGACAGAAGTGTATTCTCTTCTTACTGAATCTGGTCAAATACCTTTTCAAAAGAATTCGAAATTTGATACCGAGTATGATGATTCATATCGGATCGAGAATGAGTAATGCATTTTAGTTCTAACAAAGTAGCTTGTATATCTGATATACATTTAGGAGTACACCAGAATGCGCAAACCTGGCATAATATCGCTATAGATTTTGCAAGGTGGTTTGATAAAGAGCTCAAACTTCGAGGTATTAAAGATGTTATTATAGCTGGAGATATATTTCATAATAGACATGAAATTGGTGTTAACACTATTCACTGTGCATATCAGTTCTTCGATATTTTAAAGAATTATAATATTCTTGCTATTACCGGTAATCACGACTGTTATTATAAAGATAAGTCAGATATTAACTCTATTTCTATTCTTGATGGGTATAAAAATGTAACAGTTTTTAAAGAGCTTAAAACAGTAAATTTAAACAGTAAAGTATTTAGCTTTTGCCCATGGGGCGTACCTGTAGAAGATATACCACCTTGTGATGTTGTTATTGGGCATTTTGAGATTCTTAATTTTAAGATGAACGCCCATAAGGTTTGTGATCATGGAGTAGAGAGTGAATCATTATTAGATAAAACTAAGCTTGTTGTTACCGGGCATTTTCATTGCCGGGATCATAGAAAATATAAAAATAACAAATCGATTATTTATCTTGGATCCCCACATGAACTAGACTTCGGTGATAGAGATCAAGTTAAGGGATTTACTATTCTTAATACTGATGATCTTTCATTAGAGCTTGTCGAAAATAACGTTACACCGAAACATAAAAAAATAAAAATATCTGAGCTTTTAGATGGTAAGATTGCATTAGAAAATATCTCAGAAGAACTACAAAATAATTTTGTCAGTCTTTGTGTTGATAGAAACGTTAACGAGCAGATATTAAACTTAATGCTTTCTAAGTTTAATCAATATAAACCTAAGCATGTAAGAACAGATTTTAATATTTTTGAATCCGTACAGTTATCTGCAACAGAATTAAATGAAGTTAGTATTGATATTGATACAGCATTGCACGAATTTGTCAACCTTTTAGATACACCCGTGCCTAAAAAAGATATTCTTGATAAATGTATTGATCTTTACAGAATTTCACAGACAGTAAATGAGCACTAAAATTGGAGTTGGAATTATCACATGTGATAGACCTGATTACCTTAAAAAACTAATCAAGTCTTTAGAGGGTATTTCTGTTTCTGATTTTTATATTATAAACGACGGTGAAAAACAAATTAAAGGTGGTAAATTAAAAACACATAACAATACACCCCCTAAACAAGGAGTAGGTAAAGCTAAAAACCAAGCATTAAAATATCTTAAAGACAGCGACTATATTTTTCTTATAGAGGACGATATAGTTATTAAAGATAAAACTGTTTTCGAAAAGTATATAGAAGCTTCTAAGCTATCAGGCATACAACATTTTAACTTTGCTTTTCACGGCACAGATAATTACACACCTGATGGTTCACCTGCAGTACGTCTTAAACTGGATTATTCTCCAACAGTTTCAGTGTGTTTGTATCCTAATCTTTACGGTGCGTTTTCTATGTACACAAGAGAATGCATAAAAACAGTTGGTTTAATGGATGAATTTTATTACAATGCTATGGAGCATGTAGATCATACTGCTGAAATTATTAAAGCAGAAATGCATCCGCCATTTCGTTGGTTTGCAGACATTACAGATAGCAACAAATACATTGAAGAAATTGATAGAGCTCACTCTGGGTCTGAAATTCGTAGAGATCAAAAATGGATAGAAAACTTCCATAAAGCAGCAGACCACTTTGTAGAAAAATTTGGTTTTGATGTTCGTAACCCGCATGCGGCAACAGCTTCTAAAGAAGATACTATAAACACCATAAAACAGATAAGGAAACAATATGGACAAGGGTAAGATAGGGGTAGGTGTAACAACTTATAATTCTGAAGAGTATTATAAAGCTCTTTATAATTCATTACCTTTAGATAAGATTGATGTTTTAGTTACCGTTAATGGAGGGGATAGATATAAAGACAAATATAAAGGTAATTGGATACAACACTCTGAGAACGTTTATCCGTCAGTATGTAGAAACGATTGTATAAACTTCTTACTTCAACGAAACTGTGAACATATCTTTATTATTGAAGATGATATGATTTTAAAATCTGAAGATATATTTCAAAAATATATACAAGCTTCTAAAGAATCGGGATTAAAATACTTTTCATTTGTTTCAACGTCTTGGGAATCCGGCAACCCTGGTAAACGAACACCCCGTCTTACAGTTGAGTACAAAAATAATGTTAGCGTATCGTTCTTCCAGAATATGTGTAATGAGTTCACCTATCATCACAACTCTTGTTATGAAAAGACAGGACTATATGATACTAACTACCGAGACCCCTGGGATATTGACATGACTTACAGAGAGTCCCAGCAGGACTATGCAGCTCCCTTTTGGTGGTTTGCTGATATTACCGGATCTGATAAATTAATAATGAATAACCCTGAAGCTGTTTCCCGACTTCAAGGAGAACGCACTGATGGTTCTAGAGAACAGCGAATTCAAAAAGAGTGGGAATATTTTTTTAAAAAACATGGTTGTCATGTAACCCAAATACCTAACGTTTCAAAGGAAGAAATTATAGCTAAACTAAAGAGGTTAAAGTCATGAAAATTTCCATAGGTATTAACGGATTTAAAAATTATGAAACTCTTGAAAAGAGAGAAAAATTCTGTATTGACGCATTATTAAAAATAAAACAAGATAATGTAACCTTGTACAATATATGCTTCGATAATGAAAATATAGAGTATAAAAACTTCACTACACTTAACAAACTTACAAAAAAATCTAATAAACTTATTCATGAATATTTTCAACATGAGGGTTTAACTAACGAATATAATCTTCGCAAACAAGAAATAGATAATAACAACAAAGAATTACCTACTGTTAAAGAAATTTTTGATGTACTAGCTAGTACAGACTGCGACTACTTTCTTTTCTTAAACAATGATATTATTTTATCGAATAGAATTTTTAAAGAAATTGAAGATGGTATAGAGTGTTACCCGATATCAAGAATGCATATCTTTGATATTGAAAACCTAAACGATACACCGAAGCTTGAATCTTATTCAGTACACGGGTTTGATGCTTTTTTAGTTAAAAAAGAAACCTGGCTTAAAATTCGTAATAATTTTGAAGATTTAATTTTAGGGAGATTTTATTGGGATACATACTTTGCAACAATGTTTAACTTGCTCTGTAAATGTAAAAATATTAATAAATTACCTCCTGCTTGCTTTCATATAGAACATAATAGTAACTCTAGTGATAATACAATTGAAAACTACTATAATGAAGATGTATTTAAACGCAATATGATAATAGGTCATTTATGGTTTAGTTATGTACAAAATATTCTTCTAAAAAGACCGACTGTAAATAACTGTAAATGGTATCAACCGTTCCCTAACGAGTTAGAATTAGAAAAACAACACTTCGATCAATTAAATCAAATACAGCTTGTTAACCCTAATTTTCAAAAACAGCAGGTAACCGAAAAGCAAGATTTTGATCTTTTTATACCAGTAGCTCCTAAAGATGAAATAAAATTGCCATATGTTATTGAATATGCAAATAAACATCTCAAACATAAGAAAATTTTTGTCTGTTCTCCTCATTATATAACTAACAAAATTACTGATAGTAATATTACATATATTAATGATAAAGATGTTCTTGATGTTCCAGACAGATCATTTATATCTTTTAGACCAAACTGGATATATCAACAATTTTTAAAACTCTTCTTTAATCAAAGTGAATCGGAATATTATTTTGCTCTCGATGCCGATACAATCATTACAAAATCACTCCCTTTATTTGAAAAAGAACACCCTATATGGTATTATGGCTGGAAACAAAATCATTTTCCTTATTTCTTGTTTAACAAGAAGTTCTTTAATTTAAATAAATCCCTCGATCATACCGGTATAGGAGATCTAGGGCTTTTTAATAAAAAAATAATACAAACATTTTTAAACTATACCGGAACTGAAACACCTTTAAAGTTACTTAAAATGATAGGACCTAAAACTAATGTAGTATTTCATTTTTCTGAGTATGAAACTTATGCCAATTTTTGTAATACATATTACCCCGATCTCTATGTTTTTAAACACCTAGAACAGCAAAACAGCGGTAGAGATTTAAATCAAGGTCAAGATTGGACACAAAAAGATATTATTACAACAATTGAAAATTATAAAAATTCAAATAAATCTATACTATCTCTCCATTCATGGAAACTATAAAAACAATATACGTTCATTTAACATTTAAAAGTCTTCCTTTTTCGAAAGAATTGACAAATTCTGATTTTGTTTATAGCGAGGTACCAGCTTATACCTATGTAAGCATAGAACAAACAAAAAAAGTTACAGATAGTGATTGTATTTTGCTAACTAACAATAATATTGATGAATATTACGATGATGTGCAAGAGTTTTTTGAACTTTGTAAAAATGGTTTTCCCTCCTTTTATAAGGACCCTTTTTGGTTACTAACACTTTTACGTCTGTACATAGTTTATCTTTATTGTGCTAAACATAATATTAACAGTTTTGTGCATTTAGAAAATGATAACTTAGTTTATAAAAACTATGACTGTTTAAAAAAATTACCTGACGGTTGTTATTTTACAAAAGTAGGCCCTGAATGTGGTTCAGCAGGGTTTATGTTTTGCAATAATCTTGAAAGTTTTGAAATAGCAATTAACTGTTTAAAACATTTACTTAAAAAAGGGGAATATAATATACGACCTTATACAGGTTACGACTTTTTATCTGAAATGATTTTAATAGATATATTAGTGAGAGGTAATAAAGCAAAATACCTACCGCTCACACCTAATGATCAATACTACGATATAACTAATTGTGTTTTTGACGGCGCTTCTTACGGTCAATATATCGGTGGTACCAATAATAACCACGGCCCGGGCTGGTTTGGATTAAACCACTACCTTGGCCAGCTATTCAATCAAAGTAGAGTTCAAATTATATTTGATAAAAACATCCCTTATACTATTATAGATAATACAAAAGCAGATATTTTTAACCTGCATATTCATAGTAAACAATTACAAAAATATGTATAATGTTGATCAGACAATTCGCAAAAGACCTTACCTCCTTATAAAGGAAGCACTAAGTAATTTATCTATTACGAGTTCTACTATAGTAGAAATTGGGTCAATGAGAAAACCATGTAACCATGATTTAGATACTTTCAATCATGAATGTTGCAACGATGGTCATAGTTCTTTACTTTTAGCTCGAGCTGCAAAAGAGTTTCATACTGTAGATATTGACATGGAGTGTGCAAAACTAACCCGCTCCGAATTGAAAAAACATAATCTATGGTCAAAGTCAAATGTGTATTGTGGAGACGGTATAATGTTTTTAAAAGATTTTGATAAACCGATAGACTTTCTATATCTAGATGCTTGGGATGTTGAATATCCTAATCATGCAGAAATGCATCTTGAAGCATTTAAAATTGCTGAAAATAAACTTAATGAAAAATCGGTTATACTAATAGACGATACAGATATTGGTTACAGCCTTGAAAAAGGGTTTCACAATGATGAAGAATGTTTAGGCGGAAAGGGTAGATTATTAATCCCGTTCTTGCAGCAGAAAGATAATTTTAAATTACTTTTTAAAGGTAGACAAACCTGCTTTATAAAAAAATAATATGAATAACCCTTTTAACTTTTTTGATAAAATATTTTGTATTAATTTAAAAACTCGCCCAGACCGGTGGCAAGAGTGTTTAGGTATATTTGAACAACTAAAGATTCAAAATAAAGTTGAAAGGTTTGAAGCTGTAGATTTATCTAATGATACTTCGATTATAGAGATGCATCGAGGTCGTTGTGGCTGTGCACAATCACATTTGGATATTATAAAAGACGCTAAAAAAAATAACTATCAAAATATTTTAATTTTTGAAGATGATATAAAACTACATTCTGATACCGAAACATTGTTTAGCGTTATGTCAGAGAGTATAAAAGAATTACCACCTGATTGGGAAATTTTTTACCCTTCAGCAAATCCTCCAAACCATTGGGAAAGTCTTACTAACTATAGCAAAAATTTATGTCAGGTAAAAGCTGCTTTTACGACCCATAGTATTGCAATAAACGGTAATATTTTTGATCTTTTATTAGAACGATTTAATAGCTATGGCGATGTTAATAACTTCATCCATAGAGCTGTAGCTGTTGATAATTTTTATACAGAATCAGCATGTAGTAGGGGTAAAGTATTTTTATCTAAAAAACTTCTATTTACCCAAAGAAACAATTACTCAAATATCGATTTGTGCGATAGAGATATTAATAATATTATTATCACTACTTACACACAAAACCCGTTATTAGAACCATAATATGGAAAATATTACTGCAGTTTTTACGTCTTGTGGTCGTTGGGATTTGTTAGAACGAACGCTTACATCATTTATAAATACTGTTTCGTCGCCAGATATAAAATATATTGTTATTGATAATTCAACTCTTGCTACTGCTAATGATGAGATCAATAAAATACTTGATAAAAATAAAACTAAAGGACAGGTCATTATTAATGAAACCAATATCGGTCAAGTATCATCTATAGACAAAGCATACTCATTTGTTAAGACAGACTACATTTTTCATAGTGAGGATGATTGGTTTTATACAGGGAGTAATTACCTTGAGCAATCCTTAGACGTTTTGTGTAGTGTGCCACAGATCGTAAATGTAAATATACGGGCAAGGTTCGATGGAGAAAAAGGCGGTGATGCCCCTATAGGGCCACTTTTACAAACCTCTAAAGGAACAAAATATCACTTATATGAACTAAACTACCTTAATATGTGGCACGGTTTTAGCTGGAACCCTGGATTACGTAAAACATTAGACTATAATATTATAGGTAGAAGTTATAAAAAAATAGGACAAGAGCAGCACGTGGGCCAAGTTTATAAAGATCTAGGTTATCGAGCTGCATGCCTAGAAGGCCAATATGCTAAACATATCGGTACAAATAGTTCTACACCACTTTCTAATCAGTAAAATATGAGTAGTTTTAATATTAACAAAGCTAAAGAAATAATAAATGATGCTGAAAATATAATCATTTTTGATATTGGAGCACACAATTTTGAAGATTCAAAAATATTAAAATCTGCTTTTCCAAATTCAGTTGTTTATGCATTTGAGCCTGACATTAAAAATATACAATATTATTCCTCTTCAGCAGAACAATACGGGGTAAAAGTAATTAATCTCGCCTTATCAGACAGTACAGGTGAAACAACCTTTTACAATAGTGAAACACTTAACGGCTGTGAATGGCTTTGCTCTGGCTCTATCTTAAAACCAATAACTATAAAAAATACTAATGAAGGTTTAAACCATAAAGGGTTATTATATAATTTAACGGGTTATAAAATACAAACAACAACTTTTAAAGATTTTTGCGATGCTCAAAACATATCACCAACTATAGTACATATGGACGTACAAGGAGCTGAAACAAAAATTATGAAAGGAATAGGTAATTATAGACCTAAAATAATTTTTGCCGAAACTTGCGAATTTGATACATATGAAACAGGAACAAATATACAGCAATTTGATTCAATTATGGAAGATTTAGGTTATAAAATTTGGGAAAGGTTACAGTATGATACGTTTTATGTTTATAGTAGATAAATGATTTTTATTCTATATAATATGTTTTATTAATGAAAACAGTACTAATAACAGGGGGAAGTGGGTTTTTAGGTCGTAATCTTGCATTACATTTAAAAGACTCATATAAAGTTTTTTTAGCGTCTCGTAACAACAAACAAAATATTTTAGCTTCTAAGGTTACAGGGTGTGAGTCTTTACCTCTAGATGTAGCAAATATTGAATCGGTAAGAGATGCTATTAAACTTACTAAACCGAATATTATTATTCATGCTGCAGCTACAAAATTTGTAGATCTATCAGAAAAATATCCTAACGAAACTATCGATATTAACGTAACCGGCTCACAAAATGTTGCTCGAGTTGCAATGGAAAATGATGTTGAGTATGTTTTAGGAATATCTACTGATAAAGCATGCCCGCCCATTAGAAATATTTACGGTCTATCGAAGGCAACAATGGAGCGTCTTTTTTGTCTACTTAACAAAAAAGCAAACACCCAATTTGCATGCGTGAGATATGGTAATGTGGCATGGTCAACTGGCTCGGTACTTCCAATTTGGAAAAAAATGCATGAAGAAACAGGCCTACTACAAACCACTGGACCTGAGATGAGAAGATTTTTCTTTTCTATACAAGACGCTGTAAATCTTGTTATAACTGCAATTGATAATAAAGATATTATTCATGGACAGGTATTATCACGTGTAATGAAGTCTGCTCAAATACAAGATATTTTAGACGTCTGGACAAAGCATTTAGGGGGTAAGTGGGAAAGAATTGCAGGTCGACCTGGTGAAAGAGATGACGAGTTTTTAGTTGGAGAGACTGAACTGAATTATTGTCAGGTTATTAACTTTAATAACATTAAGCATTTTCTTCTTAGTCCAAACACTAAAGTAGAAACCCCATACCCAAACATCTTTACATCTAAAGAGGCAGAAAGATTGTCAGAAGCAGAAATATTAGAGTTATTAAACTCTGTACCTGATATTTTATAATGTTCAAGTACGCGGTAATATATGCCGGTGGAGAAGGTACAAGAATGCTACCTCTCACACAGTATATACCTAAAGGGCTTATACAAATTAAAGGAAAATCTTTGATAGATTATGTTATAGATTTTTTAAGACAAAACGGTATTGAACAAATATATGTCACTTACTCTTATAAAAGTGAACAAATTTTAACATATCTAAAAGATAAAGTTAACGGCTTTATAAACACCACTAATAAAGATAATTCATATTTTTTATATAATAGTTTTGCAAAATATATAAATGAACCGATAGTGTGCATGCCTTGTGATATTATAGTTAATTTAGATCTTAAAAGAGTCTATAATACCTATACTCAATCACAGAACCCCGTACACGCTATTATACCCGTAAACGTTAAACAAGGAATTAGCGGAGATTACATAACTTCATCCGGTAACCATATAACTAAGCTAGATAGGGATAAAAATACAGGCATATATTCAAGTGGTATACAAATTATAAACCCCGCTCTTTTAAACGAGATAACTAAACCGGTGAATAATTTTTGCGAAGTGTGGGACCAACTTATTAAACTTAATAAATTACATTTAATAGATATTAAGCCAGAAGTTTGGAGCGCATACGATAATATTAATGACATAGTATGAAAGAGTGGTCGATTAGAGATAGTATGTTCTCTCATGCATTTTCAACAAGTAATTGGTTTAAGCCTACTCACTTTAAATGGAATTTTAAAGACGTACAAGGAAGTTTTGTTTTTTTAACCGACCGTAATTTACACGAAGTTGAACATATTAAGGGTGTTAAAAAGTATGCTTGGTTAATAGAATCCCCGCACATAACACCGGATTCATATAATTTTGTAAATAATAATCCTAATCTATTTGACAAAATATTCACTCATTCTAAAAAAATATTACAACATAGCAACGCGCACTTAGTACCCGTAGGTGGCTGTCATTTAGATGAAAATGAAATTGCACTTTACAGTAACAAAACAAAACTTATTTCTATGATGTACTCTGATAAAAAGTATACACCGGGGCATATCTTAAGACATAAAATTGCTGCAAGTGAGTGTGCTAACTACGTAGATATAATGGGCAGCGGGAAATCCGGCCATCATGTTAAAAAAATTGAATCATGCAAAGATTATAAGTTTTCAGTAGTTGTAGAGAACTGTAAAGAAGATTTTTATTTCACTGAAAAAATTATAGACTGCTTTTTAAGCGGCACTATCCCTATATATTGGGGATGTCCTTCAATAGGTAACTTTTTTAATACCAAAGGATTTTATCAATTTGATAGTTTAGATGAGCTATTTAACATCGTAAACGCATCGCAAACCTTGCATCACTTTTACAAAAATAATAAACATATAATAGAAGAAAACTATAACAAAGCCCTTTTATATAAAATAGGGGAAGACTATCTTTATAACAATTATCAAAAACTTATTGAAGAATGAAAATAGCTATCTGTATATCAGGACAACCGAGATGTTTTAAACAAGGATTCGAGTCCCTTTCTAAAAATATACTTAATAACTACAACAATTGTGATATTTTTATACATACATGGTTTACGAACGAGTTAGTAGGAACAACCTTTGATACCACTCATCAAGGCTCTCGGGCTAAAGTGGGAAAGTATGAGTCAAACACAATTGAACAAATTTTAGAACTTTTTAAACCTAAAAGCTTTTTAGTTGATAAACCAAAGACTTTTAGTTGGGATATACCATTCACCCCTAATAACTTAAGAGATGGAGTACAACCTAATAATGTGTACTCTATGTTTTACTCTATTTATAAATCTATACAGTTAAAAACTGAATACGAAAGAGTAGATAATATTAAATACGACGTTGTTGTTAGAACACGCTTCGATCTTTCTTTATCTGAGCCGCTATTGTTTGAAACCTATAATTTAAACACAATTGTAGCACCTCAATCTAATAATACAAATGTTGTTTATGATATACTCGGATTTAGTAATTCAAGTAATATGAATCATTACGGCAACACTTTTATCAATATTAAAGACGTTTGGTCTCCCGATAAACACTTTATTGGAGAACAATTACTTACCGATAATATCAAAAAATATAATATACCCGTAACACCGATAAGCTATAGAGCTGACTTATATAGAGTATGAAAATTAAATTAGTAATTTTTGATCTCGATGGAGTACTCGTAGATGCAAAACAAATACACTATCAAGCACTTAATACTGCAATTAAAAACATAGCTGGCCCACAATATACTATTTCTCTTGAAGAGCATCTACACATTTATGACGGGCTTAAAACGTATCAAAAACTGGACCTACTCACACAAAATAAAAATTTAGATAAAGAGTTACATAAAAAAATTTGGGATAATAAACAAGAGATTACCCTTCACTGTTTTCGTAAAATTGAACCTAACCCAAATATAATTACCATTTTTGAATTTTTAAAGGAAAGAAATATTTTAATTGCGTGTTGCTCCAATTCTATTAAGCGCACGGTTTTGCTGGCCCTTTCAAAACTCAATATTATTGAATATTTTAATTTTATTGTATCTAATGAAGACGTTAAACACGCAAAACCGCACCCTGAAATTTATTGGAAAGCCATGGCTTCAGCAGGGGTACTACCGGAAGAAACTTTAATAGTAGAGGACTCTCCACCAGGTCTTCTAGGGGCCTCCCGTACGAGAGCAAATATTCTTCGTGTAAAAGATACAAATGATTTGACATATGAAAAGTTTATTATAAAATGTCATACTAGCAAAAATATGCAAATGGTACCAAAATGGCAGGATGACAAATTAAACGTGCTTATACCGATGGCGGGTGCAGGATCTCGTTTTGAGCAGTCCGGTTACACCTTTCCAAAGCCTCTCATAGATGTTAATGGTAGACCTATGATTCAAGTAATAGTTGAGAACCTTAATATTGATGCGAATTTTATTTTTGTTGTTCGCAGAGAACATAGACAGAAGTATAATTTAGACTCTGTTCTTAACCTTATAGCCCCAAATTGTAAAATTGTTGAAACTGACGGTCTAACAGAAGGTGCTGCTTGCACAGTGCTTCTCGCAAAACAATATATCAACAACGATTCACCTCTAATTCTTGCTAATTCGGATCAATTCGTTGAATGGAATTCAAACGAGTTCATGTATAAAATGCATGAACAAAATCTCGATGGCGGTATTTTATCCTTTGAGTCCACTCACCCCAAATGGTCGTACGCTAAAACAGACAATAACGGTTTTGTCACTGAGGTGGCTGAAAAGAATCCTATATCTAACCTCGCTACTGTTGGAATATACTATTGGAAACACGGTAAGGATTTTGTAAAATACGCTGAAACAATGATTAATAAAAATATTCGAGTTAATAATGAGTTTTATGTCTGCCCGGTGTTTAACGAGGCGATTATTGATAATAAAAAAATTAAAACTTACAATGTTGAAAAAATGTGGGGAATTGGCACCCCTGAAGATCTAAAAACATTTTTAAACAGCAAAAAGGATGTCTAAACTAATTTCCCATCGCGGTAATTTAACAGGGCCAGATACTTCTGTAGAAAATGTTCCCGAGCAGATTGATATTGCATTGAAAGCAGGCTATGATGTTGAAGTTGATATTTTTTTGCAAAAACAAAAATACTATTTAGGTCACGATGAACCCCAATACCCTATTGATATACAGTGGCTAGTAAAACGAAAAAATAAACTTTGGTTACATTGTAAAAATATATATGCACTTGAAAGTTTTTTAGAGTTTGATTTTAACTACTTTTGGCATCAACAAGATGACTTTACATTAACATCTAAAAATTTTATTTGGACTTATCCAAATAAACTACTAACCGGAAAAAGCATATGTGTGCTACCTGAACAAGGTTTTAACGGCGATATTAATAATTGTGCTGGTGTATGTACAGATTTTATTTTAAATAAAACATGGAATCGCAATCTCAAATAGGACAAGACCAGTTTGTTCTAACAACATTAAATTATATCCGTAATGGCGTTTTTGTAGATATTGGTTGTGAGAGACCTAAAACTATAAGCAATACATATCTACTCGAGAATGATTATGACTGGACTGGGTTAGCAATTGATCTTATTGACTTTAAAGAGGCAAACGGTGAAACGTGGGAACAGTTAAGACCTAAATCAAAACATATTATAGAGAACGCTCTATCGATTGATTATACATCTCTTTTTGAAGAGAATAAATTACCAAACGTCATCGATTATTTGAGCATTGATCTTGAGCCACCACAAATTACTTTAGAGTGTTTATTTAAAATACCCTTCGACAAATACAAGTTTAAATGTGTTACCTTCGAAACAGACGAGTATCGAGAAGGCGGTCAACAGCGTAAAGAAATATCAAGGTCCTTTATGAAAGAAAAAGGGTATACATTTATTAAAAATATGAATTCTCAGGATGACTTTTATATCTTGGAAAATCTATAATGTTTTGTCTCAATAAAAAACAATTAACTATTAACGATATAGAAAAAGCTGCTAATTTTGGTGGTCAGGATATTTTTTTGTTGGTGCCTTTCTTATCAGAAGAATTATACTACAAAGCATTAGTTCCAAAAATTTGTAACCATAATGAATCTCTATACACAAAATGGTTTTTTACAGGTAAGAATCTTTTACAAGAAAAGGAGTTAGCAACCTGTCAATATTCTATTGTACCTTTTAAGTTTGATATTGAAGATCAAAGAATAAACACTTTATGTGAGAATGCTAAAACACACAATAAAACAGTATTAGCTTTTTACACCGACGATACCACAGAAACATTTAACTTACCTGATAATTTAATACTCTTCCGAACCTCTGTTAATAAAAAAACGTTACAGACAAACGAAAGAGTGATGCCTGCTCTTCACCCTGATCATTTTTCAGGTTTTACGGAATATAAAAACAGTATTGGGTTTTGTGGTCAGTTGACTCATTTAAGACATAATATTATTACAAAGTTAAACGAGTTAAATTTACCCACTGATTTTATTTACCGTCAAGGGTTTTGGGCACCAGAAGTTGGATCTAAAATAAAAGCCCGTAAAGAATACTACAAAAACCTTCTATCTAATAAATATGCACTCTGTATTCGAGGTTCAGGAAACTTTTCGTTTCGTTTTTATGAAGCATTGTGTTTTGGTAGAATACCAATTCTTATAGATACCGATACTACATTACCATTTTCGTCTTCTATAGATTGGAATAAACATATAATTTGTATTAAACAAGAAAACTTACACACACTCCCAGATATCCTAGAACAAGATAATCGCTCTATGGCTGACAATAGAAAATTATGGGAAGAATATTTTTCGATAGAAGGTTATGCTCAAAAATTCATTAAAGATATTTGAATTTTTAAAAACTCCCTCTATACTGTATTAAGTGCGTTTAGTAAATTTTAAATCTCTTACGATCAAGAACTTCCTCTCTGTTGGAGAGACACCAGTAACTATTAATTTTCAGCCTGGTGTAAATGTAATCACTGGAACTAATTACGACAAAGAAGATTCCAAGAACGGTGTCGGTAAATCTACAATTGCTGATGCTTTGTACTTTGCCTTGTTCGGAACAACTATTAGAGAGCTTTCCAAAGACTTAATAGTCAATTCTTTCACAAAGAAGAAATGCGAAGTAGTTCTAGATATTGATATTGAAAACGGAAACGGTTTGTCTCAGTACCGTATCACAAGAACTATTAATCCTACTAAGTGTCATATGACTAAGAACGGTGAAGATATTACCCGTTCTACAATGGCTAAGACAAATGAGTATATTCAAAAGCTGGTCCTGTCTAATGGTAAGATCTTTCAGAATTCTGTTATTATGACTATCAACAACACTGTGCCGTTTATGGCTCAGTCAAAAGTTGATAAGCGTAAATTTATTGAGAGTATTCTTAGCCTTGAAATCTTTTCGGAAATGCTTTCAAAAGCTCGTGAAGAACATAACACACTTAAAAAAGATTACGAAGTTTTATTTACTAAAGTTGAAGGTATTGAAAAAGGTTACAAGTTCAATAAAGAACAACTTGACACTTTTGAAGAAAATAAAAAACAAAAAGTTACTGAGTTAGAAAAACGTATTGACGAAAACAAAGCTAAAGTTGCTGAGTTAATAAAAATGATTAAACAGCTTCCTGATGACGTCATGCAAAAGCTCGACGAAAAAGAGCAAACTTGTAAAGACGAGTTAGTCAATATTCAGAAAGAATACAAACAGGCTTATCAGGTTTTAGCTGACGTTAAAAGTAAGATTAGTCATATAGAAGGGCAATTAAAAGAGATTGAAAAAGTAGGTGCTATTTGTACCACTTGTAAGAGAGCTTATTCCGACGACGACCTCAAGCATAAAGAAGCTAATAAAAAAGAGCTTAATAGCAAACTTAAAGATTTTAACAAAGAACTAACTACAGCTCAAAAAGCTCTTGATAAAGTTAACTCTGATCAAGGGAAGAAGGAAAAAGAACACAAAGATATTCAAGATAAAAAGAACGTTATAAGAGATGTTATAAACAATAATAAAAATACTGAGACTAAGATCAGCCTTATTAATGAAAATATTCAAGCTATCCTAAAAGATATCGATGAAGTTAAAAAACAAACTAATGATGTATTAGAAAATGTTGTTAAAGAGCTTGAAGAAAAGCTTAAAACCGGAAAACAAGAACTTGAAAAACTAGATAAAGATTGTGCTGTACTTGAATGTGTTAAGTTTGTGGTGTCTGAAGAAGGAGTAAAATCGTATATTGTTAAAAAGATCTTAGCTGTTCTTAACGGACGTATGGCCTACTATCTCGATAAACTCCATGCTAATTGCTTGTGTCAGTTCGATGAGTTCTTCGATGAGCAAATTACAGATGAAAAAGGTGAATTAAAATCTTACTTTAACTTCTCAGGCGGTGAGCGAAAAAGAATTGATTTAGCCTGCTTATTTTCTTTCTTAGATATTCGTAGAATGCAAGGTGATGTTCACTTCTCTACTATCTTCTACGATGAACTACTTGATTCTTCTCTCGATGATAAAGGTGTTGAATTAGTGCTTGATGTTCTTCGTGAAAGAGCACAAAAGCATAACGAAAATTGTTATATCATTACTCATCGTGGTACTACAATTACAGAGAAAATCGATAATACAGTATTTCTGGAAAAACGTAACAACTTTACCTATTTATTAGCATAACCTTTATGTCTCAGTTCATCGTACAACAATCCGGTATTTCTAATCTCGTGGGTGCTCCAATCGGTTTGCCGCCCTTTATTCCTTCAACAACACAGGTATTGCAAACACAACAAGGACCTGGTTTACCCCCCCCTGAAATTCCCGGACAAGGATTACCTAGAGCTATTAACTACTTAGCTGACTACGGTGGTTGTTCTTGGTATCGTTGTATGGCACCAAATCTGATGCTCAATCTTTATCAGAAAGCGGTAATGCTAGAACTTACCACAATGGTCTTAGATCCCAGGTTCTATGCAGGTGTTAAAGCTGTAAAGATTCAGCGTCAAGCTACCCCGATTCAAAGAGATTTTGTCAAGATGCTTAAAGAGATTTCACGACAAATGCCTGATGGAGGATTTAAACTCATTTACGAAATTGACGATATTGTTTTTAGAGAAGATATTCCTGACTTTAATCGTAACAAAGATGCGTTTGTAGCAGATGAAATTCGTAACTCTATTTTAGAAATTCTTGATATGTGTGACGAGGTTACAGTTACCTGTGACTTTATGAAAGATTACTTTAACGAAAAAATGGGAGTAAAAAAGACTACTGTTATTCCAAACTATCTTACAAGATGGTGGTTTGACAGATATTACAACCTCGATAAGCTTGTTAAGAACTTTGAGAAGAATAAAAAGAAGCCTGTTGTATCTATTTTTGCCTCTGGTACCCACGTCGACGTCACTAATCGTACAGGGCAAAAAGATGACTTTGAAATGGTTGTACCCGCTATTATTAAAGCTAGAAAAGATTTTAGGTGGAAGTTCTACGGGTGTTATCCTCTACCTCTAAAGCCGTTTATTGACAGAGGTGAAATAGAATTCTGTGAATGGACACCACTTCCAGAGTTTCCAGGCGCTATGGCAGAGTCTGGTACTCAAGTAACCTTTGCTGCTCTTCAAGATAATAACTTCAATAGAGCTAAATCTAATATTAAACTCTTAGAAGCTGCTGCTTTGGGCATTCCTTGTATTTGCCCAGATATGGTTACATATAAGGACGCTAAGCTCAAATATTCAAATCCTGCAGAATTTATTGACTGTATTAAAACTGCTACTAAGAACCAACATACCTATGCTGACTATTGTAAGAAAGCACGTGAGTATGCTGATGGCTTTTGGTTAGAAGATGAAAAGAACCTTATGAAACATCATGAGGCTTATTTCACACCTTACGGTTCACCTGACCGCAAATATTTGCTTGAGACTAATCCTAAGTCATAATACAATAGGTAGTAGTGTATAGGAACGCATCATATAACCCACGAGAAGGAACTGTTTATCTTAGAACTTGGACTGAAGACGGTGTAAGAATTGATACTGAAGTTCCGTTTACTCCTTATCTCTTTACAGAAAGTAAAGATGCTAAGGATGCTACTTCTATTTTCAAAACACCCCTAAAGAAGCATTATTTCAAGAATACCTTTGAGCGTACTAAATTTGTTCAAGAAACTAAGAATCCAAGATTATTCGGTAATCTATCAGTGGATCAGCAGTTCTTAGTAGATAGATTCAAAGAGGAAGTTCATAAACCTGAGTTCAGTCAGTTCCCTCTCAAGGTTTACTTTATAGATATCGAAACATACTCACCAGGTGCGTTTCCTATTCCTAAGTATGCAAAAGACCCAGTCAATCTTATTACAGTATTAGATACACTTAGCGGTAAAATACACACTTGGGGTCTCAGAGAAGACTACAAACCAAAGCTTGATAACGTCACATACTATTGCTGTAAGACCGAAGGTGAGTTGTTTGAAAGATTTGTTAATTTTTGGAAGAAAGATCCTCCAGATATCTTAACTGGTTGGAACACCGAGCAGTTCGATATTCCCTATATCATTAATCGCGCTAAGAACTTACTCGGTGAAGACTTTATTCGTCAACTCTCACCCGTCGGTCAAGTTCATTACAGAGAAAATTTTGCCAAGTTTGGTAAAGAAATGGGTAGATGGTATATCTCCGGGGTTAGCTGTTTGGACTACATGGAGATTTATAAAACTTATTCAAAGGGTGATAGAGAGTCGTTCTCTCTGAATTATATCTGTGAATATGAACTTGGTGAAGGTAAACTTGCTATTAATGCTACTAACCTTTCATCTCTATCTGAAACTGACTGGGAAAACTTTGTAGATTATAACATTCAAGATGTTGATCTGCTTCGTAAACTTGAAGAGAAGCTTAACTATCTTAAGATTATTCGTCTCTTATCCTATAAAGGTTGTACCAACTTCGAAAGAGCTTTAGGTAAGGTATCGATTGTAACTGGTGCTATGACACTTCAGGCACAGAAACAAGGCTACATTATTCCTACCTTTAAGAATGAGACAGAAAGAGAGTCCCTTGAAGGTGGCTATGTCCGTGATCCGGAAAGAGGCCTCAAAGAGGCTATCGTATCCTTTGACGTTAACTCTCTATACCCGAATACCATTATCACTCTTAATATTGGTTCTGAGACTAAACTTGGTAAAATTGTAACTGGGGATCCAGAATACGATAAAGAGGTTGAGATCAAGCTTGAGTCCGGAGGAATGTTTAAAGTAACTGTAGCTAAACTTAAGAAGTTTCTAAAAGACGAAAACGTAGCTCTATCAAAGGCTGGTGTACTTTACTCTCAGAAATTTAAAGGTGTTTGCCCTAACTTGATTAATAGTATCTACGAAGAGCGAGTGTACGCTCGAAATGAGATGATTAAACTCAAGAAGACAAAACAAAAGGATAAAGAGACTGTTGGTAAGATTCAGTATTTTGATACTCTTCAATATACGTTAAAGATTCTTCTTAACTCCATCTACGGAACGTTTGCTAACAAGCATTCAGCGTTCATGGATATTGATAACGCCTCGTCTATTACTCTAACCGGTCAAGCAGTTGCTAAAGCTGGTGGAGCTATTGTAGATGCCTGGGCTAAAGAAAAGTTCGGTATTGATGAGTCACTTATTATTGCTGGTGACACCGACTCTCTTTATACCACAATTCAGCCTATTCTTAATAAGCTTAATTTACCCCTTGTAAAAGACGGTACTATTACCCAAGAGGCTCATAAGATTATTAATGCCATGGAAAAGCATCTCAATACTGAGATCATTAACTGGGCTAAAACCGATCTTAACTCTGCTGATCCTCGATTCGTCTTTAAACGAGAAGCTATTGCTGATGTAGGCTCCTTCTTAATGAAGAAACGCTATATTATTCATATCCTGGATGAAGAAGGTGTTCCTACTAATAAGTTCAAGTACGTAGGTGTTGAACTAGCTCGGTCAACAACCCCTAAGGAAGTTAAGGCTTTGATTAAGAAAACCATTGATACGGCCTTTCTATCAAAGGATGTTAAAAAGACTAACGAAGTGTTCCGAGAAGCTTATGACCACTTTAAAAATTTAGATATAACCGAGGCTGCCTTTCGCAAAGCTGTTAAAGAGCTTGAGAAGTATTCAGGTGGCGCCTCACTTCATAAGTTTAACCTCGGTACACCCTGCCACGTTAAAGCGGCATTAGCTTACAACTTCCTTCTCGAAAAAATGGGCATACAGACCAAATACGAACAGATTAATTCAGGGCAGAAGATCAAATATTTTTATGCGATGAAAAACCCCTATGGCTTAGATGCCGTAGCGTTTGCAAGTGAGTATCCAAAAGAGTTTCATGAGATTAAAATCGATTACGATAAAATGTTTGGTAAGATTGTTGTACCACCAATTGAGGCTGTTTACGAGGCTATTGGATGGAGAATACCTGTGATCGGTAAAGAAGTACAAACTGATTTATTTGATTTATTTGGAGATTGATTTATTATTACAACTATGCTTATATCACACGAAACACCTGTATCGTTGCTTCCATACTCTTGGGGCTATAATGATTACTGCTATTGTTTAGTACATCTATTGCCTGAGAATCAAAAATACAAAGACTTCTATTTTAAGTCTGTAGAATACGGACGCAGAGTACTTTTAGACAATTCTATTTTTGAGCTCGGTACTGCTTTTGATCCTGAGCAGTTTGCTTATTGGGTTAAAGAGCTTAAGCCTTTTGAATATGTTATCCCTGATGTCTTAGAAGATACTACAGGTACTTGTATGTCCATGGATAACTTCTTGTCCAAGTATTCCGATCTCCCTGGTCGTAAGATCGGTGTTGTTCAGGGCAAGACATATCAAGATATTGTTGACTGTTATCGTTTTGTAGCACCAAAGGTTGATAAAGTCGCCATTTCTTTTGATTACTCGTATTATCTAGAAAATTGCGATTGGTCTCAGATTAATGTTCCCGGTTTTGTTAAGAAGCAGGAAGATAACAAATGGCTAAAGTACGCTATTGGTAGAGTTAAACTACTGGATGACCTCTATGACGATGACGTTCTTGATGTAAATAAGCCACACCACCTACTTGGGGCATCATTACCTTGGGAGTTTGCTCTGTATGCAGATAATTACCTTAGTGAATATATTGAAACTATTGATACTTCAAATCCAATTGTCGCTGGTATTTTGGGGAAAAAGTACGAACCTGAATACGGTCTGTCAGAAAAATGGTCAGTGAAGCTTGTTGACTTTATTGATGCTGAATTGACCACCCAGCAAATTTACGATTCGTTCTGGAATATTACACAGTTTAGAAATCTATGCCGGTAGCACAGCCCTGGGTTACGTTCTTTAGTCAGACCGGTTCTGAGATTTATAAAATATCTAAAAGAATTAATCGTGTTCCAGATGTTATTGTAACAAATAAAACTAAAGATAAAGTTTTAGAAATTAACGAAGATTTATTCTTTGAATATGTAGATAAAATTGTTTGGTTACCTAAAAAACCTACTATAGAAGAATACAGACAAGTTATTCCTAAAGGCGCTTTTGTAACTCTTCATGGCTGGTTAAGAATTATTCCTCCTGAGATTTGTCAAGAGTTTGAAATTTATAATTTACATCCTGCTCCAATCCATTTAGAAGGTTATGACAAATATAAAGGTAAAGACCCTCAAGTTAGAATCTTTGAAGATAAAGCTACATATTCCGGAAATGTTATTCATGAATGTATTGCCGAGCTTGATGCAGGAAAGATTCTAGCTCAAAATCAATTTGATGTTCGAGGTTTTGATCTTGATATGGTTTTTAAACTAACACATTCTAAAGCTACGGAACTTTGGTGTAGCTTTTTAGAAAATAGAATATAATATAGAGAGTTATGAGAGTTTCGTTTACAGGTGCGCAGAGTACTGGTAAGACTACATTACTGAATAAGTGTAAAGAAATCTACAAAGATTATAAATTTGTAGACGAGGTTACTCGTTATGTTCGTCGGACTTATGACGTTAAGATTAACGAAATTGGTGGTACTGAAACTCAGCTTTACATTTTAGCTGAACATATTAAGAACCATCTTAAACTAGATGAAAACTTGATGCTTGATCGTTGTATCTTAGATGGTTATGTTTATACAAAATATCAAGTGGAACAGGGTAAAGTAAAAGAAGATGTTTTACGAGCTTTTAATGGAGTGTTTAATGCACTCTTTGATAGACTTGACTACGTCTTTTATACTGATCCGTCGGATGTAAAATTAGTAGATGACGGAGAACGTTCTGTCGATTTTAAATTTAGAGATGATATTATTGTACTTTTTGAAGATTTGATTACACATAAAATATCTCCTAAGAATAGAGAAAAGATTATCCGGCTTAAAGGCTCTGTCGAACAGAGAATGAAAACAATTGAAAAATATTTAAAACAATGAACACTAACTTAAACGACATCGCATCCAAGTCACTCGGTTCTTCAGCATCTTACGCTGTTTATACTGACAGTCATGACGCTTCACTTCTCAACCCAATGCCTAGAAAGCTCGCCCGAGACGGCTGGAATATTAAAGGTACTGAGTTTGTAGGGTACGACACTTGGCATTGTCATGAATCTACTTTTCTTTTAAACAACGGAGCCCCTATCGCGGGTACTTTAAAATACACATATTCTTCTGACTCAGAGTTTATGGTAGAATCAAAGTCAGCTAAACTTTATCTTAATACATTTGATATGTGTAAGATGGGTCAGTCCGTTGATACAGCTATTCAAAATTACGAATTACAGGTTAAGGCTGATCTTGAAAAAGCTTTAGAAACTTCAGTTGATGTTAAGTTTTTTAAATCTGGTGACGACGAGATGGGGTTATTTCCTATGACAGGTTATCTCGATCTTCAAACCTTTTTAGGTAAAGATCTTGAAGAGTTAGAAATTAACGATTACAACGCTGAGAGTAATCACTTAGAGTTTGAAAAAGCTAATTTCTCAGGTTATGGTTATAGTGTTAACGAAAATAAAGCACTATTTGCAAACAAATACTTTACTAATGCACTAAGATCTCGTTGCCGTCATACGAAGCAAAAAGATACAGGAGCTGCTTACATCTCTATCAATTCCTTAGATTCAGTCATTAAACCAGCCTCCCTCTTTAAACAGATTATCTCTCTGAGAGAGGTTAATGAGTTTCATGAATTCTGTGCAGAAAAACTTTATACAGAAATTATGAAGTGCCCGGAGGTTGAATCCTGTTGTGTCACTTTACTTTATTCTAGGAGAGGCTCTTTAGATATTAATCCTACCCGAGCTACATCCTTCGATATGCTACCACCTGCACTGTACAATACAAAATACTACACTAAAAAGGCAATGGGGCAGTAGAACTTTAAAACTAACAAATATAAATTATATACATTATGGCTAACACAGAAAATAAAATTGCAGTATTCTTCGACTCAGTCGGTAGAACAATCCTCGGAGAAAAATTAGAAGATAAAACAACTGATAAAGTTCTTTCAATTAAGAACCCAGCTGTTGTTCACATTATGCCTAATCAGCAAACAGGCCAACTTCAGCTTCAAATTCTTCCTTTGTTCTTTAAGGAGTTCTTAGCTGATAAAGATTCTGGTACTATTTGGAGCTACAATCGAGAAAACATCACTGAAGCTGTTGACGTAACCTTTGACTTTAAACTTGAAGCTCAATACCGTCAAATCTTTGCTTCAGGCCCAGCCCCTGCACCTCAGCAGCCACAAGGTTCACCAGAAGTTATTAAACTTTTTGACGAATAGTAAGTTGCAATCCTCTAGGTTTCCTTCATCATTGAGGTATGGCAAAAAAGACTAATAACCCTTTAGATAACCTCAAAGACATCTTTAAGTCTGTTGATGATTTAAACCCTGATGCAGCAGTACTAGACGCTTCTACACTATCAACCGCTGAAGATTGGATTGATACAGGCTCATATGCCCTCAATGCAATTATTAGCGGTTCGATGTATAAAGGTATCCCGGTAGGTCGTATCACTGGGTTCTCCGGTCCTTCAATGGCTGGTAAGACTCTCATCATGAATAAGATTATGGCTAATGCTCAGAAGAAAGGGTATATTGCTGTAATTTGGGATTCTGAGGTAGCTGTTGATAAGAAGGGTGCTGAAGCAGTTGGCATGGACCCAACCATGACAAAGTACTACCCGGTTGAGACTATTGAGGATTGCCGTAATCAGATTTGTACGTTCCTAGATAACGTTATTAAGTCTGAAAATCCTGATCTGAAGTTTATTGTTTCAATTGACTCGTTGGGTAACTTAGCTTCTGCTAAAGAGATTAGAGATACAACCGCTGGTAAAGATGCCTCTGACGTCGGTCAAAGAGCTAAAGCTATCAAGTCGATGATGCGAGTCTTAACTTATAAGGCTGCAAAAGCACGCGTACCGATTCTCTTTTCCAATCACGTCTACGACTCAATGGAGATGTTCCCGACCTTGGTTAAAACCCAATCAGGTGGCAAGGGACCGATTTATCTTGCTTCTGTCCTTGTACAGCTTTCTACACGAAATGAAAAAGTATCTGACAACCCTAACGAACAGTCTATTGCTATCGCTCACAATATCAGTGGTGTCACTTTGGGCGCTCTTACTATTAAAAATCGATTCGTACCTAATTACCTTAAGACTGAATTGTACCTTAACTTCAAAACAGGTCTGGATAAGCATGCGGGTTTATTTGAAATTGCTGAGGCGTTTAGCGTCATTGAAAAGCCAGGCCGCACAGTAATGTTTAATGGGGAGTCTCTAGGTTATCGTAAAGACCTTGAAAAGAATTCAGAGTTCTGGGGCAAGATTATGCCTAAACTCGAAGAGGTTCTTCAAGACAAGCTTTGTTACGGTGGCGGTGAAACGTCAGTTGATATCGAAGAAGAAATTGATAATATTGATTGATGTCTTCTAAACTCGATCTTGATTATTACGAGAATATAATCCTCTTTAACTCTCTCCTAAGTCAGGAGTATCTCTCGTCGATTATAGAGTATGCAGATCCTGCTTACTTTAATGACAGTAATATTAAAACTGTCTTTAAGGCTATAACTTCATTCTTTAATGAAAGAGGTTTATGTCCTTCAGTTACAGAATTAAAAGCTCGTCTTACTACTGATGAAGAGAGAAAAGCTTTTAATGAAGTAGCAGTTAAGTTTAAAGAACTTGATACAAAGTTTAATAAAGAGGAGTTGCTCAATAATACAGAGCGCTTTCTTAAAGAGCGGTGCTTATATAAAACTATTGTTGATACTGCTGAGAAGTACGCTCAAGGTAAAGCAGATCCTGCCGATACTTTAAGAGACTTTGAAAAAGCTTATAATATTACTTTAGCTGAAGACTTTGGTTCTTGGTATTTCGAAGACATTGATGAGCACATTAATGAATTAACTAAAATTTATAACCCACTACCTACTGGTTGGAACTTCTTAGATGAAAGATTAGAAGGTGGGTTATTCCCTAAAACTTTAACATGCCTTGTCGGGCAGGTCAATGTCGGTAAGAGTATCTTTTTAGGCAATTTAGCCACTAATATGGTTATGAAGGGTAAGAATGTCTTACTCATTTCTCTTGAGATGTCTGAGTTCATGTATGCAAAGAGAATTAGTACTCAGCTAACTCAAATTCCTCATAACGACTTAAAGGTTTATACAGATGAACTTAAGCAGCAGATTAGTCATCTTAAAAAGCAATTAGACTCTAGACTGATTATTAAAGAGTATGCACCTAAAACAATTACCGTACGTCACGTTGACGGGTATATTGGTAAATTAAAGCATAAAGGGTTTACTCCAGAGGTTGTAGTTATCGACTATATCAATCTTTTAAAACCAACTTCAAAGAATCTAAATTCTTATGCTGAAGTTAAAGAGATTGCTGAACAACTCCGTGCACTCTCCTTTAAATATAATATACCGTTTGTTACGGCATCTCAATTAAACCGTGGAGCATTTAACACAGCATCGCCCGGGATGGAGGGCATTTCTGAAAGTATTGGCCTTGCTGCCACTTGTGACGTTATTTGCTCTCTTTGGCAGGAAGAAGAAGACAAAGAACTCGGACTCATTCATTTGGGTATGCAAAAAAACCGATTCGGGGTTAACTACGGTCACTGTACCTTTAAAGTTAAGTACGAAACACTCACACTCACTGAAGTTAACCCAGACCATTTTGCCCAAGAAAATACTCAACAAGCTGTACAAGAAGCTGAAAACACTTTAGCAAAATTAACAGAAGATAAAAAAGATCCGGAAACTTGATTATTGGAGTAGTATGTAGTAAATACTCTACATACAAATGTTTAACGAAAAAGTCCTCAATGATTTTAATTCTCGAACAAATCCATTAAATCAGATTTGTACAAAAGAGTATATTCTTGGGGTATTTAAATTTGGATCTTTTCTTTCTATCATTCATAATAAAAGACTAAACCCTGCTGCTATATTTGTATGTATTTTAGAGAACAAAGAAATAAGAGACTTATTTGTAGAAGTTACTCATTCAGACAGTGTGCACGAAGCCTTACTTGGCCTGTTGCAATTATACCCCCCGCTATTAAAATCGAAAAATACCAAACGGTTGTTTAAGAAGTCGATAGCAAAGTGATTACTGATTTAGAGCGCAGAATTTATAACAAACATTTAGCTGTATCTCGTTCTCTACGAGGTAAGGCTTTTAAGTTAAAACAAGACTTTACAGACTTTCAAAACGATCCCAAATATCTTCATATTAAGCGTCTTGCTACCTTCTTTTCCAAGTACCCAGACGTTAATATGGATACCTATTTTATAGCACCTTATAAACTCTATACAGACGTTCAATATTTTGATCTATCTTATTTTGCATCGCCGAGAGCCATCAAAACTTATACAATTTATAAACAACAACTCTTACAAGAATCACCAGACTCTCAAAAAACAGATGTTAAGGAATCATTAACATTTTTAGTCCGTTATTGTTTACAGAACAGTATTCAACTTCATGATTACGTCTTTCATAAAGAAAAAGGAATAGAGCCAATTTGGACATACCATATTAAACATAACAAAATTAACCCTTACGTTTTAATGGAATTTCCAAATCTTTTTCATACAATACAAGAAATGCCGAGAGATGAGAGGGAAATACTTCTAGGTCGTTTTGGAACTAATTTCCTCGAATACCGGACACGATATATGAATTCTAAAGAACTAAGACCGTTTTTGGAAAAAGCTTTTGTTCGCCTAAAACTTTTTGTAGATAAAAACTTGAACTCTGCAAAATATCAACCATAATAATAACACTATGACATTCACTAAAAATATGTTTAACGAAATTAAGGCCTCTTTGTCTGATAAGAAAGATTCTTCTTATAAAGAGATCATGAAATTTGAGCCCGGCAAGACTTACGTTGTTCGTCTTGTACCTAATGTTACCGATCCTAAATCGACCATGTATCATTACTATCACCATTCCTGGAACAGCCTTTGTACAGGTCAGTTTGTTACTACCCTTTGCCCTTCGACTTATGGAGAGCAATGCCCTATTGATCAACTCGTTCTTAAGACCTACAATACAGGTTCTGCAGAAGAGAAGGAGAAGATTAAGCCTATTACTCGTAAAGAGAACTGGTATGTTAATGCTTATGTTATCTCTGATCCTACCAACCCTGAGAACGAAGGTAAGGTTAAGGTTATTCGCTACGGTAAAGAGCTTGCTAAGATTATTAACTCTGCCATTGATGGCGATGATGCCGATGAGTTTGGTGTTAAGATCTTTGACGTTGCTGAAGGCTGTTCTCTGAAGGTTAAGTGTGAATCCCGCACTGGTATGGGCGGTAGCCGAGCTTTTGTTACTTACTCGGCCTCTAAGTTCACCTCACCTTCTAAGCTTGAGGGTATTGATGCCAAGAAGCTCGACGCTATCTATGAATCCGCTCACGATCTTAGTAAGCTTGTTAAACCTAAGACTTATGCTGAGCTTCAACGTATGCTCGATCAGCACTTCTTCTGCATTCAAGATGTAACTAATCTTGAAGAAGAAGACGAAACACCAACACCTGCTAAAGTAGCTGAGGTTAAAAAGAACGATGCTCTTGATTCAATCTTTGCAGGTATTAAAGAGTCTACCTCTACTACTGAGCCTGCTGTATCTAAAGTAGCAGTCTCTGAAGAGAAGCCTGCCGTGGATGACACTGATGCTAAACTCAAAGAACTTCTCGCAAGTCTCTAATTTATGTTAAGAAGTAAAAAGAAACTCCAATACGCTAACCACAACGTAATTCATTCTCAAGAAGAGATTAATGAGCTTATTGAGAATGGAGCTAAAGCTTACGAAGCATATCTTGATGCCTTAGGTTTTGACTGGCGCAATGACCCTAATAGTTCAGATACACCTCGTCGTGTTGCCAAGGCATTTGTTACAGACCTAGCTATGGGCTGTTATACAGAACCACCTAAAGTGACTGCCTTTGATAACGTAGATAGTTACGATGGTATGGTCTGTCAGAATAACATTAAGGTTGTTTCGATGTGCTCTCATCACCATGCACCTTTTATGGGTGTTGCGCACGTTGCCTATATACCTGCTGCAAATGGTAAAGTAATTGGTCTCTCGAAGCTCAATCGTATTGTTGATTGGTTTTCACGCCGCCCTCAAGTTCAGGAGAACCTTACTATGCAGATTCACCAGTATATTGATGCAGTCTGCGAGAAGAATAAAGGAGTAGCTGTCTTAATTGAAGCTAATCATACTTGCTGTTCTAATCGCGGTATTAAACATGATAGTACTATGAGGACTGCTAGAATGTCTGGATCTTTCTTAGATGAAAAAGATAATTCAAGGGCTGAGTTTTACAAATTTGTTGAATTTGCCCAAAACAATAAAGGCCACATTTCGTAAAATGATCACGGATGAACAACTTGCAACAGCGCTAGTCGCTAAAATGGCTGGTATGGAGCTTAAAAAGGTTGACGATAACACCCTTACTCAATCTTCTACTGGTCCTGCTACTAAAATTGACCCGAAGAATTTTCTTCCCGGGGTTCAACAACATCAGCAAAACCAGCAGCAAAGAATGATCGAAGAGCTCAATAGGCAGGCTATGATGGCCCATCCACTACCTCAGCAGCAAATGCCTATTCAACAAGCGCCTGTTGTTCAAACAGTAAGTACACCACAACCGCAAACCTTCACGGGACAGGATCCTAATCAATTAACCTTTGATTTTATTGATGAAGCTACACAGAAAAAGTCACTTAAGCAGCTTGATTTAATTGTTGATTACCTGTATTCTATTAACAACAAATTAGATAAGATTTTAAGTCGTGACAAACATTCTGTCTCTCAATAAAGAATCCTTCGTACAGAAGTTCTTAACACCTATCAGCAAATTAGCTGATAACGTTTCAATATCGTTTAATGATGATGAGGTGTTTACTACTTGTGCTTCTCAAGACGGGTCAATTGTATTACTGGCCAGTTATAAAACTGATACAGCTGTAAAAGGTATTCCTCGGATTAATCTTCCTGATGTTAAGAAGTTTGTAAGGCTTCTTGATTGTGTAGACCAGGATAATATTGCCTTAACCATTGAGAACAATCATCTCAAGTATACTACTCCTTCCTTTAAGTTTAATTACTTCTTACTTGAAGACAGCTACATGCAGAGGTGCCCGGTTAACCCAGATAAGATTAAACAGCTAAAATATGATACAGCTTTCCTTTTACCTAATACAAAGTTTAATGAAGTATTAAAGGGTAGCTCCATTGCTACAGATTCTGATAAGTTATATTTTTATACAAAAGACGGTAAGGTGTATTGTGAATTAAATGATCTGGAAAGACAGAACATTAATAATATTACATATCTTGTAGCAGAGAAGTTTGTTGGTGAAAGCATTAAGAATACTTTACCTCTTAACTTAGAGAATATCCGTTTACTTGCTGGAACTAAATGCAACGAATTCACTGTAAAGGTTAACAACGAACTAAAAGTAACCCTTTTTCAGATTGAAGAAAAAGATATTGATATAAAATTTATTATATCAGCGCTGGTAAAATAACACCTTGTAGTATAAGTTTTAATATGTCAAATAAATTGTCCACATTAGGTTACACACTGAAACGTTTACGGGATTCAGGTTATTATGCTCATAAACTTTTTACTGAGTACAATGAAGCTGATCCTCGAGCTTGGACAATTGTTATCGACCCAAGTGTATCATCAGTGTTTTGCACCTGCTTTGTCAACGAACCTTTTTATGGAGATTCTTATTTTGAGTTAACAGATGGTGATCAAAGAATTCCTGGTCGTTTAAAAATTTCTACCTCTTCGTTTGAGGTACTTGTTGAGCATTTAGTCAAATATAACATTAATAATAAAGCACCAGGGTATAATAAGAAATTTAATAAATAATTGTATGCCCGGGGAGGACAAAAATAAAAAGAAACCCAAACGGGCTTATCGTAAAAAGAAGACTGATGCTATGGGTCTGAGTGCCCTAAACCCTGAAGATCAATTACTACCAGCTAAACAGTTAGCACAAGTTGAAGATGTTATTAAACAGGCTTTTCTTCGCTTCTACGATAACGCAACCCTAAAACAATATAAGGTTAAAGATCTAGAACACCTTGATACTGTTGTATCAGAGTTTTTAGGTTCATTTATGATTTTAGGTTACGATATAAATGGTGAAAAGGTTCTTATTATGCATGCCACAAACCCTCATGATAGGGATGCACTTATAGAGCATATGAGAACAACATTGCTTGGAATTATCAATCCACAAGGTTAAATAACTTCGTGCCAAAAAACGAAGAGGTATTTAAAGATCCCTACGAAGATGTTATAATAGAGAACCCTATAGACGATTCTCAGTTCTATAGAGGTGATAAAAATGTACCAAAAGAGGATGCCCAGTTTGAATGGACTCCTAAGATGGTTAAGGAGCTCAAGAAGTGTAAAGAGAATATCATACACTTTGCTGAGAACCATTTCTGGATTGTAAACCTCGATCGAGGTAAGATGAAGATTGAGCTCTATAAAGCTCAAAAACGTGCCCTTAAGTCTCTTGCCGACAATAGGTTTGTCTGTGTCTTAGCCTCCCGTCAATGTGGTAAGACGACGATTACTACGATATACGCGCTCTGGAATACCTGCTTCTTTGACGACCAAAGAGTTATTATTGTTGCCAATAAAGAAAATACTGCAATTAACATTTTTAAGAGAATAAGAATGGCTTATGAATTATTACCGAACTATCTCAAACCCGGTGTTAAAGAGTATGGTAAGACGGGTGTTACTTTTGCTAACGGTTCTAGTATAGGTATTAGTACCACGACGTCGACAGCAGCTCGTGGTGATACGGCTTCTATTCTTTGTATTGACGAGGCAGCTTTCATTGACCCTCACTTTATGGATGAGTTCTGGAAATCAGTTATCCCGATTGTTTCATCTGGTAAAAAGACAAAAATTTTCATGGTCAGTACCCCAAACGGTTCAGGTAACAAGTTTTACGAAATATATTCTGGTGCTGAAAAGGAAACTAATGGTTGGACAGCTGAAAGAATTGATTGGTGGGATGTTCCCGGAAGAGGTGAAAAGTGGCGAAAGCAGATGGTAGCAGCTCTTGGTTCTGATGAAGCTTTTCAACAAGAGTTTGGTAATACGTTTCTTGATGCTGGTAATTCTGCAGTCGGAGCTTCGGTTATTGAGAGATTTAAAGAAAATAAAAAACCTGCCATCCATACAAGCGATGAAGGTGCGTACAAAGTCTTTGAGGTCCCAGATATTAACAAACTTTACGCAATCGGTGTTGACGTCGGAGAGGGTATTGGGAGAGCCTCCTCTGTGGCCCAAGTACTTGATGTTACAGACTTAACTGACATTAAACAGGTAGCTGTGTACGGAACTAATACTGTTGAACCTTATCACTATGCTAACAAATTAGTTAATCTTTGTTCCCAATGGGGTAACCCACCTCTGTTAGTTGAGAGAAATAACTGTGGTGCACAAATTATTGATGCCCTTTTCCACAAACACATGTACGAAAAAATTGTATCATGTTCCAAGTTAGCCAACACCGGGTCATTTTCTAATACCAGACATCTAGGAATTCTTTCACATAATAATCTCCGCTTTGCAGGTGTTGCTAATATGCGTTACTGGGTCAACTTCCTACAGGTTGTCCATATTAATGATCTCGACACAATTAAAGAGTTTGAAACTTTCATCCGTTACCCAAACGGAACTTACAGAAAGAAGAATGACCAATTTTACGATGACCGAATTATGTCTCTTGTTTGGGCTTTGTTTATTTTAGAACCAGAAATCTGCCAACAATATTTTGAAGTTAAAGAGTTTGATGACCAAAATAAACCTCTACGCATTGGAAACCTCGATTACTATGAACCTGATAAAAGTCTTTATAAGGTAAAAGACTTAAATAATAGTAACAATATAACAACTTTGGGTAACACTGAAGAGTCAATGTTTCAGCCATTAGTTTCAGAAAAAGAATTTGAAAAAATGTATGATACATCGGATTTAGACGATTTAATGTCTCAAGGTTGGAAACCAATGTAATATGCCAGATAACGACCTTTGCGAGACACCTCAAGCTACCCAGCAATCAGTTCTTAATAGATCAAGTAAAGATAAATTTTTGCTTGTTTTAAATTTACCTACCATTCTTAAAGAAAGATCTAAAACCGATTCTAAAATTAAACTTGACCCTTTACAGATGAGTGTGCACGGAACTATAGTTCCTGCTATTCAGGTACCAGCTAATGAAGTTCGTTTTGCAGGACAATCTTACAATGTATCCTCTCACTCTCGCCCAAACTATCAACCACTAACTGTTAATTTTATTGTTGACAACAAATTTTATAATTATTGGCTACTTTGGAAATGGTTAGATGTACTCAATACATCCCGTGGTAGCTTGTATGACGGTACAAAAGAAAAAAACAAAACAAGACAATATAACACAGAACAAGGAGATCTATTAGAATATCAATCTAATTTAACTGTTTTTAGTTTAAACGAATACAATCAAAGAAGTGTGGAATTTTTATATTTTAACGCTTTTATAACCAATCTCGGAGCTATTAATTATAGTTATAGAGATTCAGAAATTATAGAAGCCACTGCAGAATTTCAGTTTAGTCAGCTTAAAATTAATTTATTAAGCTAAATTTCGATAAAAAAATATACCCAGAAACAATAAATAATAATATAACAATATGGCTATTCAAAGACCGCAAAGAAGAATTAATTCACCGGGTGTACAGATCGACGAAACTGATTTGTCCCAATATTTAAACCCAACACCAGGTACAACAGTATTTGTTGCTGGTTATGCCCCACAAGGCCCGGTAGATGAAGTATTAAGTATTACTTCAAATTCTGAGTTAGATCAAGTTTTCGGTCTTCCGCAGACACCTGCTGAGCGTTATTTTTATCACTCATGTAAGGAAATTTTAAATTCACCAGGTAACTTACTTGTTACTCGTCTACCATATGGTTCTGGTGGAGGTGAAGTTTTTGGCGGTTCATACGGAGCATTATTTTACCCTGTTTTAAGCTCAGGTACAACAATAGGTACAGGAATCTCGGGTGTCGGTGCACTTTCAGCAACAGAGCTTTCAGCAACTACAATAACCGGTTATCAGATTGGTCAACCAACACATCTTACATTAAATGACGATCAATACGACAATATTATTCAAGGTAACGTTACCTGGTCGTCTTTATCATCTACTCAACTAACACCAAGTCTTTCTACAACTGGATCAGTATATAATATTAACAACACAGGTATTATTGTTCTCAACTCTTCTAAAACAACAATTAATGAAGCATTTGAAGGTTATTACATAACATTTGCTGATAATACAAATTTTGGTCCTGATTCTGATTACAACGCAGTAACAAGTCTGTATAGTCTTACTGCAGCAAATGATTTTACACAACTACCATCAACTCGTCTCGGTTTTGCATTATCAGCTGCTTCCGGTACTACAAGAGATTCAATCTCTGAAGTTATTGAGAAGACACCAACATACAATTTTGGTGATTCGTACTATAAAGATTCTCTGATCGTTAATATCTTTAAAATTCGTAATTCGATTTATGAGCCAGAAAATTTAACATACTCGTTAGCAGAAACCCACATCGGTTCTTTTGATCCTAATAAACAAATCGTAGCCGATGGTGGCGGTACACCGAAAACGTTTTACTTAGAAAATATCGTTAACCGTGGTTCAAATAATATAAAGCTACTAATTAACCCAGCACTAACAGATAGAACTAATTGGGTATCCCTAAGTGCTAATACACCAGCAAGAGCTGTTACGATTAATTCAGCAGCACGAGCCATATTCCCGGTAGGTTCATATTTACCAACATACGCTTATCAAAGAGGTAAAGATATCGGTAATGTAGTAACAAAACTACAGCGTGCTTTAACCCTAGTTGAATTACCTGAAACTATTAATATCGATGTACTCGTTGATGCAGGCCTTTCAACAATTCATGCAAATAGTATTACAACCAGTAACGGTGACAAGTATTATGATGATAAAACCTTCCAAGTTACTACAAATCTTACCTCAAGTATTGAGTTATGGCAGTCAATTACAAATACATTTAATACATTTGTAACACTGACTCGTAAAGATTGTGTATTTATTTCTGATCCACTACGTCAAATATTTGTAAACGGTGAAGATACTAAAACACTCTCACTTAAAACTAAAAACTTTACAACAAACGTTTACACACCTCTCAAAAACAGCTATGGGAGTATAAATTCAAATTACTTAGCAGCATATGCTAACTGGGTTAAGATATACGACTCAACAATTGATAAGCGCGTATGGGTACCTATTTCAGGTTTTGTAGGAGCTGTTTATGCTCGTTCTGATGCACAAACTCAACAGTGGTTTGCACCAGCTGGCCTAAATCGCGGTATTATTGCTAACGCTCTTGATTTAGCTATCAACCCCAACCAAAAGCAAAGAGATAACCTTTACACAATTGCTCTTAACCCTGTTGTATTCTTCCCAGGAGACGGTTATGTAGTATTCGGTCAAAAGACCTTACAAACAAAACCAACAGCATTTGACAGAGTAAATGTAAGACGTCTGTTCTTAGCTCTGGAAAAAGCAACTCTTAAAGCTCTTAAGTACTTCGTATTTGAACCTAACACTGAGTTTACACGCTCACGTCTCAAAGCAACCCTTACACCAATTTTTGAATTGGCTAAGAATACAGAGGGTGTTTATGACTACCTCATTGTTTGCGACGAGCGTAACAATACATCAGATTCAATCGATCGTAATGAGTTACTAGTAGATATCTATATCAAGCCAGTTAAGGCTGCAGAGTTTATCTTAGTCAACTTCATTGCAACACGCACTGGTCAAAACTTTGAAGAATTGATCTAATAAATATTTAAAATTATGGCACAAAATATAGCAGACTTCTATAGAACAGTACAAGAAAGAGATTTTGCACGTCAATTTCAATTTCGTGTAATTCAGCTTGCAAATACTAACTTTAACGAAGATGAATTCGTTTATTTAGAAACTGCAAATCTACCAGGCAGAACAATTAATAATATTCAGGTACCTTTCATGGGCTTGAATTTCAATGTACCTGGTACAGCTTCATACCCTGGTTCTGAGAGTTATGCCGTATCATTTAGGTGTGATCAGAATTATGACATTCGTTCTACTCTAGAAAACGCTACATTTAACACTTTTGATGATCAAACATCAACCGGGGACTACAATATTGCAAGAAATTCTTCTGTTATCATCTTAAATCTTCTTGGCAAAGACTCAAGTGTTATTAGACAATATACCCTATATGGAGCTTATGTAGTATCAGTAGGAGATATTGCTTACAATCTAGGAGATAACGGAGCTATCGTAACCGTTCCTTCTACTCTAGCCTATCAGTACTGGAGAGTTACTGCTGCCTCCTAATTTATATTAATAGGTAAAACCTATTAAATAATATAAATGTATGGGTGTCGAGCTCACTAATCAAATACCATTCTTTTTAGAGTCGTTTCTTAGCAAACCTGCATCTGCTTTACCGAAAGGTGCGCAGTGGGTACTAATATTTGATCCTATTCCAACTACTTTAATTAAGAGAATTGCTTCAGGTTGGGAACCACGAAAATGGAATATAGATAAAGCTATAGAACAAACAAACGATAACAGCAACTACATGAATAAAAAGGGCTGTTTGTTTGTTCAAGCTGCAGAGATTCCTAGCGAAGGAACTGTTATAAACGCAGAAGGTTTACAATATAATGGGTTTTTAAGAACAAATATCGGAGCTGGCCGGGAAGCATACTCTACTGTACAAATTATATTTCTAGATACAAATATTAGTTTTGCTGATAATGTTATTAGACCTTGGGTTATAACTACATCCCATTTAGGTATGATGGCACGTGGCGTAGAAAATGGAGTCGACTACAATTACAGATGTAATTTTACCCTTTATAAATTAGGTGTTAAAAATAGAAAAGACCCTCCAAAAATTACTCAAAAAGTAACATTTATTGGGGGATGCCCGGTATCAGTTGGCAGTGAGGAATTAAATTACTCCCCGGTTACTTCTCCAAGTCTACGAAGCACAACATTCACTTTTCATTATTATACGGTAGAAGGTCCTCAAAGTACCTTTTAAGTAAAGGTAAGAATGAGCTTTTTATATAAGGCAAAATTATTAGATCAAGAGATATTCTATAGTGAGTTAAGGGTTTATCAGCATAAAAAACTTTTAAAATGCTTTATAGGAGATCAAATACAGCCAGATGTTTTAATAAAGAACCTTAATGATATAATTTTTCAAAATACACAACTATCTGAAAAAGATATTGAAAAAATGTCTTTCTTTGATTACTTTTTATTAGTATTGTATTTACGTTATACAAGTATCGGTGATTTAATTTTTGCTGAAATTGTTACTGATAAAAAGACAAAATTAGAAATCAGTATTAATAAAATGTTAAAAGAGTTTTATTCTTTTAATATTCAAGATATTTTAAAATCAACTATATTAGAGAATTTCGAAATCGGTTATAAAATACCAGATATATATTCTATTTTAAAGCTTCAAGACAAAGTAATCCAAAATACTTTTTACTTATATTTTTTAAAATATATAAAAGTAGGAGACCAAATTTTAAATTTAGAAAAATTTAACGATACCGAGAAACAGATTATATTTGATAGTCTGCCTGCTAAGGTTACTGCCCAAATTATCAAACATACCTCAATGATTATTAAAACAATTAATAACTTTAACATTTTAACATTTTTGCCCGGACTTGAAGCAAAAATTTATTTTAATCTGAACATAGAAAACTTTTGCAGTTTAATAAGATTATTAGTTGGAGGGGATTTACTAAGCCTTTATGAAAACATTTTTGCTCTTAGTAAGTATGGAAATCTACCCCCTGAGTACATAGAGCAATGCACACCTGGTGAATACTTGTTCTTTGTTAAGAAGTTAGAAGAAATTGCTAAAAAACGAGCAGCTGAAAATATGCCACCCTCTGATATGAGTGAAACACCATTTGATGATGGTATAAGTGGATAATTATTTTACACAAATATAAATACCGCTATGAGTGAAATTATAGAACAAGCCCAGCCCACCCCTAAAGAAAGTCTTAGTAGCATCTTATCTCTTCTTAGTAACGAAGATTCTAAACTAACATTTAGTATTTTAGTACCCTCTCTTCAACAAGAGATAACTTTCAAACAGCTTACTACAGAACAGCTTAAAAGACTTTTAAAGACTATCATTGATTCTCCTGTTTATAATACCGAGTTTACCCTTACTATTAATAGTGTCATTAAAGAGAATTGCACAGATAAAACTATTGATACCGGTAAATTTACCATTTTTGATAAGTTATTTATTGTCTTTAAAACAAGAATAGAAAGTATATCTGATACCTATATAGTTAAATTTACAGATGAGGAAATTAAAGACAATAACTTAACTGAAAAATCTTTATCTATTAATCTCGTTGAACGTTTAGATAACTTTGCAAAACAGAACAACACATTTGATAACAAAGACTATTCTTTAAATGAATTTACTATCACATGCTCATTACCTACTTTGGAAATTGAAAATAAATTTGAAAAAGAACTTCATAAAAACATTAAGACAGATATTAACACACCTGAAGAACTACGAGAAATTATCGGTAGCACCTTTGTAAATGAGATTAGCAAATACATTACTAAGCTTCAGATAGGTGAAAAAGTTATTGATCTATCTAATTACAACTTTAAAGAACGAGTTAAAGTAATAGAAAAACTTCCAACAAATTTAATCAATAATGCCATCAAATTTATTGAAAAATATAAAGACCTTACCGGTTTGTTATTTAAGATTAATACAGACATTAAAGACACTACTGGCAATAGTGTAGTACTCGAAAAAGAACTTCCATACGACGCAACTTTCTTCAATATCTAGGCTTCTCTTCTTAAATATTTAAGAAGTGACAGCATCAACGTTCTTACAGTCAAATCCTGAATTAATTGATATTCTAGCGGATTTATTGTCTTCAAAGTTTGACATTCCCCCGGATATGTTGAAGACAATAACCCAGAAAGCTATAGCTACTTCTACACGCAAAACAAACATTTTAATAGATAAAACTCTCAAAGAGAGATTAAAAGATATTAATGATAGATTTAAAGAGAGCGGGTTAATTGGTTTAACAAAAGATTTTCTTAAAAGCAAAGCACAAGCTAAAATAACCCCTGCAAAAGAAAAAACAGTTACTGAATTAACTGTACCAAAGTCTAAAGAGTTACCTACCTTACCTTCTATTATACCATCTAATATACAAACTTTAGGGTCTGAAAAAAGCGGTTCAGAAGCAGATAGAAAATTAACTGAAGAAAAAAAAGAACCGATACCTGTATTATTAGCCGGTATTACTAACGACGGTGAAAAAAGCTTAAGAGAAAAATTACCCGGTATTTTTGAAGATATCTTTAAAAAGATGCCTAAACAAGAACAAAAAGAGGATATGAAGTCTCAATTCTCTGAAAAAGGTCTTTTAGGTCTATTACCAAAAGGTTTATTAGGTTTAGGGGCTGGTGTTGCGCTGCTGCTGGGCGGTTTAGGAGCTTTAGTGGCAGGTCTTCAGACAGAAGGACCTTTTAAAGGTCTTCTTAAAATTTTTAGTAGAGTTGGTCTTGAAGGTGGTTTAAAACTTTTACAAAAAAGCGCTCTAACATTTTATAAATCCATATCTTCTTTTGTAGAGGCTCCAATTCGTTTGCTACAAACAGCAGCAAAATCTATAACCGAAATTTTTACAACAGGAGCTTTAAAGGGAGTAGGCGGGTTATTAAAAGGCGCTAAAGGTATCTTCACTAAGATGTTTGGTGGTGTAATAAAATTTTTAACCCCTTTTGTTAAGAGAATACCTTTTGTTGGCTCGTTAATTAGTTGGGGATTTGCATATTCTCGTTTTAAGTCAGGGGATATAGTAGGCGGAGCCATAGATCTTTTATCCGGTATCGCGACGCTTTTCCCCGGTATAGGTACCGCCATAGGTATTGGATTAGATATACTCAACGCTTTCTTAGATTATAAATCTGGAGGTGCTGATAAAAAAGCATCACAGAAAAAAGGTAATATATTATGGGATTGGGTTAAAGGTCTCGGTAGTATGATCTGGAAAGGCATAAAATATGTCCCTGTGATTGGCCCGTTACTTGACATGGTTGAATCAATTACAAAAGGTAATTGGTTTGATGCTCTATGGAATTTTGCTCGTATTAACCCGTTATTTGACCCTCTAGTAGGTATTATAGAATACTTCACTGGTGGCAACATAAAAGAGGAGGCGCAAAAAGGAGTAATAAACTTTGCAAGTAAAATGCTCGACTGGGGTAAAGGTCTCAGTAAATGGGTTTATGAAGGTGCTAAAAAGCTTCCAGTAATTGGTCAGCTTATTAAGACAGGGGAGTTTTTATTACAAGGAGAATGGAGTAAGGCTCTTGTAGCGTTTTCTCGTGTAATACCTGGCGTCGGTTGGGTAATGGATATGCTTGGCTTTACTGAAGAAAAACAATTACAAGCAACAGAGAAAGGTTTAGATGCAATTAAAGGTCTTTGGAAATGGATTAAAGATTCACTTTGGGAAAAAGTTACCGGCTTTGTTGGTAGTTTAATTGACAGTGTTAAAGACTGGTGGAACAATTTATCTTTGGACCCTCGTTCTTGGGTAGGTATGGGCCCTCAGGCCCCTGAACCAACTACCTCTCAAACCACCCAATCTACATCTACTCAATCAACTCAGCAGACTACCCCCCAGACTACATCAACACCTAACTCTGCACCTCTTTCTACAACGCCCGAACCAATAATACCTATAAGTACGCCCGAACCAATAATACCTATAAGTAGCGAAAAAATTATAACTCAAACAACAAACCCCTTAATAGGGGAAGCGGCACCCGAAATTACAACACCTTCAGAAACTCTATTAAGTGGTGCGTTTGGAGATGAAAATAATATTTTAAATAATAAAGCTCTTGAAGATATTGCTAGTAATACCGGAGACACAAATAATGCTATAGGTAATTTAACAAATGCTATTTTTAAATTAGCTCAAACTTTTGCAAAACAACAGCCACAAGCTGGTAATAATATTATAATTAACGGTCAGCAGCAAAGTAACATACCTTCAGCCTCGCAAATTGCTGCTACTAATGTTGACCCAATAAGAAATATTAGAGCCCAATTTGCGATTTAAATAATATAATATGGCCGCTCAACCAACAGATACATATAAAAAAATATATGAACCTAAACCCCAAACAGGTGGTGGAGGATTAGCTAGTCTATATAAACCTTCTGGAGGCACATACGGTTATGTAAACGTTGTAAAGGATTATGAATGGACTTTATCCCCTTCCTATATTCGAGATACAGCTCCCGTAGTGGTTCTTAAAGAATATGAAGTTAATGAAACAGCTATAAAAAGACAATTATATTTTTACGGAGCAGGGGCTACCGGACAGACAAGTGATACTACTAAAGGTATACTCGCACCTTATGCAGAATTATTTCCAAAAGATAAACCTACAGGATTTGTTTATCAGCTTCCTTATTTAACTGATATAAATTTTCAATTAAACACCCCTCAGTGGGCCTCACTAGATACCCTTGAACAAGGTCAAAAATTTGCTAGTAGCGTGGCAGGTGTTATAGGTGGGCAAGGTGCAGCTGCTACTACTGAAGCAATTCTTGGCGCTGCTGGTGGAGCTTATATGGGTGCACAAGCTTTAAGTTACCCAAAAGTAGGTATCATGGATAGACCAAAATTATGGCAAAGCCATGATTTTCGAACAACAGAAATTAGATTCCCTCTCTTCAATACTCATACAGTAAATGTATGGCAGCGTAATAGGGATTTATGTTGGCTTTTAATAAATCAAAATTTGTATAATAAAAGAGACTTCATTACAAGTGTGCCTCCTGTATTTTACGAACTATACGTCCCTGGTCAGCATTATAGTATTGCTGCCTGTGTGACTAATATTACAGTTACCAATCGAGGAAATATGAGAAGAATGGTAGGTTCTGATGGAATGGAGAGCAATGTACCGGACGTTTATGATGTACAGCTCACTTTAACAGACATGGTTATGCCAAGTAAAAATTTACTACAAACACTAGAAAATAGAACTGTAAGAGTACAAGTATTTCAATCTCAAACAGGGATCGGTGCTCGTGCTACTGAAGCTACTGTTAACGCTGCTGGACAAATAGAGGAAGGTATTAGAGAAACAAGCCAACCAACCTAAAATTAATATATGAAACAAAACAGTATTAAAGATTTACCTAAACTAAGACCTGATTGTTACGAAAATATTTTTAATATCTATGAAGATGTTAGCGGTCTTTATTTTTATAATATATTACAAACTATTTCATTACCTGATAATTTACCCAAAGGGTATTATAAAGAATATAATGTAGTGTACGGTGATACTTGGCCTTTAATTTCATATAAAAATTATAATACTCCAAATTTATGGTGGTTGATACTAATGGCTAATAAAATAAATAACCCAACAGTTCAGCCACAAGTTGGTCAAAAAATTGACATACTAAACAATAATGTAGCTCGTTCTGTTTTATCCCAAATAACTGTATCTGAATAAAATGGCAGAAGTAACTACAAAGTTTAATCAATTACTACATAGCGTTGAAATTTACATCGAGACTGGTAACGGTCAAAAGTACAACGTTAACCCTAATTCTATTGTAAATTTTTCTATTGAAGATACCCTATCAAACTGGGTAACTCAAGGTACTTTATCCTTTTTTTATAACCCTGATATTGATGGCAACACAATTTACGATTCCCGGACAGGTAACGATGTAAAAGCAACAGACGGGTTAACAAATAGCGATGAAACAGCTAGTTTAAACTTTACTTGCGACGGAAATGATAACGTTTTTATTCATATAGTACCTAAAACAGAAAATACTAACTCAGCATCTGTTGGAGGTGTTTCAACACCTGAATTTAACATACCTGAAGACTCTGTATTCTGGAGTATAACTCATAAAATGGCCATATACGATATGGAAGATATAGATCTACCACCCGGTGCTCAAAACGCTGCCTCTTCTACTCTTAAATGTTATAAGCTTTATTTTTGGGATTACTGGTATCAAAAATTACTAACTAATGTTATAGAGTATTCAACCGGGGAATCGTCTAATGCTAACCCTCAATCTGATATTGAAAAGGGTTATGAGCACCCGGGTACTATACCAACAGGTATTGCTATGAAGGAGATTTTAGAAAAAGGATTAGAAGATGAATTAAAAATAGGTGAAGGAGAGGACTGGGAAGATGGAGCTACAAATATATTTTATACTGCCCCTGCTCAAGCAACAGCGTATGATAATTTAACGTACATTTACGAACAACATATTAGTAATAAGAGTTCCGGAGATATACACGATCAAAGTATACTATTAAAAGAAAAAGGTCCTAACTTTAAAGACACCGGATACCTAACGTTACGACCTATTTCACATTTTTTCGAAAAGGCAGGTAACTCAGAAAAAAGCCCAGGGGAATATCAAATTGAACATTTCTTTTTACAGAGTTATACTGACAGCGATACTGAAGGATCTCGACCTACTAAAAACTTTAAAGCGCCTATAGCTGAAAACTCTAGTAATATAGAGGTAGATATTAAAACTTTAAAATATCATCAAATCACTAATTACCGTTTTGTTGATGTTGCTTCAATTACTAATTCTCGGGAGTTTTTATCTCGACCTGTTTATTCAGTTAACTTTAAAACTCGAGAACTCTTAGTTGAGTTTCAGGCTAATAAAGTTGATGCTGCTAAAAAATTTATCGCTGATAATTACATTTCCCAGTTATATAAGGGTGGTGGTTCTCCAGAAGATTTATTCTTAATTAACGTCGATAAAAACAAACAAAGTAAAAATATAAGACCTGTGTTTTCTTTATTCCGAGACGAATCTAAAGGTAGACAAGCGGTAGGGGCTCAAAAAATATTATACACCGGGCTTTATCATAATGCCTGTATAAACTTTAGAACTTTAGGCCTCACTTATCGAGAGCCGGGCCGTTTTATAGCAATCGATAAAACCGAGGGTGTCGAGTCTGGAGATTTTCAGAATAAATTTTTCGGTCAGTGGTTTGTAATAAACGTAAAACATATTTTTGAATCTGAAATGTATTATAACGATATTACTGCTGTTAAAATACATAGATTTGAACCTTTAAGTTAGCAAGATAAATAAACTTATGAACGGTTTTTTCTCAACTATTACTATGGAAAACGGGGGTTATATTGGTACTGTTTTTAATTCATCAACAAATCAACAAGTGTATCAAACCCAGCCTCATCCATCTCAACTTTTAGCTACAAGAGATATGAATAACTTTATTAAAAGAGGGCAGACAAATATCTCTACTACAGACGCTGTTCCAACCACACAAACCACAACTCCAACAGTCTACTCTAGCCCGAAACGTTGTTGTGGCCGTTAATTATAGAGTTTTAAACAGGTACTAAACCAATTAATCTCTTTATCAATTACGATGGCATCTTTATACATGCCTTCAGAGATTACAAGCAAGGTATTAGCATCTGAATTAGCTTCAAACATTACCTCAAACATCTCTTTAAGAAGCTGGAGATAGTCCCCGGAGAATTCTTGCTCTCGTTCAATAACATACTTACGAAGTTCATGAGGTGTAACTTTACCTCTAATCTTGTCTACCACTTTACTAGCAATCCCTTTAACCTGATTGTCTTTAATCGTTAAAGTTCCAGTATAAGAGAACTTCTGAATATCGTTAATAATACGCCGTAAGTCAGGGTAACCAGAACGAACAAGTTCTACTAGCTTCTGTTTCTCGGTATCAGGAACGGTGATTCCCTCATTTTTAAGTATAGCTACTACTCTATTCAATACTCCATCTAAAGGAGGTGTTAAACTAAAGATCTGACACCGCGATTGCAGAGCAGGAATGATCTTAAACAGATAGTTACAAGTAAAGATAAACCTTGTATTATGTGAATACTCTTCAATAACATTGCGAAGTGCTTTCTGTGAATCTAAAGTAAGGGCATCACATTCATCAAAGAGTACAATTTTTAACTTACCATCTAAAGACTTTGTAGAGGCAAACCCGATAACTTTAGAACGTATCGTGTCAATACCGTTCTCGTCAGAAGCATTAATGTAAAGATACTGACAATCTAGGATATCATTTGCGATGATCTTAGAGAGTGTAGTCTTACCAGTACCTGGGTTACCAGCAAATAAAAGATTTGGTACCTCTTCTTTACTCTTAAGAGACTCAAAGTATAACCGATCTTCGTTAGCAAGAACAATATCAGTTAAGGTCTTAGGCCTATACTTCTCAACAAATAGATTCTGAAACATGAATAGATTATACTATCAATGACCGGAACTGCCAAATCCTTTTTCCCCTCGTTCAGTTTCATGAACGGTTTCAGACCAAAACGAATCTAAAGTAACAAGAGGGTAGAGAACAAATTGTGCAACTCTGTCACCTTTCTTAACTGTATAATCGTTATCAGAATGATTAAGAATACGAATACCTAAATCACCTCTATATTGATTATCAATAATTCCGTTGAAGGCTTGAAGACCGTATTTGAACTGTAAACCAGAACGAGACTCTACTCTAATCCAAAACCCCGGTGGAAGATAAGCCAGTTTAAGACCAACAGGTACAATAGTGGCACCTCTTGCAGGAATAACAGTATCTTCAACTGCTGTTACATCATAACCAGAATCTCCTGTTTGAGAGTCTTTATGATTACGTTCAGGTAGAACTGCATCAGGATGAGTTTTAAGAAACTTTACCCCTGAATTAGGACTTGTTGTATATGTGAATGAACTATTCATTGATTAATTGACGTCCAGTGTAGTTACCTTCTTTAATTTCTCCAATAGGCTTTGCACCAGGTCTTACAGCATTAATTTCAAGCCACTGAATAAGCTGATCGAGTTTATCAGTAGGAACGATATAAGTCCCATTAATTGTGTTAACAATAGTTTCCATCTCGATATAATACTATAAAGTTTATAAAAAGCAACTGGCAGCTTAATTAATTTGATGTCAGATTTAGATACCCTTTTAGATGAACTGTCTTCTTTTTCGTTCCCTCAACCTACAACAGCTAAGTCTGTACCTAGAGGTACCCCAACTCATATTACTGAAGATAATATTAACGATTATATTTTACAGAAAACCGGTACACTAATTGATGCTGGTCTCGGAGCTGTTAGTGATTTAAAAGACTTTATTGTACAAGGACAGAACCCTGATGAGATAGCCGCTCTTTCTGAACTTATTTCTTCTACCACCAAAGCTATCGAGGCTCTTAATAAAATTAACTTACAGAATAAAAAAGCTAAAACCGATAAAGAGCTTAAAGCTATTGATATTGAAGGTAAGAAAGCTATTGCCGGTTCTTTACCAGGAAACGTTACCAACAATACAGTTAATTTGGTTGCCAGTAGAGAAGAGATCTTCAAACAGCTTTTAAACAATGTTCAAGAGGATGTTGTAGAAGCTATTGAAGTAGTTGATTCTATTGTTATAGAAGAAAAAGAAGATAAATAATTGATATGGCACTTCCTATTTCAATTAATAATGACCCGAACTTCCCGCCAACAGGTGCAGGACCTTATAGAATTGATAGAACCTGGTGTTTAGGTGACACGTTACCATACTTAAACGGTAATACTACAATTTTTGCAAATGAAATTAATAGTTTAGGTACTGCATTAGCTTCTACTAGTGCTAATTTAGTTACAGGGTATACAACGCTTGTAAATTCAACAAGTTCAAATTTAAATAATCAAATTTCTGAAACCGGGAAAGTGCTTCAAGTAGTTGCTCAAACAACTGATTTGTCCCAACTCGGCGGAGCAATTACCTCAATAACTGATACAGGTATACCCGCTCTTACTCTTACTCGAAAAAGTACCACATCCAAAATATTGATAGACTTAATAGGAGGCCGCGCCTATACCAACTCACTAGCGCCTGCTCGAACATATTTTTATATTCAATTAAATGGCTCGGGTAGTTATGTAAATATTGACGGTAGTGGTAGATCTGTCGAATATTTAGATTCCAGTACTCAAGTCTGGACTCCACATTCAGCTCGTTATTTTTATACACCGATTTCTACAACAACTACTATAAGTTTAAAAGTTTATTATAGTATAAGTACAGCTGCTTCAACTTTCTGGCATCATGTTGGTACTACAGCAGAACCGTTTATATTAACAATGTCTGAAATCGCTTAATAATCTACTTGATCGGACAAGCACCGCCTGCACATTCCATACTTTCAATATCCCCTTGACCGATATTAATTGATGTAATTGACTTAACTTTTTCAGTTAACTTCTGATACTCTTCTTCAGAAATCTCTTCGTACGGTGCTTGTGCAAATCCATGCTCATTATGAAGCAGGAATGATACCGATTTAATAGATGTCTCGTAGTTGTATTCAAGCCAAGCTTTAATCTCTTCTAGCTCTTCTTGTTTATAATATACTGTAACAGACACAGCATTATCTGACCAATAGGTTTGAAGCTTCTTAACTAAGTCAAGCTGCTGAACAGCTGTCATTGATTTAGCTACTACACATTCATTACCTGCTGAACAAGGAAATGAAACAACTACAGTTGAATGGTCATCTTTACCATCAAAACCGCGAACATATTCTACATGATAACCAAGATCGCGGCAGATATTAACAAGCTTATCTCCAGACCCCATTCTCACTCTACGAATATAGAACGGTGAATAAGCAGGGTGAACCCCAGGTGTTGAACCTGCGAGTAATGAAAGAGTACCAGACGGTTTAACTGTGGTTAACTTAATTGATTCAGGATAACCCTTATGTTTTGACCACTCTTTATCAAATTTACGAAGAGCCTCATAAGCCTTATCAAGCCATTGAATCTTCTCATCTGAACACTGACAGATGCCGGTAACACCGAGTCCTAAACGCATGTTCTTATGAACAATCTTATTTGTCTCATCATGAATAAAGGGCATCGCTGCTGTTGCTTTTTGTGTCTTATAAAGCAGAGTAGCACAGTCAGTCAATTCTTCAACAGATGTAATATTGTTAAGATATAGCTCAGACAGATTGCAGCACTCATAAGATGTTAAAGAGATTTCTGCACAAGGGTTAGTTCCAAGTACGTTATCTTCATTTGTAGGATAGAGCTTAGAACTCTTCATAGGACCATCTTTAAGACGACCAAACTTTTGAGATAAAGGAAGATTAAAGAAGCCGTAAGGTTCCCCTTTAGCAAAACCTGTCTCTTTATCTACAATATAACCGTTAGTCCAAATTTCACTAGAAATATGAGAAAAATCATCGGCATAGATTGTATTATTGGACATTGCTCTCCAGTTAGGAATGTTACCCAATGACCAGTTCTTAGCTCTTAGATAAAGATAATCATCCGGGTCACCAAGAGCGATTTGCGCTGAACGACGTACATTTCCAGCCACTACAATAGACCCAATAATATTACAGATATCGAGAACATCTGTAGAACGAAGTTTTTTACCTTCTCTTGATTGAAAGATCTTAGAAATCTTTTCAATACCTTCAATAAGGATACCAGGACCAGAAGCCGTACCACCAAAACCTGAAATACGTTCACCGGAACCTCTAACTAAGATAGTTGAGTAACTAAATGATTTACCAGTTACATAATAAGCGTCCAAAACTTTACGAAGCAGTTCAACCCAACCAGAACGTGAATCAGGAACAATAAAATCAGCATCCTTAGTGCATTGATGCTCAATAGATACACTCTTCTTAATCTTAGGAAGTTCGTGAATGTCTTCTCTACGGATAGAGAAACCAACACCACCTCCAAGCATTAAGTTCTCAAAAATAAAGAGAAAAGTCTTCGGGTCGTTAATACTGCAGTACCAGCAGTTAAGTAAAGAGTTAGCACCAAACTTCTTAACTGTTTCAGTACCTAACTGCCAAAGCATTCTACCAGCAAAGTTACACTTGAGATTAAAAACTAAATCATACAAACGTTGAGCTTCTTCAGGTGTATAGTCAGCACCAATTTCTTGCGCACCATTAATACAACGAGCCACTGTCTGCCACCACTCCTCAGTATTGTCTGTACCTTCTATTTTTCTAGCATAGGTTCTTTTATAGACAATATATCCTAATCCGTTGAAGCCCCAAGGCACTTCTTTATTGATATATTTTTGTAGAAATTTTTCTGGTAACAGGTCAGAGGTATAGTTTGTAATCATAAATTTGACAAAGAATGTGTAGGAATAACTTAAGCTATTCTACGCCAAAAAACTAGTAAATCTACTTAGTATTTTCTCTTTGGCGAATTACCTGCACCTGGCTCTTTATCATTCCACTTTGTTCCGCCAGGAAGTTGTACATTTTTGTTTTGCAGGTTAATATCAAAATCAGCCTTTTGTTCAGCTTCTACCTTTTCAGGTTTAATATTAATTTTAGATTTACGACGAACTGAATCAGGTACCGGGCCTGTATTGATACCATCATCTTGAAGCTCCAATATCTCAATAGGTACTGTCATTGGTGTACGATAAAGACCTGGAGCGTATTCTACAATAACATCTGCATAAATACTATCAGGAGATTCAGTACCACCACGATAGTTTTGAGTTGTTGTTGGATAGATTGATTTAATTGCGGAAATTCTTAAGTTAAGATCAAAACCCGGATCCATACAAGATTTTACAACATCGATAAAGTTTTGCCCTTTACCTTTCATAAAATCTGATTTTAAAGCGTCCTTTTTAAAACGAACACGGTCTCCAATAATAAAACCGCCCTGTTGATAACGCTCCAATAGATTTTCGAATAAGACATCAAATTTAGTTTCCATAATAATTCTGATATTATTTATGCAACTCTTGCTCTAAATAATAGTGTAAAATGGCTATTAAGATACAAGCACTAGAAAACATCTCAAAAACATATAAAGACAAGACATATGTTTATAAAGATCTTACTCTTGACTTAACAACCACAAAAATTGATTCCCCGGGGGTTTCTTTACCAGTACCTGGATCCGATATCAAAGCTTCATTTGATTTAGCAGCCATAAACAACTCTCTAACAAATCTTTTTAATACTCTTCCTGGTCAGAGATTTTTATTCCCCGAATACGGACTTAATTTATATCAGTTTTTATTTGAACCTGTAACACCTGAAAACGGCGAACTTATTGGCGATGCTGTATTTCGTGCAGTTACAACTTTTGAACCAAGAATAACTGTCAAGAACATCAATATTTCAGTAGACGCAGATAATAATCAATATTACGTTACAGCTATTATTCAACTACCTATACTCAATCTTATTGAAGAACTTGACTTTGTTTTTAATATTAAAAAACAATCTTTTATCTCTTTACCCGTACAAAGAAGAAAATAACATATGGCAACTAACTCACTAAACAACTTCGATTTACCGAAAAAAGGCTATGCTGCCTTTGACGCTCTATCTTTACGACAACTTATTATTGACCGACTTAACGATCAAAAAACATTTACCGATCAAACTTATCTAGGCTCTAATCTCGCAGCAATTATAGACATTGTAGCATACTCCTATCATACTTTAATTTACTATCTAAACAAAACTGCAACAGAGTCAATGTTTACAGAAGTTCAGCTTTATGAAAATATTAACCGCATCGTTAAACTTATTGACTACTCCCCGGTAGGTTTTCAGACATCAACTCTTTCCTTTACGTGTTCTGCTTTAGGTCCTACTCAAACTGTGGAAGGCCTTCTAGCTGGTTTGTATACAATTCCAAGATATTCATATGTTATGACCGGAAATGGTAGTATACCGTTTTCATTTAACGAAGACATTACTTTTAATAAAACTATTGATGGTAATGAAGAACAAACTGAACTAAGTCAGCAAAAATTGATATATCAGGGATACTACGTTGAACATCCTGTATTTACAGCGACAGGGGAAGACAGAGAAATGTTTGTTGTAAACCCCGGAGATGATCTAGTAGATCATTTTAATATCGATGTTTATGTTAAACCTGCCTTAACAAATAAGTGGGAGCAATATACAAAAACTGCTAACCTTTATCTTGAAGACGGATCTGCTAAAAAATATGAAATTCGTTTAAATGGTAATAACCGCTACGAAGTGCAATTTGGTAACGATGTTAATGGCAAAAAACTTTCTCAAGGAGATCAAGTAGCTGTTTACTATCTAGGATCAAAAGGTACAGACGGAGAAGTAGGACCTAATGCCTTGGGTGTATCTCGTCTTGTTCGTTTTAATACTGTACAATATAATAGCATTGTTAATGACATATTAGACAACCAGTACAACCTCCTAACTAATGATCGAATGAACGCTGTTATTTTTAATAACACTAGTAGTTCTACACCAATTAAGTTAGCAGAGTCGGTTGATGATATTCGTAAGACAGCTCCAGCCACTTACCGTAGTCAATATCGCCTAGTAACAACGGGAGATTATGAAACATACTTACGCACCAATTTTGCTAATCTTTTAGCAGACGTGAAAATTGTTAATAACTGGGATTATATTTCAGGTTATCTAAAATACTTTTATGATATTGGCTTAACACAACCGGCTCAAACAGAAAGAGCATTATTTAACCAAGTATTATACTCTGATTCATGTAACTTCAATAATATATACTTTTTAATAGTTCCAAGAACAGCAAGTACTAATTTTGATTACCTGTTACCCGCTCAAAAAGAACTTATAAGCTCGTCTTTATTAAACGTAAAAATGGCTACTACTGAAAACGTATTTGTAGACCCGGTATATAAGGCTGTCAGTTTCGGTGTCGCAAGCACCACAATACCTGATGAACTTTATGCTGATAGACCTGCTAATTTCGTTCCTTACCTCTTAACAAACTTTGACCCTGTGTTAGATGAAAGTGTATGTGAATTACAAGTAATAAAGAAAGCATCTTCTCGTAGAGATAATCAAGCAATTGCAAATGACATTGCTAATGTTTTTATAAATTACTTTAGTCGAGAAAGTGTTAACCTTGGCCAAACAATTGACGTACGTCAATTAACTCAAAACATTCTAGCTGTCGACGGTGTAGAAACTTTTTATACTATTCGCAACGGAGACGAATTTGCTAAAGTTGAAGGTCTGTCACTTTTTGTATGGAACCCCATTTACCCGAGTAACGATAAACAGGTTATAGCTAATAACTTACCTTTAAGATATTTTGAATATCCGTACTTTAATAATATTAGTACAATAACAAACAAAATTAAAGTAACATCTGTTTCAACTGTTTACGAACAGGTTGAATACTAATTTATATGCACACAGTAGACTTTATAGTGACACCTAATATCGGGGATGTTTATGCAACAGGGTTTACTGCTTCTGTAATAACTACAGGTATTTCAATTGCAAAGTATATTTGGAATTTTGGGAATAACGAAAATTTAATTTATAATGTTGCTACACCAACTTACATTTATAATTACCCAGGCATATATACTATTACCTTAACTGCTGTTGACTTTGATGGTCATGCTGCTACTTCTACACAGCAAGTTACTGCTGATTTTGTTTATAGAGATTACATCCGTTTTACACAGATACCGGAAAAATACCCTGACCCGGGTAAATCCACAACACTACCCTTTAAGGCTGAAATTGTTTGCTCTCAGCCTAACCAACCATTAGTCGTCGATTTATTCGCTACTAACTCTCAATCTACACCTTATCAATACATTCCTGATAGATGGAGGTTCCTAAACCCTACATGGAAATTTTTAGATAAAGATCAAAATATTATAACTTCTATCTCTGCTACACCAGTACCTCTTTATAAAAACAATACTGTAGTCGGGGTTTCAAGCACCATAGAATTTTATTATGTTGATTCAATCGGTATTACAAATCCCGTAGAACAATGCCCGATTTTAATATCTGTTACTCTACAAACTTCTGGTTTTAGTAACCCTAATGACTCTAGTTTTTATACATACCCAGGCTACGCTAATAACCAAACAGTTCGCGCAGGGGTATTATGGCAAATTAACGATTTATTTCCAAACGTATTGAAGGTGACTGGTAACTATATTGACCCTATACAATCCCCACAATGGACTGAGGTACCCACACCTGTTTTAATTACCTGCCACTCAAATCGAAGTTTAGTACTATCTGGAAGTGAAGATTCATTAAGTGAGCCTATCTTCACCTACCCGGTAAGTAATGAAGTAGGTCAGAAAACTTCTCTTAATCTAACAGTAACTAATTTGCTGTCTAATGAATACACTGTAGATGAAGCTCCTTTATATTTTCAAGCAACAGATAGCGGTGATTTTGACTCAAGAGGGTACGTTTTTACAACTATAACATCTAAAGCTACTGCAGTTAGCGCAACAATTTTAGCAGAAACTAACGCATATACCGGTGCTGAATATCCTTCTGGGCAGTTTTATTACCCAAAAGGTTTTGCTCCAAATACAAGTGTATGGGTATCAAATCCAGAGCGTAATACCCTTAATAAGATTACCCTTGTACCTTATAATAGTTCTTGTTCTACAGTTAATTACTTCGTAGAAAATAATATTTTAGTAGATGGTCAGGTAAAACAAATTGAAGTACCTCACGTAAATACATCAAGCACATTTAACTATTCAATGTCTGGTTTTTCTGGCATTTACGGTATAGCTATTGACCCTCGTAAATATGACATTATTGCCTGTGATAGCGAGCTTGATCGTCTATACCGCATATCAAATACTGGTGAGATTTTAAAAACCTTTGAACTTTCAAGTCTTGGTGATTACGATCCGTTCAAAAAAATGATGGACTACTGGCACTTCACAACACCAGCTCAAAGTCTTTCATCTACAAGATATGCTTTATATAACCCTACATTTATATCAGAAAATATTGCAAACTATATTATATCTATCGGTGGAGTTGTGCAGCCTGTTAAAGACCGTTTAATAGATCGTTATGATAGAATTTGTCGTCTAATGGCTAGTCGAGTAGTTAACGGAAATGTTAACGCTGACTACCCACCTGGAGATGTACCTATTGATATTATACAAATTTTTAGTCCTACTCTACCTACAGAATATATTTCAACTTTAGCTTACTGGTTAACGAGCTTTGCCGCACCTTCAAATACGTTCCACTTAACTGATGCGCCAAATCTTTCATCTAATACCAGTCATTATCTTGTAACTATTGACGGTGTAGTTCAAAACCCTTCAACATACACAATTAACAATACTACAAAATCCGTTCAATTTACTGAAACTGTTCAGCCCGATTTAGACGTTCAGGTACATTATATACCAAAACTTAATAACCCAATTACTATTAGTTATACAACTACTAATCCTACCTCATCTATAAGCGTTTCTGCTATTAATGACGATCCGGAGTCATCATTTATTGTTGCAATAGGGGGAGTATATCAATCCCCAAATAACTACAAATATAACTACTCTGACCAAACTATAACATTTGGTGGCACTATACCTGGCAGTACACCTGTACAAATAACACAGTTATCAATTAGCGACAAGGTGTATATACCCGCTGCATATACGCCTTCTTATATTTCAATCGATAAAAATTATGATATTTGGATATCTCTCTATAATACAGTTTCTGTTTTAAAGTTTGATCAAGACTTTAACTTACTGTTTAGTGTAGCTCCTTCAGGTGTAGGCTGGCAACACGAAGCATGGACAGTACAGCCGGAAGGTATAGACTATCAATTTTCTAGATATGGTGTAGATACTCGATATTCAAACCCGGAAACTCTTCCGCCTGAGCCCTACATGAAAGAGTTTTTCTTAAGACCGCCAGTTGTTGAAACTGATAGAGAAAATAACTGTTGGGTCACCTATGCGCACCCACTATGTAGTATCTTAACAAAGTATAGTCCTACCGGGCAGTTACTCGGTCAAGTAAATTTACCGGATTATACTATCCCTGTAGGGATAGCTGTTAATGCAAATAACAACGTATGGATTACAAACACTCATAATAGTTCCTATACCTATACCCCGCTTTCCGGTAGTTTGCAATTGTTTGACACCACATCCTTGAGCCCTTTGAGTACTATTACCGGCTTTACAAGACCTCAATATATAGCTCTTGATAGAGAAAACAATGTTTGGTTTACTCACGGTTTACGCAGAATCGGTTATTACAACCCAACTACAACACAGCTACAGATGTGGACTCTAACTCTCACAGGAACGTTTGAACCATTTACTGTTCCTACTGACTCAACCCTTCAGGTCTTTGATCAAGATATTTTAGAAGATGATGAAGAACTAAATGGCTTAGCAGTAGATGTCTTTAACAGAGTTTGGATTATAGATGGAATGCAAAACTTCGCCTGGGTTATATCCGCTACTCCAAACTTTTCTCAAGCACCTATTCGTTACTTTAAAATAAAACCTGATTCTACTATCGGTTATTATGCAGACTCAGAATCAGGAGAAACTTATACAGAATCAGGAGACTATTATTATAAATCCGCTCAAGCCACCGGAGACTGGACCGGAAACAGATGGTATCAAAAATACGTAACAGCGCAAATGCTTTCAGGGTTAGCTCTTTCAGGTATTTCAGAACCCTTCACAATAAGCCCGTTTGAAAATTCTAATCAGATATACAGAGTCAATGAATCATTTAATGCTTCAGAGTATATGCATTCTTTAGCGCTACCTGAAAATTTATATAGTAATACATTATTCTTTGATCAGTTTTTAGGTGCTGCAGCTGGAACGGGTATGTTAAGTTCTTATGAAGACGTAGGCCAGATTACTTACGAAAAAATTGCAAACTTTATCAATAATTTTGCCGATATTGATACATGTAATGTCGATCAGTTATTGTCAATTGCTGTTCAAACTGACACAGCAGCTTCTGATTATGGTGCTACATATCCTACAGAAATTAAAAGACTTATTGATATAGCATCAGTTAGTAGAACAAGACTATGGGGTATTAAAGACGATGTACCAGTTTTACCGAGAAGCACTGGAAACGAGCTTGACACTCAAACCAGTTATATTACTGCAGGAACTAGAATTATTTTAAAAAGTAAGTTAGATAATACATATAGTCTGATACCGGTACCACCGAAAGAAGATAATACCTTAATTTACCCTCTATCTCAGCTATCTGGCTATGGTTTTGTTCAGCCGGTATTAGTAAACTATCAGTTTTTTGAACTTGACCCTCAATATGATAACACATATCTAGAAAATATAATAGATTGGGATTCCCCGTATACTCTATTAACACCAACAGCATCTTCATTTAACGAGTGGTATGGTCCAGGTGGTGCTATAGAAACAATGTTTAGATACGTGCTAACTAAAAATCTCTTCACTAAATAATAATAGTGAGTACCATTAACCAACAGCTAGATCGTTACGCTAGACCACAGCTTATATCTACTGATAAAAATGATATACAGTCACCGTTTTCGTTTCGTTCTTGGTATCAAGCCCATCGAGGTATTATACCTGGTCAAGAGTATAAGCAATATAATGATTACCTCCTACAATGGTATAAAGATAAAAACGCTCAAACTGTTGATTTTAAAACACAGTTGCGCATTAACTATCTAACTTTATTAAGACAAGTACAATTATTCTTTACAAAAGAAGAGGCTGATAATTGGTATAATAATATTGATCTTAATAATGACAAAGAGCTTTTACTTTCTATACCTTATTTTGCAAAAAAATTAAAAGATATTTCTTTATATTATTTACAGCTCCGGGAAAACATCAAACACTCTCGGTTACTATATAATCAAACAGGCACAGAATCAGGCATCCTACTCCAGCTACAAAAGTTTCTTTTAAATAATTACACCCAAAAACCTGATACAACAATATCTATACCTCCAACTATCTGGAAAAACGTACCCGCTTTAAGCTCCATTAAAGACACTATTACTCTTCAAGTTGAAGACTTATACGACTTTCATGACTATTACGACCAAACAACTGACGTTCCAGTTTCTGCATACTACGATTTAACAAATGCTGATTTACAAAACTTTTTAACTAGTAAGAATCTTACTTTAACTTCTTCAGAATGGATATACCGTTTAGGCACTTACTCAGTTTCAGGAGATTTAACTCCGAGAGATAGTGCTTTACCAGAAGTTCCGCTGTTAAGTGATATAGTACAAAAATATATCGGACAAGATTTATATACTGCTCTAGCACCTGTTTTAAGTGCACAAAAAGACTTTTATGTTATGCCAATAGAAGTCGGCAACAACTTCTTCTATTGGCCGTATGGCCCGTATGTGAGTAGTGATTTTAACCCTAAGCGCTACACCTCTGTTGCGTTAAGCTCTGTTGGTTTAGAAACTTTAGCTACAGGGGGTTCGAGTATTGAACTTGCTGATACAATCTTTGTAAAAACTAAAAAAGGTGTACAGGGCGCCTGGTTGCACAATATACCTTATAGCCGTCAAGAGAAAACAATGGAAGCAATTATACCTGCTTCTAAAAAAATTAAATTTAAATTTCCGTTCCCAGGTTACGGCTTATCAGGTGATGACTTTGAATGGACAGGTCCTGGCCTTGTTACTGATAATAGATTCTTTTACCTTGAAGACAAGTATAAACAAGCAGTAGAACAAACATACTGGTCAACCACTTACGGTTTAACCTCTATCAATCAAATATCAATTAACGATACAAATTTAATTGATAACAAAGCATATGCAAGTAGATCTTACGACCTAGCCGATAAAGTTCGCTATTGGACCGAACCTCCTGCCTATAATGAACCTAGCTATATAGGGGAGGTTAAAGAGGCTTGGTTGTATCGCATGAATACAACTGATATCTCTATTGCCCCTGGAGACAATGTAGTTTATTGGCCATTTGAAAAAATATCATCTAGTGATTCTTTCCCTACATACTTTCCTACTGATGTAACTAATTTCTGTACCTCAATACCCGTTTCAAATGTTAAATTACCTTTTGCAACAGCAGGTAAAGCTTTAACTGCTGGTGCTGATATGATTTTTAAAATTCGTAATTACCAAGACTCTAAAGACGATGCTATTGAATGCTGCTGGTTATCCGGCCAAGATTCTTTTTACCCTAAATATAGCACCCTCGCTACAAAACAACCGGGTCTAAATTTACTTTTACAGCCTGGTGAATTTACAAGATTTGTTTGGGACGGAGGGGATAACGTAAGTGTTGATAGTGTATTTGGTAACTTTAAACATCAGCCAGATTGTGAGTTTTCTACAAACCCTGACCTCACCTACAAAGATCATGAAAAGTGTTCTTGTCGTCAAGTGTTGTTTGCTCCATTTGGCCACCCTAATGACAACTACACAGATAAAACATTTTTAGCAGATTTCATAGCAGAAGATACGTTTACACCACGGTCAATTAATATTGACTCAACATATTTTAACAACAGTAAAACATATTGCTGGTATCAAACAAATTCAAAAATAGGCTGGGGGGACGGTAAATGGGTTTCAAAAAATAACGCTTTATATAACCGTTTTAACCTTAAAAAAGGTCAGGCATATATTTACTACCGTGCTAACGAAAAAATCGATAGTGAAACCACTAACAGTTTACCTGAACTTGTTATTCGCTATCCGTACTCTCAATATGAATCTGAATATAATAAATCTTTAGTTTGGTTAAAAGCAGTTAAAGATGAAAATGATAACTGGGTGTCCACGAATGAGCGTTCCAGGATGGTTTTATTCCCGGGAGACACTCTCATTTACAGTAAATTCGATACTGCCACCTATAACCTCTCAACAAATGTAATTGCTACTAGAACAGTAACGGAGAACAGAGGAAGCATATGGTCTAATTACGATTATGTAACTATTAATAACTCTCTAAATGAAGTAGTAGTTGCTCCACCGGTTACTTTTTATCCTGGTATTTCTACTCTTAATCAAGGTGATCCATATAAGCAATATGTTAATCTACAGCCACCCACTTTACAGAGAGTTGTTCAGTGGATAATTACTAGCCCTGACAACAGAATAAGTCGCCTCACAAACGGTGAACCGATTATCACTTTTACACCTACCCTCACTGGTTTATACACAATCGGGTTGACAGCTTTAACTGCGCAATCTGTTGTACTATCTGGAACAGTTCCAATATCGATTTATCAGTTTACTTCAGCGTTTAACGCTTCAACAGAAACAGCACGTATATCAACAATCCAAGGTTACGCTTTTATTAACACGATACCACCTATAACAGCTATTTCAGAAAAATACAACACAATATCCTTAACAAGTATTCAAATACCTCAAGTAGGTTTTGCAATGAATACACCTCTAGAGGGTTGGGATTATAACCGCAGTATATATAGTCCTTATACAGCTTCTGAAAATAGAGGTGCACGGCCCTATTGGGCTATAACCGGGGTAGTTAAAAATGAGTTTACTAGTTTTAAGGGTATTGAATCCTGGGGACAAGCTTTAAGACTAACAGATAGACATAATGTAATTTCTCAGCCATTATTCTCAGATATTATTTTTAACATTGGTAATTACATTGAATACATACGTAACTATCCAGTAGAGATGACTTGGATCCAGCCGGTTACACTATTTTACCCTATTAATCAAAATATATGGTCAACTTTAAACTTTAATACAACTGCGATTTCTAATTTTGCAAACTTCCTTAAAAACACTCAAAATCAACTTGTAGTAAATACTACTACTGATCCATCACCTATAATGCTTACAAATGTAGTTGAGGACGAACCAGTTGAAGTTTATTACAATGCTCTCAGTTCATTTACTTGGCCAATAACTGCTGAATCAGAAATTCTTATAACAACTTACTCTGAACCCTCTGTTAGTTTAGGTGTTAAAGCCGCTAGACCTTGGAGCAATTTATTAAACCAATTTAACCCAACGGTAGCAGCGTTTCCAGCTTTTGAAGATTTATACAGTGTAACAGATACAGGCGGATTCTTTACACCTAACAATCTTGGTATTTCAGTTTATACCGACAAAGATTATACAGCAGAATATAATCTTTCTTCAACAGCTTATTCAGGTTATTTTGAAGATGTTAAAAAACATGTTGGTGGTCGAGGGTTGTCAAAGACGGATAACCCTACACCTTATAAAATCACCGAAGAAAATAATATATGGCTTAAAGAATCCTTATTATCGGGGCCTATTGCAGGTAGTGTAAATAAACAAGTATTTAAAAAGTTTCAAAAGTTTATTCCGTATCAATCTGGCTACGAATCTAACCCACGCTTAAGAGTTGGGTTAATTTCACCAGCCTCAATACAAACACCTTGGACCGGAAAAGAAGATTCTGAATGGGGCGATCTAGCCAATTACCCAAAAACATATACTGGAGAAGTAGACGTATCTAAATGGGCTGACTCCCAAATTCTTAAACAAAATAAACTAGAAGTTGACAACTGGGTTACAGATATCTTTGGTAACCAGTACGGTTTGTATAAAAATCTCGATGGTACTTTACCTAACGACCGTAAAAACATATCTGGGGAAATTTGGGTTCGTAAAAATTCTCAATATACATCTCCTGCTAAAATTGCTCTAGAAAACGTTTTTGATACATATAAAACAATTCCTCTTTACAATGAGTTAACCGGTATAGGAATTAAAAAAATTGACATGTTCTTTGATACGCTGTATGTTGAAACTACGGGTCTAGTTCTTTTTGAAAAAATAAATTACGATTATGATAATGATGTTGTGTTTAGTTTAGCAGATGAAGCACGTTACATTTCATTACCACTTCCAGTAACTACAAATATTAGTAGAGAGCTTACATCAACAAACCTGCCAACTAATATTGCTAAAGTTGGTGAAACTTGGTTTTTCCCTAACGAGAAAAAAGTTATAATAAGTGTTTGTGGTTTAGAAAATAATATACTCACCCCAGAGCTATATGCTTTAGACACCAATCTTTTGAATCTTACAAAGGTATTCCCTGTATTAGAAAGTGATAAAATTTTAGTTAACGAGCTTTCAGGTCTGAATACATCATCTATTAACTCTCCAGTTTTAACGCATAATACTCTTAAAAAAGAATTTATATTAACCTTACAAGCCGGTACAAACATTATTGAGTTTAATATTAGAGACTTACCTGTATTAGAGCTAACTAATATCACTGTATATCAGTCAACAGTACAAACAGATAGTCAAATACCACCTTATATTTCACAAAATCTAACTATTACTACTACAACAAATACTTCTTTTGAGTTTGAATGTAGTACTGTAAACAGCTCTACTACATTTATATCTACGTCAACCCCTACATGGGTTAACTTGAATCAAATAAACAGTAACACATGTAAGTTTATAGGAACTGCGCCAAATACAACAGGAACATATTTTGTAGAATTTTATGTAGAAAACAGTGTAGGTAAGACTTATTACACTTTAAGTATTATAGTGCAATGAAAGCTGATTTTTCAATATATACAGGTGTAACCGTGCCGTCCAATTATTCTTGGGATAAAGGAGAGCCTCTAGACGGTTCTGTTGCAACAACTACCTCAGCATATAACACTCAAACATATATTTCAGGTTATGCTCCAGGACTTAAGGTTTCATTTTTTAATGAATCTATAGAAGAATTAAATTATAATTTAATAGATTATAATTGGAATTTCGGGGATTACTATAATGATGAAAATAACACTGTTGCGTTATCATGTCTATCTTATATAGAACATACATATATAATGCCAGGTAAATACACTGTATCAATGACAATGACTCAGGCTCAAAATGAGGAAGATAAACAACCCGATCTTATTGACCCGAATGATTTAATTTGTAGAGGTAAGGGCGGTATTAGATGGTTCTGGGATGCATTAAGTGCCACTGATTGTATTACCTGGGATGGAGCTGAGTGTCAAATTTATGGTAATTTAGTACCTCCTAACTCTGCATATGATAAGTGGTGGGATGACGAGTTAAAATGTATACAAAAATATTGTAAGCTATGGTCTTGGGAAGCTTTAAAGAAGGGTTATACCTTTTATTCTCCGCAAATTGAACCTGATAAGCCAGTCACGGATAACCCTGTAACCTGGAAAGAGACAAAATACAATCAAGCTTTTGAGAAAAAATGGATGTATGAAGCACTTGGTAAAGCGTGTAGAATTGATATTATTGATGTACCTACAGCATTTGTACAAACCGTTACAAAACCTTTTGTTGTTGAAGTATTTGAGCTACCACCAACAGCCGGTTTAACCTGTATTACACACCCTGTTACAGGCTACTCACCATTTACTGTTAGACTTTCCCCGTCTGCATGTTTGCCTGGGTCGTTCCCGATTGACCGTCTTGACTGGGACTTCGGAGATGGTTCACCAATTAAAACAGTATCCCGCTATACACCTTTAACTAGTGACCCAGAAGTTATAAACACTAATACGTTTTTTGACGATAGAGACGATGTCCGTAATTTTGATATCATACATACATATATAGTTAATAAGAATACATATCCGGTATTTTATCCTTCTTTAACCTGCTATAGTGCAAATACAGACACATCTGATGCATGTAGTACTGTAGTTGGCCCTGTTCTATTAGAACCTGTACCTCAAGATATACAACTCATTAAATCTAAAGATACTCTTAAGGGCACAGTATACGCCTTTAATGTTGATAAAAATTTAATGTTTACAACAACTAATATTATTACTTCTGATAGTACAACTATTGTTGCAAATAAGCCATCTGCACCAAATAAAAACTCCTACAATACCCCCCTTGGTGGCCGTAGTGGTTTTACTGCAGTTTCAGGTGTAGGTGCAAATAGTGTACCTATTTACCCAAAATATGTTACACCTTCATGCTTACTTACGGCTGTTACTTACAAACGTATAGTTACTGAAGATAATAATATGCCTCCACCAGCTGAAAATTTACCTAATACCCCTATTAACACTGAACTGAATAGTTTCGATATTATTCCATAAATATAGTATATGGCAGGTATTAAAATTTCTCAATTAGAAGACGGAGGTAATATAAATTCTTCAGACTACTTCCCTGTAGCAAGAGGTACAAGTACAACTTATAAAATACCTGCCAATAAGATAGCAACAGATGGTCAAAATTTAGGAAACGGGGTTGGCGTGTTTCATAGTAAAGATACCGGTAATAGCACTACCTTACAGTTTCGTTCTCTATCAGGTACTGATGAGAGTTTATCAATCACTCAAGTTGGCAGCACTATTGTAATTAATACTTCAGCACAAAATCCTTTAAAGTATAGATATACCGGTAACGGAGCAAATACTTCATTTGCTGTAGGCGGTAACTTATCTCGTAATATTAATAACTATAGAGTTGATATTGATGGGGTATTACAAGAGCCTGGCGCTGACTATAATATAGTAGGATCTAATATTGTATTTACTGATGCACCACCTCTATCAAGTAAAGTAGTTATTGTTACAAACAATCTTCTTAAAGCAGTTGATCTCAATCTCAATACTACAAACTCTGATACAATTAATTTATCAATACAAAATACTACTTTATCAGCAGATATAAGAAGTAATTCTGTTGGTATTGTACAATTGTCGGCAGGTGCTGTTCCTACAAAACTTGGTAGTGAAATTGGTGCTTTTAGTTTTAGAAATAAGATTATTAATGGTAATATGGCTATTAGTCAAAGGGGTATCTCTTTTTCAATACCATCTTTAACACCAAATATATATACACTAGATAGATGGACTGCTTATAATGCTACAACAACAGGCGCCTTTACGGTTTCAAGTTTTAGTCTTGGATTACAAGATGTTAATCCTATTAATGATGGTTCCCGTTATGCACTGAGAGTTGTTGTTAATACTGCAGATACATCCCTAAGCGGTACAGAACATGTAAGCTTAGTACAGTTTATTGAAGGTAACAATATACATAACTTATTATACAAAACATTCACATTATCTTTTTGGGTTCAATCATCAAAACCTGGTACATATAGTGTTTCTTTTAGAAATGGAGACACTGTCGCTCTTAATATAGATAGAAGCTATGTTTCACAATATACTATTAATGCTGCTAATACTTGGGAATACAAGACAGTAACTGTTGTTGGAGGAATTGATCCTACTGTTGGTTCGAGTTGGAACCTCAATGAAAAAGCTGGTCTACATGTACTTTTTACTTTAGCTAACGCTACAACTTATAGAACATCAACACTCAATCAATGGCAAAATGGTAATTTTATTGCCGGTAGCTCTCAAACAAACATTATGGATGCTATCAATAATGAATTTTATATTACGGGAGTTCAACTTGAAGAAGGCCCCTATGCAACACCTTTTGAACAAAGACCTATCGGGACCGAGTTAGCTTTATGTCAAAGATATTTTCAGTATTATCCGGGTAATAATACTAACGCTGGTTATACTACCTCTGGTACCGCTCAAGTAGTTACAACATTTTTACCCGTACCAATGAGAACTTCACCGGTAATTAATTTTACCCCTCTAAATGTTGTAAATGCTACATTAGCTTATTTTGATGACGGAGGATCAAATGATAGAGTATTTTTTGGTGTATTTTCTACATCCTCTACAGGAGGGGTATTTCAATATACTGCTCAAAACGCTTCTTTTAATGCTGAGTTATAATATGAAAATATATATTAAAAATAATGAAAGAAATACTTTAACTACTACTAATGAAAATGGTTCAATTACTATTGTACCTATTAATAGTGCAAGTGAGGTATACTTAAATATTTTAAAAGATATTGAGGATAAAAAAGCAGAAATTATACCTTATGTAGCATCTGCTCCTACCTGGGAACAAATTAGACAACAACGAAATCAATTACTAACAGAGTCTGATTGGATAACATTAACAGACGCGACACCTAAACCAAACAAAGAAGCTTGGTTAACCTATCGCCAGGCTCTGCGCGATATAACTAAAACATATTCAAAACCAGAAGACGTCATTTGGCCAACAAAGCCGCAGTAATCTTCTTTATAGCTCCTAATTTAAACGATAAATAATACTAGTAATGGCTAGTATCGTCTATAAATCCTTATCTGCTCTATCTCCTATTGAGTTAAAGTATAACTATTACAGAGATGAAGAATTGCAGTCTTCTTTACAGACCTATGCAGATGGTCGTAGTTTTTATAAAATAGACGGTTTAACAAATTATCAAGATTTAGCTATTAACCGAGAGTCCTGTTTTGTATTAACCACAGCGGTTAATTTAAGCTCCATTTTTACTCCAACTAAAGATGTAACTTTAGGAGAGCTACCTGCTTCTATCGCTCTACAGCCTAGAAATTCTTTAGTTTATTTTATAGATTATGATGAAATAGCAGACAACTTTACTTTAGCTTTAACATCAAGTTCTATTTTATTTGTTAAACCAATACCTGAAACAGGAGAAATAGAACTAAAATTAGATGGTAAATTTCTTCAAGTACAAAAAGAATACCCGTATGAGGTTAATTTAAATTTACGCTCTTTAGATCCTGAAGATATAAACCGTCAAAGATTTAAGATTGTTTATCAAGGCGGGCTAATAACTATAAGAACTCGAACAGATGAAGGATATCGCTATCTTGCTCTCGGTAATGATTATATTCTTCGAGCTACAGGGCTTATTTTAAATAATTCAGTTGTTAATGATTATGTTTTTAAATGTGTGCCAGTTACTGATGACATATTAAAGCGTGGCTTTATTTCTGCTAACACTTGGGCAACATACTATTTCGATATTGAGTCAGGTGTAAATAACAAAAACGTTAAAATAAACAAAGATATTACCCCAGTCCAAACTAACCTATTGATAGACTTTCCTGCAGAAAAAGCTGCTGAAACAGGGATTGCCCATATTAATGCAGCAAATCTTAAAACTGCTGTTACACCTTCTGGTGGCCCTGCTCCAATAGAAAACGCATATACAAAAGAAGTTATAACCACAAATTAATATGGCTGAATTAAAACAAAGAAAGTATTATAAAATATTTACAGGTTCAAATCAGGCTGATGGCTATGATAAAATACACCTTGGCTATGAGGCTACCTCAACAGAAATTTTATTAAAAAAGGACTACACAACATATTTTCATATGCCCTTTTTTGCTGATATTACACCTATACAAAGTACAACTCTCGTTGCTGATGGTGCTATACCTGGCCCGATTCCCGCTCTTGCTGATAGAATTTATAAAAAATTAGGCAATTACGGAAACACAACCCCCTGGGGAACATCAACACAGAGACAGGATGGTACCTGGCTCTGTTCTTGGCTATATGCTGTATCATCAGAGCCACCTCAGTGGATGGATCGTTATTATAACCCAGGCCGTTTAGCGTATAAAGAAGCTTTAGAAGGTAGAGCAAATTTTACTGACTATTACAAAAGTGATCCAATATACTACGACATCCCTTCGGCTCTGACTCTAGAGCCTGGCGTGCTTTATCAATACACACATTGCGGTGAAAAATTTGCAGCTGAAGCAGTACATACTTTTAGCGGTAATGATAATACTAAACTCAGACTTAATATTGATACCTGGGCTGATAGCCCTCTTGATAGTTCAATTTATAAAAACACCGTTACTATTAAAGACTTTAAACAGTCTTGGATTGAGAGTGTGTACGACCCTGGTTATCAAGATAGAAATGTTCTTTCTTTTAATCACTCGGACTTTGTTGACGCTCAATCCTTATATAGTAATTCATACAATTTAAGTAGTGAGTTTACTCTCTCAATGTGGGTAAGTCACCCAAATTGGGCGAACGCTACATCTACTCAGCTGGTCGGTAACTTACAACGCGGAGGTTACGGCTTATTTTATAACAATTTATATTATAATCCTTTTATAGCCATACCCGAAACAAACTACGGTCACCTGTTCTTTTTTAATCAAGAGACTAATTTTTACTACGAAAAAAATATACAAAACACTCTAGGTAAATTTGTAGAAACTCAAATTGTTAATTTAAACTCAGAGCAAGAAGTAATAGGTTTAGTTTCTGACATTGACGTTACTCGTCTTTATAAGTATGACCATTTAGGTTTTAATATAACTCAATCAAGAGATCTTTCTGGTGGTTTTTATAACTTTAATAATGGTACACCAAAATCTTTTATAATAGATCAAAATAATAACTCAATTGTATTTACACTTTCCGGAGTAGAAGTTTTTGATAAAGATCTCTTATATAAGGGAACAACATATAATAATTTTTATAATACCGCTTCTAGTAATACCCCGTATCAGCCTGGTGAACGTTATGCATTTGATATGGAAGGTAAGTTACATCGAGAACAAGAAAGCAAAGATGTAAAGTTCGATATTTACAATAATAAATGGTCAATTAAAAATGACGGTAACGTATACTGCAACAGTTCTCTTGTAGCTACGATGCAATACGGCGCTACAAAGCTCAGCATTGATCCAAATAATTTTGTTTGGGTTATAGGTAATAACAATATTGTATATAAGATTAGCACTATTACAAGAACTATATCTCAAACCTTTTTAGTTGGAGCAGAATTTAAAACAGAGAATATTAAAAGTATAGGTTTTATTAAATCGTATGATAAAAAAACTAATGAATATACCTGGTATGCTGTAATTTCTTGCAATAATGAAAAAACAGTTTATTTTGTCACTCTAGACGGAAAAATTTTTAAAAACATTTATTTACCACCGAGACTCAATATTAGAGAACCAGCTACCTCCACCCAAAACCCTAACGCTCTTCAGTTTACATGTCCGGGAGACTTCACTGGGTATGAATGGAAAAGAGTGTTTAATGAAAAACTATATAATAATAACCCTCAAGTACAGTTCAAGATTTCTACAAAAGGTAATTATCGAGGGCTACCAATCGTAACCCAAGTACTATCTGTACCTGTGCAGTACCTTTTAGATAGTGTATGGAATTTAATAACCGCTACTTTTAAAAACGGGGTAATGAAACTGTATATTAATAACTATTTACGGGACTCAATTCAAATACCTCAAAACTCAAATCTAGTATATAACCTAAGAAATAATTTAATATTTGGTTGCCCGTTTGGCGAAGCAGATAATTTAAATAAAGAAATATTGACAACATCTATTATCTGGAATGGCTATATTGATAGTGTTAAGATTTATGATTATGCTCTAGATCCAAAATTTATACAATACCTAGTAAGAGAGAAAGTAAAAGCAGGAGATATTACCTGGAATATTCCAACAGCAGCTTTACAGTATGTAGAGGTTGTAGATAGATTCTTTAAACACAGAGTACCCGGTTCCAAAAGCCAGTTCTTTAATATTAGACTCACTGGTTCTAGTATTACTGATCCAGCCGTTAAAAAGCAAATTGAAGAAGATATTAAATTAGCCGTCAGTCAAATTAAACCAGCTTACACCGAACTTCTTCAAATTGAATGGATAGAATAAAAAACAACTTTAAATACATATAATGCCTGCAACAACACCTCCATATATATTTACCCAAGGTATACCAGATAACATCTACTTACCTGCTGACGGTCAGGGCGTTGAATATACTACTATTTTAAATATTGGTTTATCCGGTACTCTTTCTCTTGAAAATTGTTATGACAAATACGGTGTGTTATGGAGATGGTCAACATTTGAATCTGGTGCATCTGCTAATACGAATTTACTAGCTCTCGGAATAGATTCAAGTACAAACTCTTCAGGTCTCTGTGCTTTAAGCAGCACTCGAGTTCCCTTTCCTTCTTCTTGGGCTACAACAACGTGCTTTTCAGACGCTAGCAATATACCGGTTAGTCTTACACCACAGTACGGAACGTATCCAAAAACCTGGCAAAATGAAAGGCCATTATCAGCAGAACTCTTTAATCCGGTCGCTGTTAATACTATTTGCTCTGCAGTATCTATTACTTTTACTCTAAGTACTGATCTTTGGTCAGACTCCCACACAGTACCACTATCAGTTGGTAATAGTCATATTTTTGAATTAAGCTTATTAGAAAATGGTTCTACTGCCTTAACATTATCCCGTAATCAAGCAACTATTTTAACGTTGAATGCAACCTCATCTGGCTCATGTTATGATGTTGCCACCGCTACGTTTAATGATTGGGTTATTAGCGAAACTAAACAGCTAACATCTTACCCGCCACCTATTATTAGTATATATACCCCAAATCGATTTGTATTATCGGGTTCAGTAATAAACTTTGAAAATATTTCTACCTCTTTAGAATTAGTCACCGGTCTTAATATAAATTTAGACGACGGTAAAAGTATCTTTTTATCAGGTAATAATATTAATAACTCTTTCAGTGTTTCGTATGATATACTAGGATATAAAACAATTCATGTTACAGTACTACCCGATTATAACGGTCTAACTTTAACTCAATCTTTCCCTAACATCATTCAAGTAGTAGAAAACTACGACGATGTATCCCCTACGGAGTATCGTTCTCAGCTAACACCTATTAGCTTACCATGGTCAACACCACCGGTTGTTTACTCTAACGACTGGGTAACAGAAGATAATATCAATAGTTGTTTTAAGAAGTTTTATGACAACCTAGATTACCTGGAATCTAGAGGTCGTGTTTATAATAGTAATGTTACAGATTATTTTGGCTATCTCGGGGTTCAACCACTTGACTCCGAATTAAACCGTAGTAGATGTCTTAGATGGACATGGCAGGACCTCGACTGCTTAAATTCAAACCTACCGTATACAGTAACTTGGGCGGATGTTTTATCTTCTTCAATACCAGGTCTTAGAGGTGTATGGACTTCAAACGCTTTAAGTGGTAGTTGCGGAACTTGGTTTGATAACAGACCTAGAGCTCGGGACGTAAGTATTAGTTGTTATCAAAAATATTGTACAGAATGGAAGTGGATATCCCGTAAACTTGAAACCGCTGCAATACCTATTACCTGGTCTCAGTCTGTTTCTGGAGGACAGTATCAAAAGAGATGGTATTACGAGCCCTGTGAATCAGAAGACCGTAGTATTGATATCTCTTGTAGTACTGGTGTTTGGAACGTCAATATTCCAAAACTTGACACCTACTACGACCCTATTGCTAACCCTTACAGACAACCTAGATGCATACTCACAGGTATTGCTTCTAAGAATAATCAAATTTACCTTACAAGAAAAATACAGCTACTGCTTCTTACAAAAGAATATAACTATGGTACTAACTTCTTACCTAGACTTTATTCAAATCTTAAAAATATCTGTATAGATTCTCAAGATAAAATTTATGTTCTTGATAGTACACAATCTCGAGTAGATGTTTATACATATCAAACGGGTACTCCAGGAGAAGATTGGGAACTATTTACATCATGGGGCGGTGTAGGCACCGCTGGTTCTAATATTCGTTTCTTTAACCCTAATGATATACATATTGATCAACTTGATAACGTTTGGGTTTGTGATACCGGTAATAATGTTGTTAAACATTATTCAAACTCTGGTACCTGGATTAAAACACTTCGAGACGATGTATTTAAAGACAATCCGCCAACCTCTCTATGTGTTGACAGTCAAAAGAATGTACACATTTTAACTGGTAAAGAAATTAGAATTTATACGTATGACGGAGCATTTGTAGGTATATATAAACATGATGAAATAGAAGGCGCAATAAAAATTAACTCATCTCACAACCGGGAAGTTGTTTACGTTATATCTCAAACCCAAGCTGGTAAATATTTCCGTAATGGTATATTTTTCGGATACATAATTGAAGAAAAACAAAATGTAACTAATATAAATGCAATTTATCAAGATGAATTTAGAAATATTTTAATAACAACAGATGATAAAGTTTTAAAGTATCCCGATTTAATGTTATTAGAGCGTATAAAGGATACACTACCAACATCCTATTGGACTCTTCAAGATCTCTATATTCATAAAAACGAATATATACAGAGCTGGGTTTATACAAAATCGTTCCAGAGACTCTGGGACAATATTGAAATCTTTAGAAACACTCTATATTTCTCTTCTGGTAACTGTAAATCCTATGTTGGTCCTATACACGAAAAAGAAAAAATGGTAATAGGTCAAAACGAAATTGTAACATCTACGGTTGTAAATAGAGTCTTAGGTTATCTTTGGGAAAACCTTTATACTCTTATAGACTACTTTGACCCAGATTGCCGTAATTAAATTAACTTATAAATAAACATATGGCCTGTAATACAAGCATAACAATTATTAATCAAGACGAATATATAGGCAACTCTTTAGACGCTATAAATAGAAACTTTGAAAATCTTCGGGATGGTGTAAATACTAATTGCACTAACCTACTTTCAGCTACTGATGTTTTAGGTACTTTAAGAACTATCACAACTACATTGCAAGGTTATGCACAAGGTAGACCAAAAGCTTGGGTTGTATTCGATGGCACAAGAGATATTGATAATATAGTAAATGCGGTTCCAAGTCTTCGCTATATAAACTCATCTTACAAGATTATTGAAGTATATAAAGAGGATACTGGTGTATATAGTGTGTATTTTGCTGAGGATGTTATTTTTGTCGATCCTCCACCAAACGAGCTACCTGCCTATAGTGCACTTGTAACATCTACTACAAAAACTGCTACTACTGGAGGACTTTATACCTGGGCACAAGTAACACAGTATGAAGTTGACCGGTTAATTGTAGTAGTAAACGACGGTCAAAGTTCTCCTAATTACGCAGATCCTGATCGTATAACTGTAGCTATATTTTAATTTATGAGTGTAAGACTTTGTACAGACCCTTACGCAATTTTACCAATCAATATAAATGAATGTATTGGTCAGTCTCTTAACACTATTAACTCTTATTATACACTTGTACAAGAGAACGTCTGTCTACAAAACGATGAAGTAGAAGAGTTAAGAAGTGATCTACGAGCTCTATCCTCTGATGTTTACGCTTTATCATCTGATATTACAAATTTTCCAAAAGCCTTTGTATCGTTCAGTGGCAACCTTTCAACCGTTGCAAATACTTTAGAAATTTTTAATAGTTATAATGTTAGTACAGTTGTCGTTGTAACAACGGGTATATATGACATTTATTTTACTACAAATTTTGCAAATACTAATTTCGGCGCAATTGCAACCTGTTCTAGTGTATTAGGTACAACAGGTTACGGCCGTACAACTCTTGGTACAGGTAATTACACAGTCTCTTCTGTGAGAGTACGAGTCGAGAATAAAGACGGAACAATTACAACTAACACTCCAACCACAGTAGCAGTAGTAGTATTTGCTTAATAAATAAATAAGAAGATATGCCTCGCAGCTTTACAACTTTTATACCTGATTCAGATTGTATTGGGGATTCTCTCAATACTATTAATACAAGTTATCTAAAATTAGATGAAGAGTGTCAGAGGTTAGATACATATGATAACACTTTACGAGCAGCTATAACACCCTCTGGAAACAATCTTACAGTAGCCAATAATTTAACAGTTACAAACATAGCTACGACAAATACACTTACAGTAACTAACAATTTAACTGCAACAGGTGGTAACGTTAAACTTCAAACCGGCAGAATAATACGACAAATTATGGTAGAGTCAGACACTACCGGTCGTGCTATTCCTGCAGCCTGGACATTAGGGCCTGTATTTACAACAATGACTGGGTGTAAAGCCGGTTCGTTAATACGTCTATCTTATTATGTGCCTGCCAGAAATGACGGCAACAGCTGGGGCGGCTTATATATTGAACCTCAAATTTCATTTAATAATGGAGCAGGTTATTTTAGTTTAGGTTCTACCGGCCATTCTCTTGTAATGGAGTCTTATGCAAGTATTGCGACACTCTTTAATCAGTTATTAATAGACCCGAATCAAACTTCAGACTTTTCGGTTAAGTTTAGATTTTATTATCTATGCTATAACGATGCAAATACTACCGTTAATTCAGGTAATGCTATTAATAATATAAGTTCTACTGCAACGCTCGGGCTATTACCTAATACAGCAATAAACAACCAAAACCAGCACTATACAAAAATTATAGTAGAAGAGCTTTATTAACATAGAAAATCACCCCCTCTAGAATAAATATAATTACAACATATGAAGAAAAATCCTCTCGAAGAAATCTATGCATCAAAGGTTCTAGTTTCTGAATCAGTACCTTCAAGTAAAGTTAAAGGCGAAAAAGAATTAGACGCAATGATTCACGGTAAGAAAGCACAACCAGTATCAGGCCAAGGCCCAGATAAGGTTAAAGACGTTGAAAAGCCAGAAGAAGCTGAAGGCACAGACGTTAAAGCTGCTGCTCCAAAAGTTCTTAAGGATTCAGTAGAAGAAGCCCCTAAGAAATCATTCGAAGGTTCATTTGAAAAACTTTTCAAAGCCACAATCAATGAAGACATGATGGAAGATATGGCTGCTGATTCAATGGAAGTTGAAGTGCCAACCTCAAACGAAGAGATGGTAGACGAGCTCGAAGGTGAAGCTGATGAAGTGTCAGATCTCGTATCAGATCTTAAAGATCTTATGGGTAAGCTTCAAACAATTCTCGATAAAGTAACTGACGAGGCTGGTTCAGAAGAAAAAGAAGACGAAGCTGCTGAGATGGAATTCGGTGACGAATCAGCTGAAGAAGAAGTAGAGTCAGAGGAAAAAGAAGAAGAGAAGCCAATGGGTGAAGCTACTGAATTAAAGCCGCTCGGTGATAAGAGTAAAGTTCTTCAAAATAAGAACAACAAAGCTGGTTCAGTAAAACCTCACGGTGGTAAAGCTCATGGTGGTGATGTTGAATCAGATCCAGAGCTCAAGCCTGCTAAATCATTTGATAAAGCACTTCAAAACCCAAAAGGTAAAGCTGAAGTTGGCAACGTCAAGAAGGGCGAATTCTTCAAATAAGAAGTCTTAACAGAAATTAAATGACGGCCCCGCAAGGGGCCGTTTCTGTTTGTAGAGAAAAGCTTAAATACAATATATGAAGAAACTGTTTGAAGAGGAATTTAATAAGGCTTATCTCAAATATCATACAGACCCTATTGCCCCTAATTCATTAGATCCTCGTGCATGGTACTTCCTCCCTAATGGTGGAGACCCGAAGTTACAACCCGAGGTAAAAACACAGATACTTCAAGATATCGACCGTATTAATGGTGCTGAGGGAGAGGGTGCAAAAAAAAGAGTCTGGGATTACTTTATTGTTGGCCCAGTATTAGATGAAAACTCTTCTGAAAAATGCTCTATAAACGTTCTGGTACAAATTAATAAAACAAATTTGGATGATACGCTTAAAGAGAGAATACTTCAAACCATCAAACAAATTAATGGACGTTTAGCTACTGGCACCCTTCATCCCATTTATTACATCCCCACCGTTAGAGATTTAGACAAAGAAAGATATCCAGCTATCTACCATCCCTTCACTGAGCAATGGGTTAAAAAGCCTAGATTTCTAGGAGAGGCTAAATCTGATTTAGATAAACTCACAGAAGATCCAACCAAAAAGAAACACAAGTACTCCCTAAAAAGAGGTCTCAAGAAAATAGCAACTATCTAAAATGGAAAAAGTCCGTTATCTAAACAAAACAATAAATGATAACGAGAGAAATTTAGTCTCCGGTTATTGGAAAGAACAGATTGAGCACTATGGTGCTGAGGTAACTTATTATACTCATGGCTACACTCTTTCTTCTCATTATTATCTTTACGGAGAAGATCCAACAACACCCTTCGTATCAGCTGGTCCTATTGTAATGTTAACCGATATTACAAATGATGCTATTATGCTTTCTAAGTTTGGCATTATGGCTGACTGTGATATGACTTGTGTGTTACATATTTCATCCTTTCAAGAGTTCTTTGGAACATATAGAGAACCAAAAGCTGGAGACTTAATAGAATTAAAAGAGTATGGTGGTGCCGGAGACAGACCTGGCGGTAGAGGTGCTCCTGTATATGAAATAACTGAAAGAGATGATCAAAATTTACAATTTAATGCCAACCAACTCATGGGCCATTACATTTGGGTTATAAAATGCAAACGTTGGGAATACTCATCCGAGCCTGGTACACCTCAAGAGCCGCTCAATATACAGTTTAACGATGACGAAGAGTATGGAAGAGAAGCTGGAGGCGCTAACCCTGAAGAACTGGTACAACCATACGAACAATCAAATGACAAGTCTGCTAAATGTATCGTTGATCAAGACTTATTACCTAACCAAGAGAAAACAGAAATCTATGGCTACTACGGAGGGTTGAAAGAATTATAATTAAATAACTAATATGAACGTACTACCACGTTACACTTCAGGCTCAACAAACTTTAACTCTATTATTACGAGTTATGATGCACTGGCACAGAGAATTCGCAGACAAATGGGAGAGCCCTTGGTTAACGTTGAAATAGCTAATGAGCAGATTTATGATTGTATTGCCCAGGCTATGGAATTCTTTACTAAGTATGCCGGGTACACGGAAGAGTTCTTAATATTTGATTCTAAGAAATATACTAGAGGGGTTGGTATTGATGTTGCTACCCTTATTAATCAAACCCCAGAAATGTATAAGTCATTAACCCCTGGTCTATCAGCGGGCTATGATTATGATTTAAACTCTTATAGAAGAGTACTTGACTGTTTTGCCTTTACATACGGTGAAACTACAGGCATTAATACACTCTTTACGCTAGAGCAGGCCATGGCCCAGCAAATCTATTCTAGCTATATGATTGGTAACTTTGGATTTGATCTTATAACTTGGGAGGTGCTTAAAGGTTTTATTGATACTAGAAATAAAGTCTTAGCTATGACCCCACACTTTAGATTTGATCCTAAGAATCAAATTCTAAGAATTTTACCTGAACCAATTTCTGAACAATCCTATCTCGGTGTTGTTGGATGCTATCTTGAAAGACCGGTAAAAGATCTTATTAATGAAAGATGGATCTATAGATACGCTTTAGCTCTTTGCAAAGTTGTGGTAGGTAATGTAAGAGGTAAGTTCGGTGGTACGAATCTTTTCGGGGGCGGACAGGTTAACTATCAAGACTTCATGTCTCAAGGTATTACTGAAAGAGATGCTTTAGAAAATGAACTTAAAAACACCTATGAAGATGTTACTGGTGCTATGTTCTTTATTGGATAATTACTTTTATGGACTTTAACAATACAGTATTAGAAATTTTAGAAGAAGCTAAAGGTGGTAGATGTACAAAAGTTACCAAACAAATGCCTTCTAGTCGCTCAGATAAAAAATATATGAGATGTACTCGTGTAGATGGTAAGCTAAAAAGAGTACATTACGGTGATCCAAATCTTAGAATTAAAAAATCTAATCCTAAAAAGCGTAAATCATTTAGAGCACGTCATAAATGCTCAACAGCTAAACCAGGAACTGCAAAATATTTTTCTTGTAAGAATTGGTAATGCTACAAAGAAAAAGAACATCTAAGTTCAAGCAAGGTATCTTTAAACCTAATCATCCAGAAAAGTATAAAGGCACTCTTCCTATCCTTTATCGCTCTTCTTACGAATTAAAATACTTTAGATGGTGTGATTATAACCCCGCTGTGATATCATGGGGGTCAGAATCTATTATAGTCCCTTATCAGAACCCTCTTACCGGAAGAGTGTCTCGTTACTTTGTTGATTCTAATATAACTCTTAAAACAAAAAACGGTGAATTTAAAAAGTATCTTATAGAAATTAAACCCTCTATACAAACTATGCCTCCAAAGCCTGGTCGTAATACAAAATCATTATTAAGACGACAGGCAGAGTATGTAAAGAATAGAGCAAAGTGGGAAGCGGCCATGGCCTGGTGCAAGAAAAAAGGATATGAATTTCAGATTATAACTGAGAAAGAACTTGGTCTTTAAATGCTTGTTCTAATATATCATACGACGGTGATTCACCATATTTAAATCTAAAAACCTTCCATCCATTCTGTTTTAAGAAATTGTCTCTTATTAATTCTCTTTTTTCTTGATTTTTGTGCCAATGATAACCATCATATTCAAAATTTAATTTTAATTCAGGTATAGCGATATCAAGTTCCCAAAAATAATTTTTATCACTTAAAATTTTGTATTTGTGTTGAGCAGTTGGAAAATACCTTAATGCTATTTGATATAAATCTTTTTCTGGTCTACTAGTCTTTGTAGTAATAAGCTTTATTAAAGTGTTTCTTTTTTTAATAATACCATTTAACTTTAACTGCATATTATCTTCTTCTGTTCCATACTTTCTAGTATCAAATCTTACAACACTTGGTGCTTTTAATTTTAGCTTTTTAGTTATATCTATTGCTGTTAAACCTTCCCATATTAAAGGCTGTATAGTTTTAAAATATCTTTGTTTGCTTTTTTCTTTTCTTCGAACATTATCCCCTAAGACAGTATTTACTCTTTTACGAGTGTTATACCGTAATAATTTTAAAAGTTCTTTTGAACAAAAATTATTACATTCAACCCTTATTTGAGTTGGTTTTAAATTAATATGATTAGTAATTTCCGATACAGTTAAATTTTGTAATATTAATGGCTTAATGTGTCTATTAAACCGCTCTTGACGTTGCTCGTATGTTAACCCTGTACCTTTTTGCACGTAATTATTTAAGCAAAACGTGCAGCTAAACAATGATCTAATTTAGGACTTTGAAGAATACTTTCTAGTCTTTCCTGAATCGGGAACCACTTCTTCAATAATCTCTTCGGTTATAATTGTTTTAGTTTTAGGCTGAGCTGGGATAGGCTCGTCTACTAAGAGCTGTTTAGTTGATTTAGTTTCTTTTAAAATTGAACCGCCCTTTGCAATATTATAAGCTAATACTAAAGCTACTGCCAAAGGATCAAACACGAGAACGATACAGATAATAAAGATCTTTACAACTGTATCAAGCGGTAAGCCAACAGATTCAGATACAAACTTAAAGGTACCAATATCATGTACTTCATTACCTTCACTACTCAGTGCAATGAGTTCATTATCTTTTGCAAATACTGTTGTTTGAAGCTCTTGAGCTCTAACTGTCAAACCTTTGATCTCTTCTGCAGCTCTTGCCATATCCTCATAGACGGGCTTTGCTGCACGGCTTGACATTTCCGGGAGACGAGCTTCCTGAGATTTACGAGCCTCATTAAGCGTAGTAATACGTGAGTTGATCTGGTTAATTTCATTTTTAATATTTGTCTTTTGTTGTTCTATGAGAGCTACTTTATTGTCAATAAGATCAGTCTTACCAGCATTAACTTGATAACCAGAGGATAGATAGCCAAAAATACCCATAGAGGTAATAACCATGAGTACCAAAACGGCTGTTATCATATAAACTTTTAAGAACCAAATAATCTTGTTCCAGTAGCGATAAAGAAAAGAAGTCGCAACTAATTTGCCTAATTCTAAAGACCCAGCCATAATAGCCACCTGCCAGAAGTGGCCAGAAAATAGTGTTGCGATACCGAGTACGGAAAAATAAGCACCGCACCCGGCTACCAATAAAGCTGTAAAAGCTAATAGTGCTGTAAACATAGTAGCAATATTTATGCTATTTTAACTTGAGAAATTATAACCTAGTAGCTTAAATAATAGAAACATATGGGACTTAAATTTTTAGTCGAAGATATCCATGACGGGCTTGATTTCATGATCGAGGAAAAAAACCGTCAAGGTGAACAAAAACTCTATATCACCGGTCCATTCTTAATGGCTGAGCAAAAGAATCAAAACGGTCGTATCTATAAACTAGATGAGATGGTTAAAGAGGTTAACCGTTATACTGATGAAATGGTTAAGTCCCGTAGAGCGATCGGCGAAATGAATCACCCACAATCAACCGAAGTTAACCCTGTCAATGCCTGTCACCTTGTTACAGAATTAAAACAAAACGGTAACTACTTCATGGGTAAGTCCCAAGTGCTCAATACACCAATGGGTCAACTTCTTAAGTCACTTATTACTGATGGAATTAAAATGGGTATATCTTCCCGTGCTTTAGGTAATATTCAAGAGATGTCAGACGCTAAACACGTTTCAAATTTCCATCTTATCTGCTTAGATGTTGTTCACCAGCCTTCAGTACAAAATGCTATGCTTGAGTCCGTCATGGAGTCAAGAGAGTATATGATTCGTCCTGATGGTTCAATCATTGAATGCTCAGCAAAAGCAAAAGCACAACTCGCTGAAAAACTTTCTAACATGCCAAGACATGGCACTGACACATTCTTAAGAGAGGCCTTGATTGGTTTCATTAACAAGATTAAATTAGGTTAACATATGACACAAGAAGAACAAAATACAATTACTGGCTTCATTGGTAAGATTGCCAATAAAGATTACTCCGATGCACAACAAGCTCTACAAGATGCTGTTGAAGCTAAGATAAAAAATAAAATTCGTTCTTACGTAAACCAAGAAGAAAATTAACCCTTTTAGAATAAATAAATATACAACAAATATGGACTTCAAATCAATTCTCAAAGAACAGTTCAAAGATCTCATCACTGAAGATACTTTAACCGCAGTACACGAAGCCTTCGAAGCTGCCGTAAACGAAAAAGCAGAACAAAGAGCAGAACTTGCTGTTGAAGCAGCAACTACAAAGCTTGATGAAGATCACGCTGCTAAGCTTGAATCCTTAATCGAGTCAATCGATTCTGATCACACAGCAAAACTTCAGAAGCTTGTCGAGACAATTGATTTTGATCACGCCCAAAAGCTCAAAGCCGTACTTACAAAAATCGACGAAGATCACACAGCTAAGTTAGAAGCTGTTGTAGGTAAGTATGAAACAACTTTAAAAGAAGAAGCAGAATCCTTCCGTTCACGTTTAGTTGACGAGATTTCAAATTACATGGATCTGTATCTTGAAAAAGTGGTACCAACATCACAAGTTAATGAAGCAGTTGAGAACATTCGCTCACGTAAAGTTCTCGATGAGGTTCGTAAGCTCGTTGGTATTAACGAAGAATTTATCAACGGTGAGATCAAAGACGCTCTCATTGATGGTAAGACAACAATTGATTCCTTGAAGAAGGAATTGAATGAAGCACTTGAGGCTAACACATCTCTTAACGCTAAGTTAAATAATGCCGAAGCTAAAATTTTGCTTGAAGAAAAGACAAAAGATATGCCACAAAGTACTAAGGCATATGTCAGTAAGTTACTCAAGGGTAAGTCACCCGAGTACATTCAAGAGAACTATCAGTACGTAGTTGAGATGTTCGAGAAAGAAACCTCCGAACAAGTCGAAGATGCTAAGGAAAAGGTCGCATCACGGATCGTTGAGGCCGTGGACCGCCCTGAAGCAACAGAGACTCAAGAAGAGGTCATTTCTACACCAATAGTTGAGAGTCAATCTCCTGTTGGCGGATATCTGAATGAGATGAAGAAGCTTGACGGCTCTAAGTTAAAACTTAGACACTAAGGTCATCCTTCATACCTCACAAATAAGGTCGAAAATATTCTTTTTATAAAGGAGAAAAAAATAACTATGGAACTTCTACATATCGATAAATCGAGAGCCGAAGCTTTAGTTGAGAAGTGGACTCCAGTATTGGATTACTCTTCTGACAAAGTTAAGGCTATTTCAGACGAACATACACGCTTAAACACTGCTATCCTTCTTGAGAACCAAGAAAAGTGGTGCTTTGAGGCCAGTAACATTGCTGGCGGTGGATCAGCTGGTACAGGATCCGTCTTCGGTACAAACGCACCCGGCTCTTTCGGTGGCGCAGTACCTAACCGTGATTCTTACGCAGCTGGTGACGCACGTCTGCCTAAAGTCCTCATCCCAATGATTCGCCGTACATTCCCCGAGCTCATCACAAATGAGATCGTAGGTGTACAGCCTATGACTGGTCCTGTTGGCTTGGCATTCGCAATGCGCTACAAGTATGAAGGTTCAGCACTTGGTACATCAAGTAACGGCTCTGACGGTAACTCTACCGGCTTAGCCGCTAACTCAATCTACAACCAAGCAAACGTAACAGGCAAAGAAATCGGTTATAACTACCTGAATACATCCTTCACAGGTGTATCCAGTGCAGCTCTTTCCGGTAACTCAGCCTTCGCGGTTGTTGGTGAAGATTCAGGTGTTGCAGCCCTTCTCTCACAGTTTGAATTAACTTCAAACATCCCACAAGTAACTGTATCGTTTGAAAAGACCGCAGTTGAAGCCGGCACACGCCGTCTCGCAGCTAAGTGGTCCGTTGAACTCGAACAAGATTTAAGAAACATGAACGGTATCGACATCGATGCTGAATTAACAAATGCTATGTCATATGAAATTCAAGCTGAGATCGACCGTGAAATGATTGCTCGTATGATCCAAACATGCTTGAATGCTGGCGCTGGCGTTGGCTATTCAACATGGTCAGCTATCT